TCCGTAGCTCAGTCGGTAGTAGCACCTGACTGTTAATCAGGGTGTCACTGGTTCAAGTCCAGTCGGGGGAGCCAATTGGGAAGATGTTCGAGAGGTTTAAGAAGCTGGTCCTGAAAACCAGTAGCTGTAACAGGCTCGTGGGTTCAAATCCTACTCTTCCCGCCATTTTTAATTCTGTCAAAGAATTAATGAGCGCAGTTATGGCATTGCGCTATATAAATTAAAAGAGCCGCCATAGCATAAGGCAAGTTCGCAATTTTATGCTAATAAAAATCAAAAAATAATTATCTTGAAAGACGTGGCGCTAAATATTTAAATATTAAAGTGTTACAATATTCAAGTTTATTTAATTTTTTGATATAAAAGATAGAAACAGGTCAGGTCCAATCGCTCGCTCCTCGATAAAGGAGAAATATAATGTCTTGTGGAATTTATAAAATTACAAATAAAATAAATAATAAGATTTATATAGGACAGAGTGTAAATATTCAACAAAGATTTTATACTCATTGTTCAGATGCTTTATCTAAACAAGATAATAATTATTTTCATAATGCAATTAGAAAATATGGAAAAGAAAATTTTTACATAGAAATCATTGAAGAATGTTTAAAAGAAGAGTTAAACAATAAAGAAATTTATTGGATAAAATATTATAATGCAACAGATAAAAATATAGGGTATAATTCTTCTATTGGAGGAGAAGGTAATAGATATTTTTCTATAATAGAAATGCAAAAATTGTGGGATGAAGGAAAATCTTCTAAAGAAATTAGTGAAATTTTAAATTGTTCCAGAGAAACAATTGCAGCCAATTTCAAGGGATATAAAGATTTTTCTCAAAAAAGCTCCTATTATAGAGGAATGGCTTATGCAAATAATCCGCAGCATAAGAAAAAAGTATATCAGTACGATTTTAATGGAAATTTTGTTCGTAGTTTTGATTCATTCTCTGAAGCAGGATTAGAAGTAAACGGAAATAAACAATCTGGTTCAATGATAAGAAAAAGCATTAAAAAGAAAACTTCTGCTTATGGGTTTCAATGGAGAGAAGAAAAACAAGAAAAAATTTCTGCTTATGGTAAAAAGTGAGGTTGGTTTCCAGCTTACCCAAGGCTTCATGCGCTTGGGGACATATTCCCACTGGTTGTAAAAGGTCTTCGCATTTAAAGCGTATCTGAAAAATGATTACCGCCTAATTTATAATCTTTATAAAAAGCAGTGGCTTTAAGAAGTCTTTCCGTTTGATGCTAACACAGAACTTCTTCTTGTGCGGTCAAGTAAAAAACCGTAAATGCTAATATAGCTTAATAGGTAAAGCAGCGGCTTTGTAATCCGCAGACTGTAAGTTCGATTCTTACTATTAGCTCCATTATAAGGCTTTGTAGTTCAATCGGTTAGAGCGCCGTCTTGTCACGGCGGAGGTTATGGGTTCAATTCCCATCAGAGTCGCCAATACTTTTATGTAAAAGGAATGAGGTAGCAACAGCGCGTGAAGTTTATGCTAAAGTAACATGTACTGCAACTTATGTATTTAAATTTGATGATAATGTTCCTACGAAAGAAATCATAGAATCTATCACGCAGGACATGGAGGACATCACATTATCTCATGAAGATATTAGTGATATAGAATTTGACATTCCAGATTAAAACATATTATTATAATGGGGAAGTCGTATAGCGGCAATTACACCGGACTGTAAATTCGGCGACTTCGGTCTTCATAGGTTCGAGTCCTATCTTCCCCACCATTTGCTTTGGTAGCTCAGTTGGTAGAGCGGGAGCCTGAAGAGCTCCGCGTCGGCAGTTCGATTCTGTCCTGAAGCACCATCATTTTAAAATTTAAATAAGAGGTGTTAAAATGCTCTTTAATGAAAAAGAGATGATAGCTCTTTGCGAAGAAATGGCAATTCCTTTGGTAGATAATCGAGGAGAAGCTATTCCTGAAATCACAAAAGATTTATTTTCTTTAACAGAAGATGACATCACTTAAAATACAGGGGAATGGTATAATGGCAGAATGGCAGTCTCCAAAACTGTAGATAAAAGTTAGATTCTTTTTTCCCCTGCCAGTTACTTTAAATCATTCATTTGTTTTCCTCCCACAGATAGGAGCAAAAAATGAAAAAAATAATTAGCATACTATTATCTGTAATGATTATGTTAACTTGCGGAATTTCTGCAACAGCATATGAACTACCGCAAAGTCAAACAAATGTTCATTTGTATATGGACTGGAAAATGATTACAGATAAGAACAGCGACCAATGGAAGTTACAAAATAGTGGATATGTTTCTACTGATGAAAATGGTATTCGCTATTGTCTTGATTCACAAGGTCAAAAATATTATCTTGTAGCTCTTGCCGCACGATACGGAACAGAAATTGGTTCAGCGTATGAAATTACTCTTGATAATGGAATTATTTTTAGAGTAATGTTAGGAGATTGTAAAGCACCTGCAGATACCCCAAATTCGTATGGAAAAGATTGTTACAATTTCATAACAAAAAGTTCAGCAATTAATATTTTAGAATTTATAGTTGATACAAGTTACCTTCCATCTAAAGTGATTAATTGGGGAACTTTGACTGCAATAGAAGATTTCAATGGAAATATAACAGATATTGAATATTTAGGTCGCCCTTGGTCTTCTTAAAAATTTAGGCTCTCACAGCAACAATCAAATATTTAATGAATTTGAAAATTATTGAAAATTTTAGAATTAATTATATCGAGCCTAGTTCAAAAGCCTATACAGCAAATAAAATAAAAACTTTTTTAAAATTTCATTTAATACGTTGTACGTTTTAAAACTTTATTAATTTAAACTCTAAGGGTTTAATGAATTACTTAACCTCATTTATTTTAAAAAATAGGCTTTGCTTACAAAATAATTAAAGACAATTTCTGCAAATATTTAACAAATATTAAAGAAACTTAAAAGAAATTTACTTTTTAATAATATTTTTGTCTTGAAATTATATAAAATAAAAGAGACGCACAGCAAAACAATATTTTTATTGGCATCATTTTTTCGCCGAAGAAAATAAGTATAAGTCTCTTGTAAAATTGTTTAATGAAAGGCAAAAGATAATCAGTTATCTTTTGCTTTTTTGATTTTTTATAAAAAATATGATATAATATATATAGAAAATGAAAACAGAAATAAAAGGAGAAAAAATATGAGAATGAATAACCAGAATATAAATTTGTCTCAGGCAATAAACGAAGAGAGCAAGCTCCTTCAGGCTCTCAAGATGGAGGCTCATCAGAAGAGAACAGAGAATGGCGCACTTGCTTATGATTCTACTAATTCTGATGTTTACAATTTGTTTGCTCTTGGCGGAGCTTACCGCACTCGCCCAGATGAAGATGTTATTAGTTTATTTAAGAAAGCTTATGCGGAAGATATAGAACTTGCTCTCAAGTGTCTTTTCTATCTTCGTGATTGTCGTGGAGGTAAGCTCTTTGCCTGAGCCTCCCTATATGGTAACATATAGTAAAAAATCCTGTGAACCCATGCAAAAGGGGTGTCAAAATTTATTTTGGCTAACGGTTCAGAAGATAGTAATATCATTATGAGTAAGGGAACCTAAATCCTAAAAAGGACAAGGCAATACCGTGCCAAGCTACATTGGTCAATTTTATATAAAGTATCTCTAATTATTTCCGTATTTGTATGTAAAATTAGAACAAGGAGAAAAATATGGGATATATTTATAAAATTGAAAATCTATTAAATCATAAAATTTATATTGGATAGACTACTAAAGAACGAGCAACAGATAGATTTAGTTAGCATCGTTATTTAGCAAGGCATCCTGAACAAGAAGCTTCAATAAGTTATCTCCATAGAGCGATGAACAAATATGGGGTAAACAATTTCTCTTTTGAAGTTATTGAAGAAACAGAAAATTTCCTTTTGAATGAACGAGAATAGTATTGGATAAAAGAAAAAAATTCATTGGCACCTAATGGCTATAATATGACAAAGGGTGGAGAGGGAAATATCGGTTTTTCAAGAACTTAGACAGAAGAGGAAAGAGAAAAAAGAAGTATTTCTGTTAAAAAATTTTATGAAAACAATCCAGAAGCTATTGAAAAACTGAGAGAACGAACATTACAATTATGGCAAGATGAAAATTATAGAAAACTTGTCACAGAAAGTAATAAAAAGTTTTATGCTGAACATCCAGATATGTTTAAAGGTGAAAACAATCCAATGTATGGAAAGCATCATTCGGAAGAAGCATTGAAAAAAATTCGCTCTCACGCAGCAGTAAGAAAAAATAAAATTGCTCAATTAGATAAAAATACTTTAGAAATTATTAAAGTCTATGATGGAATAAAAGATGCTGAAAAAGCATTGGGCGTTAGTCACGGATGGATTTCTAAAGCAGCAAAGCAAAATAAAATAGCTTATGGATATAGATGGAAACTTATGTAGAAGGTGTAACGACTAATTGTAGAGTGGAGATTAGCACCGCTCGAAGTGCAGGACGCTCTCAAACTGAGAGATGAAGAGATAGTCTGCGAAATTATAAAAATAATTTTTAACTCCGCGCAGGGGGAGAGACGCTTCTTTAGAGTTGCCTATAAGTGGCTTTGCAATAATCACCCTGAAATAGCAGCAAAGTTTTTAACAGAAATTCCTAACTTCGGCAGATGGGACGACCTTCTTTATATTACCTATGAAACACCTTGTTTCAAGCAGGCAATAGATATCATATATGAGCAGATTTTTCTTGATTTGCATTGTAAGACACCCTCTCTCCTTGCAAAGTGGCTTCCTTCTGAAAACGCTTCTTCAGAAAAGACTCGCTCTATGGCAAAGGTAATTCGTAAAGAATTTGCTCGCAGAGACCCTTCACCTTTTACTGCAAAGACTTATCGCCAGATGCTTTCTATTCTCCGCAAGAGAATAAATATTGTTGAATCTCTTATGTCTTCTAATCAGTGGGATAAGATTGAATTTGACAAGATTCCTTCTAAGGCAGGTCTTATTTATAAGAACGCTTTTGCTCGTAGAGATATTATCTCTAAGAAGTATGAAACTTTTGCTAAGGACGAAAATACAAAAGTAAACGCAAATACTCTTTATCCTTATGAAATTGTTGATAAGGCTTTGAAGGCGGAATCAACAACAGATAAAGCAGTTATTAACAAGTATTGGAAGAATCTTCCTGATTATTTTGAGGGCAAGCCCGCAAGTATGATGTGTATGGTTGATACTTCTGGTTCAATGCACGGTCAGCCTATAAATGTAGCAATTTCTCTTGGTCTTTATTGCGCAGAACGTCTTAGAGGTCCTTTTGCAAATCATTACATTAGCTTTGCTTCTCGTCCTCAACTTATTCCTACTAATGATAAGCCTGATTTTTGCAGTCAGGTAAGCGCTATTAGGGATAAGAACCTCTGTGATAATACTAATCTTGAAGCGGCATTTGAACTTCTTTTGCATACAGCTCAGAGGCATAATCTTTCTCAGGAAATGATACCTGAAACTATTGTTGTTATTTCTGATATGGAAATTGACCAAGGCGCTCGGTCTTACTCTTTCAGAGACAGTAGATGTACGGGCTGGACAAAAGCGAATATTGGCACAGAAATGGAAAAAATGAGAGGAAGATGGGCAAGCGCAGGCTATGAACTTCCCAGACTTATTTATTGGAATGTCGATGCAAGACATGATACCATTTTGGATGCTGGTCCTATGGTATCTTATGTAAGCGGCTGTTCTCCTGTTATCTTTAAGTCTGTCCTTACTGGTAAGAATGGTTATAGTCTTATGCTTGATACGATAATGAATAAGAGATATGATTCAATCACTCTTGACTAAAAAGAAAGGAAATAATATTTATGATTCAGATTGGAGATTTCGTACGTTCTTACTCAGGTGACATTGCTAAAATCGAGGAGTCTTGTATTGGAGTTGCTAAAATGGAAGGGTATTGTTTTGGAACTTTTGAAGCAATGCAACGCTTCCCTAAGCTTAATGCTTTTTCGATAAACGAAAAAATTTCTTGTTCTGATGGAACATATTCTATTCAAAATATTTATTTTGAAAAAGGCAAATTTCTTTATGATATAGCTAAGTTAAACATAACCGAGAAAAATATTTTTTACAGTCTTAAAGAAGGTATTAAAGAAGAAGACCTTCTTTCCGAGCAGACTCTTCTTCCTCCATCAGAATCAAGTAATAAAGAATATTTAGCAGGAGATGTCGTAAGAATAAAACCTCTCTATCGCTTGAAGAAAGAATTTGGAGTGGACGATGAAGGAGATATTCTTACTCCCGATTGCAATTTTGTACGTAAGATGTTTAAATATGCAGGTAACCTAATGCAGATAAAAACAAATGAAAATATTTTTTCATTAGGCTCTTTTGAAAGTCATACTCCTTTTTCTATTTTTGCATTTACTCCTGAAATGTTTATGAAAAGAGTTAATAAATTTAGAGTTAATGATATAGTTCTTGTTTATTCTTATAAAGAAAAGCGGTATGTAATAGCTCATGTTGAAAAAGTTAAATTAAATTTGTCAACGCAAAAAGTAGAATATTTAATTGCGGCAACAAGAGGAGATAAAGAATATGCTTGGAAAGAAGAAGAATCTTTAATTAAATTTAGAGATTATAAAATAAACATTATAGAAGCATATCTTAAATATTTTCCTATTGCGGAGCCTCCTTATCGTCCTGCTTTAATCTCTCAAACATACTTATCTTATGGACGTAATATTCATTCCATTAGTTATGATTTATATTATCGGAAAATGCGTTATGCAAAAGTTATAATCGAAATGGATAAGAGCCATGGTACGACAAGAATTTCTATTGTTAACATAGGAAAGGATGGACGTCCATGCACAGTCCTTCGAGGAAAAAGTCAGTGTAATCCTGAAGATAAATATGATGAAACACTTGGCATTTTCTTCGCTTCAAAAAATATCTCTCTCATTAAGAAAAAGAAATCAAAGTTTCCTTCTTTTAAAGAAGAACATACTCAAACTTGGGACGACATGGTTGCAGAAATGAGGCAGTGGATAGGAGAAAATTATTCAAATTATCCTTATATGATGGAAGAAACTGAAAAAAAGAAATCTTTTAATGATTCATTAGGAGAAATTATAAAAGCAATTAAAATAGACCCTTTGATTCCAGATTCTCATAAAGAACTTTTAATTAAAAAAATCAATTTCTTATGCTCAACAAAAATATCTTCTGAAAAAGAAACTCTTTTTCTAACACTAATAAAAAATGTGATTTCTACTTACCATATTATAAATATTTACCGTATGTTAGAATAATTAAATAAAAAAATCCCTATATACTTTATTTTGTATATAGGGATTTTTTCTTATATCTGCTCGGAGCGCAGACGCCCGTATCTAGGAATCAAAAACCACTTTAAAAAATTTTTATTCCAATTTTATAAAAAAATAAAAAACCTACAATAAAATAATTTATTGTAGGTTTTTCTTAATTATATATTAAAATAATCATGGAATGAATTTATTGTGGGAGAATTTTTCTTAGTTTCATCTCCCCACCATTTTTTATTTTCAGGTCTAGTATCTATATGAACAGCAGTAGGTGAAATATATCCAATACCATAAATGCCGCCCATATTTTCAAGAGCACAACAAACTCTTTTTGCAGAAATAATATTACCTTGCTTATTATAACAAACAACATCTGCGGCACGTCCTAAAGTATGGTACCCAGTGCCATCTCCGCCAACCGCAATATCTTTTTCTTTTGTGCGATAGCCGCTTGTTACGATAATTTTAGAACAATTTAATTCTTTAAATAAAGCTTCTAAAATTATAATTAATTTATTATGTATTTTTACTTTTTCTTCTCCATTTCCACTTGCAAATTCTTTTACTTGGAAATGGTCTGATAACAACTTATCTTTTGACTTTGAATAGATATAAGTAGTAATAACATTTTTATTAATATCTGTTAAAAATTTTATATTTTCAGGGATTTGATAAGTTTTTTTATTTTCTTTTGAAATATTGGAAGCTGTGTTATAATTTACAAAGCAAAAATCCATATCTGTATTAGAAAGAAAACCTTGCGGACGTCCTACCCAAGAATACTGATGCATTGTATATTGCCCAGTATAATTTGAAGTAACTAAAGGATTGCCTTTTCCATCCGCAACATGAGCAAGCCAAATGTCATAATTATTCTTAATATCATTATCAAAGAATCTATTTAAATAATCTTTATTAGAATAATTACCTGTTTTATATCCAGCGGAAGCTATTGTTTTCATAAAAGCTCTTGCCATATCACTAACTAATTGTTTTGTTGGAGTAATTTTATATTGCTTCAAAACATAATTATAAGAATCATTCTCCCAATCAAAAAAAACAGGATAAGTAATATATTTTCTATATTCATTAAGTGTTTTTAAACAAAATTCTGCTTCTTGCTTAGCAGCTTCCGCATTCTAAGCGTAGCTAAACCAATAAATGCCAATATCTAAGCCTTTTTTAATTGCATTTTCAATATTTACTCTAAATTTAGCATCAACAGTATTTTTACCATATCCTGCGCGAATAATTACAAAATCTAAATCTTTAGACTTTGTAACCTTTGTCCAATCAATAGAATTATGATTAGAAATGTCAACACCTTTAAATAATACTTGTTTCGTCATCTTGATTCAAGTCCTCCTCATTTTTTAACCACTAATCTGACTCATATTCATCTATCTACTAAAAATATTTTTTATAACCTTGTCTTGTTGATTTTATAAAAGATACAATTGCGCTACAACCAGCAGTACATTTTTCTGTATATAATTTAAATTTATCTTCATCGTATTCTGCATAAGAGATATCATAATAGGCTTTTTTTTCTTTTCTTTTAATAGGAGAATCATAAGGTAATAAAACTTCATCAGAGCCATAAGACTCTGTGATAAAAAAGGAATCTTCTGTAAAATTTTCTGTATTTTCATTCTCATACTAAGCAAAAGCTACTCTTAGTGGCATGCCGGGTCCGCATCCAATAGCTTTATAAGGTTTCTCAGGGTCCCCATCAGGGTCTAATTTAGTAAAAGCTTCTATAGCCCAAGATGCCATACCTGCAAGGTCTTCTGCGCCCGCCCAAGCATAACCTGTACGCTCTTCTCTAAATACTCTTTCAGTATTCTATTCATAAGTAATTTCACCTTCTGTATTATAAACTTTTTCTTTTAGTTTTCCAGTAAATTTATTTGAAGTAATTTTTACTCTCGCTAAAAAATTTTCTATTATAGAATAATTCCAATCAATATCCTAAGTTAAATTTCCTTCTGAAGAAGTAGCTAATTCTGTATGAATGCCGCTTTCAGAATCAAATGAGTCTATATATGTTCTTTTTTCTGTTCCTACAGTTATTGTTTCAGTATAATTTTTAGACCTATAACTAACCCATGTTTGATTTGGAATTTTTTTCTTCCAGAAGTTTCCGCACATAGAATAGAATTCAGCAGGACTAAGTCCATTTAAACTACCTTCACTAGCGATGATACCCGGCACAGAAGGACTATTTGAATTATCATTTACATCGCCTTTTATATAACCTTCTTCTTTTATTTCTGTAAAATAATGTCCTGTTGTATACTTTTCTGGTTGATAAGCGGCATCTCGAGGCAACTCAGAAATACTAGTATCGCTCCATTCAATTTCTTCGCCATGATGTAAAAGAATTTCTTCGTTTCCATTAGAAATATAAATATCTTTGTTCATTTTATCTTTAGGAGCAATAGCTACTGTTTTTGCCCATCTCATTTCTCCATAGCATAAATACCAATTTATTTTATTAGGAGATGGAGAGATATCCGTATAGCCCTATCCTATCTATACTACAGCTCTCTTACCTGACCGCTTATTGTTTTTATAAATAATAGGAAGGTTAATTTCTTTTTCCATATAAGTCATTTTTTTAATTTTTGGAGCTATTGTATATAATTTACTTGATTCTAATTCAACAGAATCTTTACCTCCTGCGGTGGCGCCGGGTAATCCATTCGCCCAAGGTTCTGAATTGATATAAGCGGTCCATCCTTTTTGAGACATAAGAGTCTAAGAATGTTCTTCTATTTCACTATCATTTTCAAATAAAGTAAACTCATTATAAATTTTCACCAATTTAGGATAATGTCGAATTTCTAATATAAACTAAGATTCTTCGCTGTCTTTAATAGGTTCTAAAAAAGTATTAATCTAATTTAAATTAGAAGTTTTTGTTCTTAAAGTACCTTCTTTATCTAGCCAAAATTCTTCAATATTAAAATGAAGTATGTCTCCATCAGAAGACTGTAACTCACAATAATAATAATGTTTATTTAACTCTAATTTAAATTGCTATTCATTTTGATACAATGTAGATTTTGTGCAATCAAAATCTTTTTCTCCTTTAGTATTAATAGGAATATATTTTTTTCGTTTTTCATTATATTCATAAACTCTATATAAACAAGGATACTAAGCTCTATTATCTTCTTTACTTCCCTATTCATAGCGGAGGCTACCAGTAACAATAGCTTTCTAATAATCTATATAAAAATACTGACGGCTGTTGCCACTTTCATAATAATGATTTTCATGAACATAACTTACAGGTCTAATAGTTATGTATCCTTTTTTAACTCTCTATCGAGGAAGATACAAAAAAGTTGGCTCTATATAGTGCAATGCCCAATTTCTTAAAAAAGTAGATACATTCATATTTTTTACTCCAATATCCAATTTTTATTTGTAGCAATTAATTTTTCTTCATCAGTTAATTTTGTTAAATTAGTTTCTCCTAAAGTTAATGTTTTTGAATCAACATCGGTTAAATCTTTTAAGTTATTTAAAATATTAATTATGCATTCTTTAGTTAATTTATCGGACACAGATAAATTAATAGAAGCATTCCAATCTTTTCCCAATTCAACAACTTCAAGATTAATATTATTGCATAGAAAGTATGTAGAATACTTAATCTCTTTAGTTAACCATTGACTGTCTTCAATACTTGAAGGCAAAAAAAGATAAGTAAGAGCAGACAAATCTCTTAATGCTCCTTCAGGCATATTTGTTACGCCATCTTCTACTATTATCTTTGTAATTCCTGAGCAACCCATAAACATATGGTTTCCAAGTTTCGATAAATTTAATTCTTTTAAATTATTACAATGTGCAAAAGTATAATATGATAATCCAGTTGTCGTTCTATTTATTATTTCTTCTACAACAGAATCTGTAATATTTGTTTTATCAAAACAATACTAACCATAACCATAAAATTGAATTGTTGTATTAGGATTAGTAAAATTTATATTGGTAAGAGCATTACATTCTTGAAATATGTTACCATTTAAATATATAGAATTAGAACTTCTTATTGTAATATCAGTAATTGATTTACTATAACCAAAAGCACCTGAAGAAATTTCAGTTAAAGTAGAGGGAAAGTCTATTGAAGTAATATTATTATTATATCTAGATTTTACTGCATCTGCTCTAAATATTTTTATTCCTTCTGGTACAATAACATCACCAGTTGGATATCCATTGCTATCTAAAGGCGTTATTCCTTTCTATTGCTTTGCAATATTATCATAAGCAATACCCCAAAATAATTTATCATCAAGTTTTATATAACTTTTAAATAAATTTATTTTTCCCTAGTTAAAATTATGACTACCTGAGCGTGCTATGCCGCCTAACTCAAAATATTCAGAATCGATACACTAATATCCTATTTCGATATCTGCGGCGCTTGCTAAAACTTCCCAAGTTATTCCATTACGAGACATTTCTAATTTTAAAATTTTAGAATCCGCATTATAGCTATATTTTATATAATATTCTTTATTGATTTCCCACTCTATATTAGTGCTTACGCTTTTATCCCACGTTTTTCCTTCATATGATAAACCAGCCCATATTTTTGTTGGTTGAAGTTCTACAGTTGGAGATTTCGTATACACATTACTTACACTACATCCTATTAACACATTAGTTTTATTTGGTATAGAATCTAAAATAAAATTGACCATAATTTCAAAAGACTCTGTATAAGTAAATAATTTATTTATTCCTATATAATTACTTGCAGTAAAAGGTCCAGTCCAGCCATCTTTATCAAAACTATATCCATTGTTTCCACTTACATGTTCCCAATTATCAAAAATCATATTATTCTAATACTCTTCTTCTTTTTCAAGCCAAATGCTTAAAATATATGTATCAGTATTTACATTCTAAAAATGAAGATAAAATTCTGAAAAATTAGAAATATCTATTTTATAAGTTGAACCTGCAGATGTTGTATCAGGATATGATATAATATCCATAGATTTTAAAATATCTCCATTTGATGAATAATCATTTCCGGTAAGAGTAGCTCCACCTTCATCTGTACATAAAACTTTTAAGTATTTTGGAGTATATGAAAATTCTGTAGAATCAGACATTAATGTGATACAAAGTTTTGAATATCCATTATTAATTATTTTATCACTTGATAAATCAGACATATAATAACCATATAGATATATCCAATTTGCAGCTTTCTTTGAAGAACTATGTTTATGATAAATAGTCATAGTATGATTATTCATCTCAATACCGTCATTATAAATATAATATTTTTCAGTTCCCTCTCCACTGCTTGTGATATTTAAAATTTTAGGAATGAGTGTTTTAAAGCTCTCTTCATGAGTTGCTTCAATACCTTTAGTAACAAGATTATCAGCGAGTGTATTCTTCTGCTCAATAAGCTTATTAAGATAATCAGTCGTAGTAGCCATTACTCAACACCTCCCGTAATACTTTCAAGCACAGCGTTAATATCGCCAAGTACAGAGTTTATTTTATTCGCCGACCAAGTAACTGTATTACCAGATGTGCTTGTGTCATCAATTACCGCTCCGCCGCCATAAAGATTACCTTGTAATGACCAATCTAAAAGAGTAGAACTATACTAATAAACATTACCTCTTGTATCATCTGCAAAGGATAAATATAAATCTCCATCAATTAAATCAGAAGTAGGAAATTGAGTTCCTGTATAAAAATAATTAGATTGTGCTTCGGCTTTAACCCCAGTATCAACAGTACCGATTATCCAATTTTTTGTTGTTGGGTCAATCGTGGGCGAAGCTCCATCTTTTCCATTCGTACCATTATTACCCTATGCTTTAGTGGGATAAGTTCCTCTGTCGCCATTAATTGTCCAATATCCTTCACTATCTATGGTAATAACTGGCATATCTATAACTTCAAAATTAAATCTCTCATTATCAATATCTGCCGTGATATTAATACCAGTTAAATTACCAGTAGTCATCATTGTACTTAAAGCACTAAAATCAATACCTTGAGAAGCGCCATGAATTGTACCATCTTCGTCAACTGTTATAGTTGTACCATCTACTTTAACACCACCAACACTGCTTGTTGTCGCTGGCAATATTTCTATATTTTTACTAATACTCTTTAAAGCAGGGTTAATTAAAGCACATTCGATTACCACTTCTGCAAGAGTATTACTATTCATAGAAAGAGTATTTTGTCCTTCTTTTTGTAATATTTTATTAGTAATTTCTTGATATGGTTCAGTAATATTATTAGAATAAGTATCGCCATTTACAATTAAGTCTACTGTTGAACCAACTGCTCCATTATTATTATAATTAAAAGTTCCTTTATAGATTCCAATATGAAATTGTCCTGAAAGACTTCTGCCTGCAAAAAAGCGTAATTGAATGTAATATTTATCTGTATCATCAGGGGTAAATTTTAAAGTACCCATATTAGTTCCTGATTCAGCAACTTTTTTCCCTTCTAATGTCATTACTTCAATTCGTCCAGTTCCCGCATAAGAATAATTACAACTTATATTATAGGTTGTATCAGAGAACAAAATAATACCATCTGTAAGCTAATAAACAGTTTCTTCGCTAATAGACTGACCATTTGAACTTGCAGCGACATATTCATCTCCTCCTCCTTCTTTATAATTAGGAGTAAAAGTAATATTATTAATAGTCTCTGTTATTAAACCTCGTTTTAAAAAACCTACATTAGAAGAACTTCTAACTATAATCTTAGGGAAACAGATTCCTTCCTGAAGATTCCTAATTTGAGGAGACGTCGAGCTATCTACCCTCAAATAAGTATAAGGCTTATAAACTCCATTGACACTATAAAGAACATTATCTTCATTCATCATTAAAGTTTTTTCATCAACTTTAACCCCTCCCAAAACATCTTTAGAAGCTATTGGTAAACTATATGGAGCATGAGTATCATACTTTACTCTCTAAGTTTTTACATCTAAATATATATCATAAGTATCTATTACAAATATTAATTGTCCATCTATAATATCAATATTTTCCAATTCTGTGGAAATAGTTCTTATTATGTTTAAATCTGCCATTAATTTCACCTCAAATATAATTCAAAAATAATATAAAGATATTAATTATATTTGCTTAACTTATAAATATATTATATCATATATTTACGATAAAGTCAATAAAAATCAGATGCTATCAAAAATTTTTGATTTTTTTAAAAATTTATATTATAATATATTTAATAAAAAGAAAAATAAAATCTGCCATTAATTTTATCTTGATTTTTTATAAAAAATATAATATAATATATATAGAAAAACAAAAGGAGTGTATAAAATATGCTTATAAATGAAAAAAGAGCGCTTGCTTATACTGCCCGAATCACAGATATAACTCCTATCGAGGGAGCAGATAACATTGAACTTGTCCATGTATTAGGTTGGACTTGTATCGCCAAAATCGGCGAATTTCAGCGGGGAGACCTTTGCGTTTATTTTGAGATTGACTCTAAGCTTCCTATTGCTGACTGGTCTGCTTTCATGGAAAAAAGAAATTATAAAGTAAAAACTATGAAGCTTGGAAAATTTAAGGTTATTTCTCAAGGACTTGCTCTCCCTATCTCAGCTTTTACAGATATCGAAATCCCGAATAAAGAAAAAACTGATGTAACAGAGCTTCTTGGAGTTACTTACTCTGTTGAAGAAGATAATAAGAGAAAAGCAAATTCCGCAGATAAGTACAAGTCTATGGCGGCAAGACATTCAAAGCTTTTCAAAAATAAGTTCATTAAGTCTATCATGAAAACTGAAATTGGACGGAAGATTCTTTTCTTTTTCTTTGGAAAGAAGAAAGATAAAAAGGCTGCTTTTCCTGAATGGGTAAAGAAGACAGACGAAGAGAGAGTAGAGAATATGCCTTGGGTGCTTAAAACTCCTGAAAAATGGATAGCCACAGAAAAGATAGACGGAACATCTACTACTTTTACAATGAAGAGAATTAAGAAAAATAAATATGACTATCGAGTATGCTCTCGTAATGTCGTATTTGATAAGCCTGATAAGCCTTGCTATTATGATTCCAACGTATATCTTGAAATGGCAAAGAAATATAATGTAGCAGCAGTTCTTAAAGAGATGCTTGAATCAAACCCTAATCTTGAATATGTTACAATTCAGGGAGAAACTTTTGGAGGTAATATTCAGAAAAGAGATTACTCTACAAAAGACCATGATTTTAGAGCTTTTAATCTTATTTACGGGTATAACCATAAAGGATATAAAGAGGTTAAGAGATTAAATACAATAGAAATGACTCAGGTTCTCAATGAATATGACATTCCTTCAGTACCTATTATTGATGAATCTTATAAACTTCCTGCGACAATAGAGGAGCTTAGAAATTTCGTCAATAGCGCGCCATCCGCAATAGATGGAAAAATTAAAGAAGGTATTGTGTTCCGCTCATTTGATGGAGCAAAGTCTTTTAAATGCGTTTCACCTGAATTTCTTCTTAAATATCATCAGTAATTAGAAAGGATATATAAATTATGAAATATACAATTATTATAAATCGTATTATTGATATTATACAGTTCGTTGATACCTGCTCTCATATGTCTTGCAGTAATGAAATTCTCTTGCGGCAAGGGGCAGAAACAGTAAATGCATCTTCTTTAATGGGAGTGCTTTCAATTGATTTATCAAAGCCCGCAGAATTGGAAGTACCTTCTTCTATTGGGAAAGAAGAGAAAGAAATTTTGCTGGATTACATTTTACCTTTCACGGTAATATCTTAATAATACTATAATAAAGTTATTTATGCTCAAAAAGCATAAATAACTTTATTTTTTTTAAAATATATGATATAATTATTATAGAAAATAAAAAAGAAAAGGAATTGATAAATATGAAAAGATATTCAATGTCGGTTAGCGATTTTTATTGTACAGAATGCGGAAAGGCTGGTATTCCCATACCTCGTAAGAGAAGTAATTTACGTAGCGGAGGACACTTGAAAATTCTTTTCTGTCCATACTGCCGCAAAAGATGTAATCATGCAGAAGTAACTTCTTTTGGTTCCTATACCAAAGAAACTTTTATGGAAGAGTTTATGAAAGGTAGATTTGTTAATGGCGAAAGAGTACCTATTGATAAATTAAAATCATGTAAAAACACTTCTTGTTTTAACAATGTTAATGGTAAATGCTGGAACGCTAAATTGGAAGGAGAATGCGAAATATGATAAAAATTTTTATAATGATTGGCGCGCCCGGCATTGGTAAATCTACATGGCTGAAAAACCATGCTAATGAATTATCAAAAAACTATAAAGTTATTTCACGAGATGAAATACGATTTAAAATGTTAATTGGTAATAAAGATGCAGATAAAATAAAATTAACTACAACAGAGTATTTCTCTAAAGAAGATGACGTAGTTAAGGAATTTATTTTTCAAATCAAAAGTTGTGCTAAGAACAATAAAGATGTTTTTGTAGATTCTACTAATTTATCTATTTTTTCTCGCAATAAACTTAAAAGAGAATTAGGTTTTTCTGACGAGGAAGTTGAATATGTTGCCATATTCTTTACCTCTCCTATCTCTATCTGTCTTGAAAGAAATAATAAAAGAGAAGGATTGAGAAAAGTTCCTTATAACTCAATATGCAATATGTGCAAAAAAATTCAGTATCCTTCAGAAAGAGAACATTTTAAAGAAGTCATCGTCGTCGCACCATAAACTTGACAATCTAAAAATTTTATGATATAATTAAAACATAAAAGAAATCGAGAATAACTTTTCTCTTTTTCCCTTTTTTCTCTTTAGGGGGTAATATCTCAAGCAACTTTAATATAAATATATTATATATATAGAAAGGAATATTAAAACTAAATATGATTTTTTTTACATCAGACACTCATTTTTGTCATAATAAGCCTTTCATTTATGAAGCAAGAGGCTATAAGAATGTTCAGGAAATGAATGAAAATATTATTAAAAAGTGGAATAGTATTGTATCTACTGATGATACCGTTTTCCATTTGGGAGATGTCATGCTTGGTAAGGACGTAGAGGGTATCTCTTGTCTCAATAGACTAAATGGACATATTTATATTATAGCAGGTAATCATGATACAACAGCTCGCATTAAGTTATATTTAAAGCAACCTAATGTTGAAGAAGTTTCTTTTTGTCAGAGATGGAAGTATGGCGGAAAAGAAATATGGTTGAGCCATTATCCACTTTGTTTGGCTAACCAAGATGAACATTGTAGATATTATAACTTTTTTGGGCATACTCATCAGACTTCTGCAATTATAAAGGATAATTTTGTAAATTCTTATAATGTAGGTATGGATGCTCATAACTGTTATCCTGTATCAATAGACCAAATTTTTAAAGAAATGAATATTAGAAAGGATTAAGTAGATGAAACATAAGGAATTAATTGCTGAATTTTATCCTGACACAGGGCGCTCTGTTTATGTATTTTCAGTAGGTCAGAAAATTTATATGGGCGAAGCTTTTTGTCACCCAGAAGATGCTCCTTCTTCTTTTTTCGGCATATAGCTTGCTCGAGCAAGAGCCTATATTGATTATGAAACAGACCTCATTAATGATTTTTCAGCAAGACAAGCAGAGCTAAAGCTTTTTTATACAACTTTAAAGCAGAGCATTCCTTTTAATGAAAAGGCTCGCCATATAAAGCAGCTTAAAACTAGAATTAATTATTTAAGCGAAAAAATTATGAGAGAAAAGAAGAAACGCGATGCTCTTAAAGAATACATTAAGAAAGCACCCTCTGAAAGAGAGGAGCTAATAAAATCTATGAAGAAGAAAGGAGGAAAAAAGAAATGTCATTTATTGCCGAAAACTGGTGGCTAATTTTTATTGCAGCTGCCGCAATTGTCTTAGCTATTGTTTTTATAATTAAATTTTTAAAGATGCCTACTCAAGAATAGTTACATTGTATAAAAGAATGGCTCATTAATGCTGTTGCGGAAGTAGAAAATATTTATGGCTCTCATACAGGACAACTTAAACTTAGAGCTGTATATGATTTATTCTTGTCAAGATTTCCTTGGGTTGCCTCATTAATTACTTTTGAACAATTTTCATCTATGGTTGATGAAGCGCTTGAAGATTTGTCAGAAATACTACAAGGTAAAGTTACAGAAGAAAACATTAATAATTATATAAATAAAGAATAAAGAATAAGGGACAAGTAAAGTTATTAAGTAAAAAATAGCATACTTGCCCCTTATTCTTGATTTTTTAAAAAATTTGTGGTATAATAAGTATAGAAAAAAATGAAAAAAGGAAAAGAAATAAAAATGATATATATTTGCGGAGACCTTCATGGTGGGGTACATAATGATGCAAAAAAAATTACAACTAAGGGTCTTAGAAAACAAGGTATTATTATGACAGAAAAAGACTATCTTATTGTATGCGGAGATTTTGGATATATATGGGACGGTTCTAAGACTGACCAATATTATCTTAAATGGTTTGCAAGTAAACCTTACACTACATTGTTTGTAGACGGCAATCATGAAAATTTTCCTCTTTTGAATGAATATCCAATAGAAGAGTGGAATGGAGGAAAAGTTCATGTTATTACAGAAAACAAAAAACTTTTACATCTTATGAGAGGTCAAGTCTTCACAATAGAAGAGCAAACTTTCTTTACTTTTGGTGGAGCGGAATCTCATGATAAAGAATATCGGAAAGAATATATAGATTGGTGGAGAGAAGAACTCCCTAATAAAACAGAAATTGATGCGGCTTTAGATAATTTAACTAAAGTAGATTATAATGTTGATTATATTATATCTCATGCCGCACCTAATTGGTTTTTTAAGAAATATTTTACAAGTACGCCAGACAAAAATGTTCTAAGTAAATTCTTTGATTATTTAGAGCAATATGTTAATTATGGTCATTGGTATTGCGGACATCTTCATATAGACAATACTTTTAAAGAATGTACTTGTTTATACAATAATGTTTTAGTATTAGGAGAGCATTATCCTGTTGATTGAAAGGAGAACATATGGGAAAATTATATGATGAAAATAGTATAGAATCACTTAGTCCTCTTGAGTTTACTCGTCTAAGACCCGGAGTCTATGCGGGAGATTGTACTTATTCAACTCAACTTTTAGTAGAAATATTTTCTAATGCTGTTGATGAATTTAATGCAGGACACGGAGAAGAAATAAATGTAAACATTGATGAAGATATTGTTGAAGTACAAGACCTTGGACAAGGTTTTATTTGTAATTCTTTTAGAGAAGACGGAAAAACAGTTCTAGAAGCTGCTTTTAGCGTATTAAATACGTCAGGAAAATATCGAGAAGACGGCTCTTATGAAGGAACTTCTTTAGGTTCTTTCGGCATTGGTAGTAAAATTACTACCTTTTTAAGTAATTGGCTTGTGGTAAAAACAGTTAGAGACGGACTATGTGAATGCATTGCTTTTAAAGAAGGCGTTTTTGAGAAGAGGGAAGTTTCAAAATGTCCAAAAGAACTTCATGGAACAATAGTAAAGTGGAAGCCTTCCGCAGAATTTTTTAATAATACTATTGTTGAAATAGAAAAGATTAAAACTCTATTTAAAACAATTAGCTGTCTATGTCCCGGTCTAAAAATAAACTTACGAAATGGTAAAGACTATTATCATTACTATTCAACAAATGGATTAAATGATTTAGTTGATGAAACAGTTAAGAATAAAGAATTAATTAAAAATAGATTAATTATTAATAACAGCGGAGGTGCTGAAAATAAGTATAAGTTTAATCTTGTCATGACTTATACTGAAAATTATTCGTCTTCTATTGTAGCTTATGTCAATACAGGTTTAACTGATACTGGTGCTCATATCACTCAGCTTAAAACTGCTCTTACAAGAGAAATGAATAAATTTTTCAGAGAGAAAAAGTGGCTAAAAGATAAAGATGAGAACCTTTCAGGAGAAGATATCCAAGAAGGAATGTATATAGTATTTAATTATACTGCTCCAAGCGTTGCATATGATGCACAAGTAAAGAGTAGAATTACATCTATTGATACAAAATTTGAAATTTCTTCTTTTGTTGAAAATCTTCAAACTTGGCTGTCTATTAATGAAAAAGAAATTAAAATGATTGCTGATAAAGCTATTAATGCGAGAAAGGCAAGAGAAGCTGCAAAAAAGGCAAGAGAAGCTGCGAGGAATATTAAACCTAAAGAAAAAGGTTTAAAAGCAAAAATGTCTTTAAGTAATAAATTCATTGATTGTGCTAATAAGAATCCAAAAGAAAGAAATCTCTTGTTAGTTGAGGGTACAAAGTGACTTAGGCCCCTATCTATTTTTCCACTAATCAGTGGGGTTTACTTTAAATAAGTAAGCTAACGAGGCAGACTTAGCAAGTATTTATGAATGTCAAAGCATATTAAGTTGAAGTCAATCTCGTGGCAAATTCAGATAATATATAATATTTTTAGAAAGGAGGAGAAGTTAATGTCAATAGGGATTTATAGAATAGTAAATAAAATAAATAATAAAAGTTATATTGGACAATCAATCAATATTGAAAGAAGAGTTAAAACTCATTTTTGGACAGCTTTTAGAGAAAATCTTCCTACTTATAATTATCATATTTATCAAGCTATTAGGAAATATGGAAAAGAAAATTTTGAATGGGAAATCCTTGAAACTTTACAGGAAGATAATAGAAACAAGCTAGACGAATTAGAACAATTTTATATTAAACAATACGATTCTTTTAAAAATGGATACAATATGAATGAAGGCGGAAATACAGCAAATCAAAATAAAGCATCTGGAGAAAGAAACGGGAAAGCTAAAATTACTAAAAAAGATGTTATTAATATAAGAGAAGAATATAATAAACATTTTTTAAAAAGAGATGTATATAAAAAATATCAAGATAGAATTAGTGAATCTGGCTTTTATAAAATTTGGAATTGGCAAACATGGAAGACTGTATTACCAGAATATCATTCAGAAGAAAATATTTATTGGCATTCCCATCAAGGAAAAGGTTTATCTTCTGAACAAGCTAGTTTAAATGCGGGGAAAATAAATAAAGAAACTGTTTATGCAATTAGAGAACTTTTTAAAAATGGCTTCTCAAATAGAGATATTATTGAGATATTAAATTTGCCAATTTTAGAAGAAGAAGTTCGTAGAATTGTGAATAAAGAAAGATTTAAAAATATTATCTGAAAAGCTGTAACGACTATTCCCTTTGTCGGGAAGTACCAGTGCTATTGATACGCACTCTAGTTTTAGGTAACGAAGCTAGTTAAACGGGGAAAAAGTAGATGGCTGTGAAAGTTTGACAAACTTGAGCCAAAGAAATAGTCTATACCATTAGAAATAATGGATTCATATGTTAAGTGCAGGAAGCTCTGCAATTGAAGCCAGAAACGAAAAGACAGATTGTATTTATATGTTAAGAGGAAAAATAATAAGTCCTCTAAAAACAGCGATTGACAAAATTTTAAATAATCAAGAAATGTCGGATATAATAAATGTAATTGGCGCAGGTTTTGGTAATGACAATTTTAATATTGATAAAATGAATTTTGATAAAATAGTTATTACAACAGATGCGGATTCAGACGGTGCAGACATTGAGTTATTATTAATTACATTCTTTTTTACCTATATGAGACCTTTAATTGAAGCTGGAAAATTATATAGGGCGGTAACCCCTCTATACATTGTACAAACTGGAAAAGAAGAATTATATTTTTATACAGAAGAAGAAATGGACGCTTATAAAATGAATCATAAAACAGGTTATGATATTTTAAGAGCAAAAGGATAAGAGATAGTCTGGTCCTTATCTACTTTTCCGCTTATCAGCGGGGTCACTTTATGTGGCTAACGAGGCAGTCTGACCGTTATAATATAAAATTTTAATCATATCGGGTTAACCTGAATTATATAAATTTTATATTATAATAGAAGATAATCTCGTGGGAAGTTATACTAACTACAAATAAGATTATCTCCTAAAATATAAAAGGAGATAAGAATATGATAGGTATTTATAAAATTACTAACCAAGTAAATAAAAAAATGTATATTGGTCAATCAAATAATATAGAAAGAAGATTCGCTCAACATAAATCTCCATATGAGCAAGAAAGATTTAAAGATAAGCCTTTATACAAAGCTTTTAAAAAATATGGTATAAAAAATTTTACTTTTGAAATAATAGAAGAATGCAATATAGAAGAATTAAATGAAAAAGAAAAATTTTGGATTCAAAAATTGCAAACTTTAACTTATCAACATGGTTATAATATTACTACTGGAGGAAATGGGGTAGCAGAAGAAAATCATCCTAAGCATAAATTAACAGCTCAAGATGTAATAGATATTCGCACACGATATAATAACCATGAAAGATGTAAAGAAGTAGAAAAATTATATCAAAATAAAATAGGTCATTCTGGATTTTCAAAAGTCTGGAAGGGGGAAACATGGAAAAGTATAATGCCAGAAGTTTATACAGAAGAAAATAAATATTTTCATAAACACAATACAGGACAAAAAGGTAGCCAAAACGGGCGTGCATTATTAAATGAAGATGATGTAAAAGCTATTCGTTTAAGAAAAAAGAACGGTGAACATTGGAAAGAAGTTTATGAAGATTATAAATTTACTGGCATTAAAGAAAAGTGTTTTCAACAAACTTGGTTAGGATATAATTGGAAAAACGTAGAAGTATAAAACCTGTATCGACCATCTCCTTTGTAGGAGAGTACCTCCTCTATTGATACGAGGCGGGAAACGGTAGACAACTTTTAAAGTTGAAGAAATGGTCAGTACCTTTAGAAATAAAGGAATTATACGTAGGTGAACTCGACGCAGAAGACTTACATAAAGTTTGTTTTAAAGACCAGCGATTCAAAAGAATAACTATTTCTGATGCGGAAGCTACAAGTAATTTGCTTGAAGTGCTTCAAGGTCAAGCAGTAGCCCCTCGTAAACAATTCATTTATGATAATGCAGAGAAATTAGGCTTTAATTTTGATTAATATTTTAAGCGGAGCTTCTTAATAAGCTTCGCTTATTGATTTTTTATTAAAAAAGTGATATAATATAAATATAAAAAATAAAGAAAGGAAAAATTATGGAAAATTTTATTACTGAAGTTGATATCATTAATGAAAGTAAAGATTCTTTCCTTACATATGCTTCGGAAGTATTGACAGATAGAGCAATACCTGCGGCAGAAGATGGTCTCCTTTCCGCGCAGAGAAAACTGTTATGGACAATGGAAGATTATTTAAAAATGAATAATAAAGGTAAGACAAAGAAATGCAATGCTATTGTTGGTTCTACTCTTGCGACGAGCTATTTTCATGGTGACCAAGCTTGTTATGGAGTTCTTTGTAAGATGTCTCAGGAATATTTAATGAGATATCCCCTTGTTCAAGGACAAGGTTCTTTAGGAACACAAGAGAATAATGATATGGTTGCAAGTTCAAGGTACACCGAAGCGAAGCCTTCTAAATATACTGATGTAATGATGGAAGATTTTAAGAAAAATGTTGTTCCTTTAAAAGAAACCTACAATGGAGAATTTATGGAACCGGTTGTCCTTCCCGCGCTATTTCCCAATGCGATATGCAATGGAAGGCAGGCTATTGGTATTTCTATGAGCCATAACTCTCTTCCTCATAATTTATCAGAAGTATGTGACGGAATAGTGGCTTATATAAAAAATAATGATATTTCTCTTGATGAATTAATGATTTATATAAAAGGTCCAGACTTTCCTCTTGAAAATATAGTAGTTAATAGCAAAGATATTAAAACTGCTTTTGCTACAGGGCATTCTTCTGTTTCTTTAAAAGTCAGAGGTATTTATGAAATAAAAAATAATGATATTATTTTTAAAACAATACCTTATAGGACATATAGAAATAAAATTAAAGAACAAATAGAAAAAAATGTCGATGTTTTTGACTCATTATTAGAAGATTTTAATGATGAATCAAATCTTGGTAAAAATAAATTAATTTTTACTGTTAAAAAAGGAATTAACCCAGAAAATGTAGTTAATAAATTATTTGCTTTGACAGACCTTCAAACTACTTTATCTTATAATATGAATTATATCGTAGATGGTACACCAAAGATGTGCTCTATGATTGATTTGATTAAAGCATATGTTTCACATCAGACTAATGTTCTTTTGGCGGCAACTAATTTTGATAAAGACAAGGCAGAAAAAAGAGCGCATATATTAGAAGGATTATTAATCGTTATTAAAGATATAGATGAAGCAATTAAATTAATTAAAGAATCTTCAAATACAAGTGAAGCAAAAGATAAGTTAATGTCTCGCTTTATTTTGGATGAAGTCCAAGCTAAAGCAGTTCTTGATATGAAGTTAGGTAAATTGACGAAACTTGATAAGAATGATTTGCTAAAAGAATTTGAAGAAAAAAAGCAAATTATTGCGGAATGCAATAAAATTATTAATGAAAAAGATTATCGAGATGATAAACTTATAGAAAAAATTCTTGATTTAAAAAAGAAATATGGAGATGAAAGGAGAACTCATCTTTTAAATATAGAAATACCTAAAGAAGATAAGGATACAAATGAAATCCCCTCTGAAAATGTTGTTGTTATTATTACAAAAACAGGTTTAATTAAAAGAGTTCCGAAAAAGAATTTTAAACCTCAAAATAGAAATGGCAAAGGTATTAAAAATGAAGATGGAGTAATTATATCTACTATTTCTACTAATACTATTGAACATTTATTTTTATTTTCTAACAAGGGACAAATGTATAAGGTACTCGTTAATGACATTCCTGAAGGCACTAATACATCAAAGGGTGGGTATTTAAGTTCTATTATTAATCTTGATTCTGATGAATATATAGTTGCGGCAAGTACAATAGAAAATAAAAAGTATGTACTATTTGCTACTAAAAATGGAATTTTAAAGAAAACTCTTCTTGAAGAATATACTAAAACAAAGAAGAGTAAAGGCATTGCGGCAATTAAATTAAAAGAAGGAGATTCTATTTGTAATGTCTCTTTCATAGAGTCAGAAGAATTACTCTTAATAACTAAAAAGGGTATGTCTTTAAGATGCAATTCTGAAGAAGTACCTTCCGCGGGTAGAGTCACAATTGGCGTAAAAGGAATTAAATTAGACGAAGGAGATTCTTTAATTTCTTGTATTCCTATCGAAAAAGAAGATACTCATGTATTTATCTTTTCTGAAAAAGGATTGGGCAAAAAAATTCCTTTAACAGAATTTTCTCCTCAACTTAGAGGAGGTAAAGGTATAATTATTAATAAAACAAATGTTGCCGCAGGTTTTTGCGCTCCGAGTGATAAACATAATATACTTTTAATCAGTAATGCTAATAATATATGCATATCCGCAAAGGAAGTTCCAGAGTTATCAAGAATTAGTTCTGGAAATATTATGATAAAAACTAATTTACTTATTTCTGCGATGAAGCTATAATTTAATAAGGGAAGGGATATTATCTCTTCCTTTGATTTTTTATAAAAAATATGTTATTATATATATAAGAAAAAAATGAGGTGAAAGTTTTGGAAAAAGAAATAAGAGAATTAATAGATTTTTTAAATTATCATACAAAACTTTATGATGAGGGTACACCAATTATTAGCGATAAAGAATGGGACAATAAATATTTTGAGCTATTGCGTTTAGAAGAAGCTTCTAATATACATTATTCAGATTCCCCTACTCAGAAAATAATTTATTCTTCTGTTTCTAAATTAAAGAAAGTAAAACATAATCATTCAATGCTTTCTCTTGATAAAACAAAAGATATAAATGATATCATAAAATTTTTAGGCAAGCAACCAACTCTCGCTATGTGCAAAATGGACGGTTTAACTTGCTCATTAAGATATATTAATGGACAACTATATTCAGCAGAAACAAGAGGAAATGGTATCGAAGGCGAAGATGTTCTTCATAATGCTTTAGTAATAAAGAATATTCCTAAAAAGATTCCTTATGAAGAAGAATTAATAGTAGATGGGGAGATTATATGTGATTATTCTTCTTTTGAAGAATTTAAAGAAGAATATAAAAATCCTCGTAATTTTGCGGCAGGCAGTATAAGACTTCTTAATTCTAAAGAATGTGAAAAAAGAAGATTAAGTTTTATAGCATGGGACGTTATTAAAGGTCTTTCATATTTAACTTATTTAAGTTCAAAGTTTATTCAATTGGAAAATTTTGGATTTAGCATTGTTCCTCACGTCCTTTATGAAAGCCCTAACGAAGCAGTTCAAAAAATTAAAGAAAAAGCTACTGAAAAAGGATATCCTATTGATGGAGTCGTATTTAAATTTGACGATACTGAGTATGGGGAAACTTTAGGTGAAACTGCGCACCATAAACGAAACGCAATAGCATATAAATTCTATGATGAAGAATACACTTCATCATTAAAAGATATTGAATGGAGTATCGGTAGAACAGGAATTTTATCTCCTATTGCTATATTTGAACCCATTGATATTGATGGCACAACAGTAGAACGAGCAAGTTTACATAATATTACAATAATGAAAACCTTATGGAATAAACCTTGGCACAAGGGATTGACAGTGACCGTTTTTAAAGCTAATGCTATTATTCCTCAAATTTCAAAAGTAGAAGATAATGATATTGCTAATACTTCTATTGAATTTAATATACCTAATACTTGTCCTGTATGTCATGAGAGAACAGTAATAAAGAAAACTACAGGGGAAGTTCTTTGGTGTACTAATCCTAATTGCATAGGTAAACTTGTTAATCAATTAGATTATTTTTGTTCGTCAAAAGGTATGAATATAAAGGGGCTATCAGAAGCCACTATCGAAAAATTGATTGATTGGGGCTGGTTAGGTAACGTAGAAGAAATATATTCTCTATCTAATTTTAAAGAAGAATGGGTGAAGAAGCCGGGGTTCGGAGAAAAATCTGTTTCTAATATCTTACAAGCAATAGAAGATTCAAAAACCACTACAATGACTAATTTTATTGCGGCGCTAGGTATTCCACTTATTGGTAAAGTAGCTGCTCAGCAATTAGAAGACATATTTAACGATTATTGGTCTTTTAGAGAAGCTATAAAAAGAAAATATGATTTTACAGAGATAGAAAATTTCGGAGATGCTTTAAATGCCACTCTTTATCATTACGATTATTCTTTTGCTGATAGGATAGCCAAATTTATAAATTTTAAAAAGGACAAGAGGCTTGTAGGGAATGAAATTAATTTAACAAAAATTAATTTTGTAATAACAGGAAAGTTAAAGCATTTTAAGAATAGAGATATGTTAAAGAGTTTAATTGAAGCGAATGGTGGAAAAGTATTATCTTCTGTTACTAAAAATACTTCCTATTTAATAAATAACGATAAAGAATCTGGTTCTTCTAAAAATCTTACTGCTCAAAAGTTACAAATTCCAATTATTACAGAAGATGAATTTTTACAATTATTTCCATTAATTTGATTTTTTTGAAATTTTTTGTTATAATATATATAAGAAAAGAGAAAAATGTGAGAGAAAAAGAATTTTTAGAAGAATACGAATATATAAGGGAAGATTTTTTAGAAGAAATCGCTAAACGAATATGCATAAATAGAATGAAGAATAAAGTCTCTTAGGAAGAGTCTAATATCATTAATTTCTTTATTAAAAAAATGACTCTAATGGAACGTTGGGCGTTAGAAGATTTTATAAAGGAAGAAGAAAAACTTATATAGGAGGAGGAACAATGAAGGAGAAATCCTTAAAGAAAATTGCTTTATAGTTATACGCAATTGATTAGACAAATAAAACAGAAGATGAAAAACAAAATGAGATGAGTTCTCTTATTGAAAAATTAACCATAGAAGAGATGTTGTGGATAGACAATTATCTTCAAACAAAATTTTATAATAAAAAGAAAAATTTTTGACTTTTTTAAAAAATTCTGATATAATATATATACAATAAAAAATAAAAAATATTTAAAAAATTTTTTGACTTATATGAAAATTTTTGATATAATATATATACAATAAAAAATAAAAAATATTTTTCAGATTTTTTTTGACTTTTTTAAAAAATTCTGATATAATATATATACAATAAAAAATAAAAAATATTTAAAATTCAAAGGAGAAAAATACTATGGCACTCAAGGAAAATTCAAGAAAGATTTTTGATTACGTTAAGGCACATGATGGCGAGAAGATGACTGCGGCAGATATTGCTGAAGGAACAGGTCTTGAAGTAAAGCAGGTTAATGGTTCTGTTACTTCCGCTTTCCAAAAGAAGAATCTTATGGTAAGAACAAATGCTGAAATTCAGCTTCCTGACGGCACACATAAGCCCGTTAAGTTTATTAGTCTTACAGACGCTGGTCGTGTATTTGACCCCGATGCAGCTGAGTAATCAAAAATTAAACTGATATTTATGAACGAAAATAAAAAGGCAAGTTATTTTTAACTTGCCTTTTTTTAAAGAGGGAATATAATGCATTAGGCTATTATAATATCAATTATAATAATAATTATAATAAGTTATCTTTGGATATTTCATTATTTTAAAACACAAATTAAAAAATTAAAAGAAGATAATTAGAGAGTCAAAGAAATAGAATGTTCACAAGAGAATTTAAATTAGATTAACTTTAAAGTTGATGCCGCAGCGAGTCTTCTTAAAGCTATGGAGGAATAGATTGAAGAAGAAAAAGAAACAATATCTTTAATAAATCAGTAGATTCAAGAAAAAAATACTAATTTAATTTTATTAGATTCAAAATTAGAAAAAATTAATGCTACGTATTAGAGCAGAATGGAAGCAGAAAGACGAGAAATAAAAATGCAATAGGAAAAAGATTTCTATAAATTGCATTTGAATGATAAAGAATAGTCTGATATTCAAATTCTTAATAACATTAAATTTTAGTTATTTAATTCGAGAATTTTAAGTATGCTAATTTGGTCAACCTATTTTCAAAAATAGATGACTACTTTATGTAATAATATACTTGGCATTAATAAAGTAAGTGGAATTTATAAAATTACCAATATCAAAGATAATAAATGTTATATTGGACAAAGTGTTGATATTGCGACTCGATTTAAAAATCATGCGAAATGCGGTTTAGGTATCGACACTCCCGCAAACAATAAATTATATCAAGCAATGGAAAAAGAAGGACTTGAAAATTTTACATGGGAACTGTTGGAAAAATGCCCAAAAGAGTAGTTAAATGAAAAAGAAAAATATTATATAAAAGCTTATTAGGCTGTAGAATATGGATATAATAGTTCTTAGGGAATAAGTACAAAAGGAGAATGATTAATGGGAAGAGTAATTATTAAATCAGATACAACTAAAAATCCTATTTCTCTTATTGGAGAATATGCAGGTATTTGTTGGAATGCAAATACTTCTAACAAAGAAAAGAACTATTAGAGAGGAATAGATTGTATAAAAAGTGGACACGGAAGGACAATGGAATTTCCTGATGTATATATGATATTAGAGGGATATTCCGCAAGAGTAATTAGAGAATTTTATACTCATATAGGCGGCGCCCCTACAAGACTACAAAGTAGCACTCGATATATTAATTATCAAAAAGGTTTTGAGTATATTATTCCTCCTTCTTTAGAGAAATCTCTTGATGCTTCCGCCGCATTGCAAATTTATAGAAATACAATGAAAAATATACAGCAATCTTTGCAGACATTAGAAGGATTAGGTGTTCCAAGAGAAGATACAGCACTACTTCTTCCTCTTGCAATGTCAACAACAGTTGCTGTAAAAATGAACTCTCGGACTTTAACAGATATGTCAAGACAAAGACAATGTTCTAGAGCCTATTGGGAATTTAGGGGATTATTTAAAGATATATCTGAAAGTCTTAAAAATTATTCTCCTGAATGGAAAGTTTTTGTAGAAATGAATTTTATGCCTAAATGTGAAGTCTATGGCTATTGTCCTGAAAAGAAAAGTTGCGGAAGGAAGCCTCCAAAGCAGGAAAATACTTGAAAAAAATAAAAAATAATGATATAATTAATATAGAAAATAAAAAAACAAGAGATAAATAAAAATTTGACAAAGAATAAAAATTATGGTATAATAAATATATAATCGACGATAAAATATCAAAGGAGAAATATTATGAAGAAGAATCTTATTAATAAGGAACATATTGAAGGTCTTATTTACGACCATTCTCTTACAATGAAAAAGGTAGAGAATAAGGAATCACAGAATTTCGGTAAGACATTTATTACTGGTTCTGTCGATGTAATGACAGACAATAATTTTAATGTTATTCCTGTACATTTTACCTATGTTACTGCGGAAACCGCTAAGGGCAAGAAGAATTATACTTATGATGCACTTGCAAAGATTATTTCTGAAGGAAAGACAGTCCTTGCTAATGGTCCAGAGGAAGCTTTTAAAATTAAGATTGATACAGCTCTTGGATTGAATGATTTTTATGCTGATGATGGACAGCTTGTTTCTGCTTTAAGAAATGAGGGTGGCTTTGTAAGTCTAATAAATAAGTTGGAAGAGAACGAAAATAAGAGAAACACTTTTGAAACGGATATAGTTATTACTTCTCTTCGTCATCATGAAGCAGATGAAAGCAAGCTTGGGGATGAGGATTGTATTTATTTGAAGGGCTGCGTTTTTGATTTTAGAGGCTCTGTACTTCCTGTGGAATTTAAGGTAGCTAAAGAAGAGGGTATAAAGTATTTTGAAGACCTTGATATTTCTCCTACTAATCCTATTTTCACCAAGGTTCTTGGAAATATTATAAGTAGTACAATAGTAAACACAAAGGAAGAAGAATCTGCTTTCGGAGGTCCAATTGTAAATACTACTGAGAAGAAAGTTAAGGAATGGGTAGTTAGCACTTGCCTTAAAGAGCCTTATGGATTTGGAGAACCTAAGAATATAACAGCAGAGGAACTTACTAAGGCAATGCAGGAAAGAGAAGTTCATCTTGCAGAAGTAAAGAAGAGAAGCGATGAATATAAGGCAAAGAAGAATACAGGAAACGCTCCTGTCCCTACCCCTATGACAGCCGTTCCTGACATGGCAAACATCGCCAAGGGTTCATTTAATTTTTAATATAAAGGAGAGAGAAAGACATGGGAAGTATTAATTTACTCTCTCTTGAGCCTCATAAAGTTTCAAGAGATTTATCAGGTTATATAACATATATCTATGGCGCTCCCAAGGTAGGTAAAACTACTTTGGGTTGTTAGATGCCAAATCCATTGCTACTTGCTTTTGAAAAAGGATATAATGCCATTGGAGGAATTTATGCTTAGGATATTACTTCATGGGCAGATTTAAAAGCTACTGTAAAGGAGCTTAAAAAGGCAGAAGTTAAAGAAAAGTTTAAGTCTGTTATTATTGATACTGTTGATATTGCAGCTTCACTTTGTGATAAATATGTATGTGATTAGAACGGAGTAAGTGCTTTAGGAGAGATTCCTTATGGCGGAGGTTGGTCGCTTTTAAAGAAAGAATTTGAAAGTACCTTTAGAACAATTACTTAGCTTGGTTATGCGGTATGTTTCATCTCTCATATGAAGCAGGAAGATTTTAAGAGACAAGATGGAACAGGATATACTCTTACTCGCCCCTCTGTATCAGATACTTATAATAAAATAATTGAGAATATGGCTGACTTATATGGTTATATTCATACCGTATATGCAGATGGACATTCAGAAGTTAGAGTAACATTTCGTTCTATTGATGGAACAATTTCTTGTGGAGGTAGGTTTAAATATATTACCCCAGAAATTCCTTCTTCTTATGAAAATTTAGTAAAAGCACTAAATGATGCAATTGATAAAGAAGCAAAAGAAAAAGGCAGTCAATATATTACAGAAGAAAAGATGAAGCCTGTATTAGTAGCTGAATTAGATTATGATGCTTTAATAGCTAAATTTAATGACCTAGTACAGAAAATTATTTCTGCTCATTCAGAAGAAGATTTTGATAAAAACTGGTCACCAAAGATTGTTTAGATTACAGAAACATATTTGGGAAAGGGCAGAAAAGTAAATCAGTGTACAAGAGATTAGGTAGAAATGCTTAGCTTAATTGTAGCAGATTTAGAAGAATTGGCTAAATAAAAATATTAAGATTAGGCTTGTAATTTTCAATAAAATGGATTTTACAAGCCTTTTATTTTTTAGAAAAGAAAGTGAATAATTATGGCGCACAAAGTAAAATGTGTAAAATGTGGTTGCGAATTTGATAGAGACAAGGTACAAGCGGTAAGAATAGGCGCTCGCCGCTATGGTCACGCTACTTGTTATCCTGAAATCACTGATTATGTTCCTCTTGTGCAAATGACAGAAGAAGAAAAAGAGCTAAAAAACTTAGAGGAATATATTAAACAAATTTATAAGATAGATTATATTGACGCAAAAATAAGAAAACAAATAAAAGATTATAAAACACAATATGGTTATAGTTATTCAGGAATGCAAAAAACGCTGTATTGGTTTTATGAAATAAAAAATAATCCAATAGAAAAGGCAAAAGGAAGCATAGGAATTATTCCTTATATATATAAAGAAGCATATGATTATTTTTATAATATCTATCTTGCTCAAGAAGTGAATAAAGGGCAAGTATTATATATTCCAGAATCAAAAAATGTAGTCATTCCGCCCCCTGTTGCCGCACAGCCAGAGAAAAAATATTTTAATATATAAGGAGTGAAAATTATGCCTTATACAGATACTACTGCTATTGTGCAAGTAATAGGCGGAATTTTTATTAAAAATGATTTATTAGATGACACAAATTATATTTTTCATGAAGAAGATTTTCCAGAAGATTTTCATAAAATTTTATTTGGTTCAATTTATAATCTACATTTGGCAGGAGTTAATAAAATTACTATTCAAACAATAGAAGATTATTTAAGAGAAAAACCAAAAAGTTATGGAGTATATCAAAGTGGAAGAGGCTCTGATTATTTAAAAGAAATTACTGAGCATACAGAAATTGATTCATTCGATTATTATTATAGGAGAATGAAAAAAATGACCTTAATGCGAATGTATAATACTGTTGCAGGTATAGATTTAAAATATCTTTACGACCCTGACAATATTTTTGACTCTACTAAAAAACAAAGATAGGAAGAGTGGTTCGATTCTACACCTATTGAGGAAATTGCGGATATTATTGATAATAAAATTATGGATATTCGTTTGAAATATGCGGAAAATGCTGACCAATCTGCAGTAAATGCAGGAGATGGTATTGATGCTCTATTAGAGAGATTGCAGACTACTCCTGAAATAGGCGTTCCATTGTTTGGTGGCGGTATTATTAATGCCGTTACGAGAGGTGCTAGATTAAAGAAATTTTTCTTGCGCTCCGCAAGTACAGGTTTAGGAAAAACAAGAAGTATGATTGCAGATGCTTGTTATATCGCTTGTGATAAAATTTATGATTCAGAAAAAAAAGCTTGGGTGGATAATGGTACAAAAGAACCTACTTTATATATATCAACAGAACAAGAAAAAGATGAAATTCAAACTATGATGTTAGCTTTTCTTTCCGACGTTAATGAAACACATATTCTCGATAATGAATATGAAGAAGGTGAATATGAAAGAGTTTTAGAAGCTGCTATGATACTTAAAAGTAGTCCTTTATATGTACAATAGCTCCCAGATTTTTCAATGCAAGATATAGAAAAAACATTAAAGAGAAATATTAGAGACTATGGCGTTAAATATTTATGCTTTGATTATCTACATTCTTCTATGAAAATTCTATCTGAAGTGAGTTCTAAAGCGGGCGTAAAAGGATTAAGAGAAGATAATGTGTTATTTATGATTTCTATACGCTTTAAAGATTTATGTAATCAATATGGAATTTTTATTTTATCCGCAACTCAATTAAATGGAAATTATCAAGAAGCTAAAGTTTATAATCAAAATTTGCTAAGAGGCGCAAAAGCTATTGCAGATAAAGTAGATATGGGTCTTTTGATGTTGGAAGTAAGTCCTGAAGATTTAGAAGCTTTAAAACCTGTCTTAGAAAATGGACAATATGATACTCCTTTTATTAAAATGTCTGTTTATAAAAATCGTAGAGGAGAATATAATAATTTATTACTTTGGTGTAAAGCCAATAGAGGAACTTGTAAAATTATCCCCATGTTTGCTACAGATTATCAGTATAAATTAATTCCAATAAGAGAACTTAACATTCAAGTTAAATCCGAAGAAGAATAGTCACCTTTTTAATAAGGAGAAAATATTATGTATAGTCAAGAGGAAATGAATCAAATAAAAGAATCTTTAACTATGGAATAGATATTTCATTTTTTAGAAACGCAAGAAGCAGAACCTTGTATTAAAGAAAATGTTATCATCTCTAAAACGATATGTCATAACCATAAGGGAGAAGGCTCTCATAAATTATATTATTATGATAATACAAAACTTTTTAAATGCTATACTGATTGTGACGATACTTTTGACATCTTTGAGCTTGTTATAAAAATAAAAACAAGAGAAGAAAAAATTAAATGTTCTTTATATAATGCAATTAATTATGTTAAATGTTTTTTTGGATTGCAAGATAATTTAGAAGATAGTGATTTTTTTATTAGAGAATTAAAAGATTGGCAGATTTTTCAGAGATATGATAATCAAAAAGAAAAAGATACTCCAATTATAGAACTAAAAAAATATAATAAAGATATTCTAAAATATTTACCGCATCCTAGAATTATTCCTTGGGAAAAAGAAGGTATAAAACCAAATATTATTGAGTATCAAAATATTCTATATAATCCTCTAAGTGAGAGTATTGTTATCCCTCATTTTGATATAGATAATAATTTAATAGGAATAAGGGAAAGAACTTTGGTAAAAGAAATAGAGAAATCAAATTATGGTAAATACCATCCTGCAATTTTTCATGGATAGATGTATAATCACCCTTTAGGATTTTCTTTATATAATTTAAATAATAGTAAAAACAATATTAAAAAAATGCAAAAAGCTATTATTTGGGAATCGGAAAAAAGTTCTCTCTTATACGAAAGTTATTTTGGAATTGAAAATGATATTACTTGTGCTTGTTGCGGCAGCTCAATACAAGATTATCAAATTTATCTTTTACTGTCTTTAGGAGTAAAAGAAATTATTATTGGATTTGATAAGCAATATCAGACAATTAGAGATGAAGAATGGAAAAGATGGACAAAAAAATTAACTAAGATACATAAAAAATATAGTCCTTATGTTACAGTATCTTTCTTATTTGATAAAGATAATAATGTTTTATCTTATAAAAGCTCTCCTATTGATGAAGGTCCAGAAAAATTTTTAAAACTATATAATAATAGAATTTTTTTATAAGAATGTGAGGTTAAAATATGAAATATTAGCTAATAAAGACTCCTTGTGAAGAGTTAGATATTGAAAGACAGGTACTTGTAAATAGAAATATTGATAAAAATTTACTTTCACATTATTTATCTACAACAGATGAAGATATTAATTCTTTTGAATTATTAGATAATCTCAAAGACGGTGCAAAAATATTAATGACAGCAATTAAAAATAACGCTGATGTTATTAATATTGTAGATTCGGATTGCGATGGAATGACAAGTTCTGCTATTATGGCAAATTTTTTATATGATTTATTTCCTGTTTGGACAATTTAGCATTTAAAATTTTTCTTTCATGCAGGAAAGTCACATAATCTTTCAGAGCTTATTGAAAGATAGCAAGATTACTCTGGAGTAGGATTAATATTATGCCCTGATTGCGGAAGTAATGATATTCGAGAGCATGAATATTTTAAAAATTTAAATATTCCCGTTCTTATTCTTGACCATCATGATATAGAAACAGAAATTAGCCCTTACGCAATTACTATAAATAATATGGCTTGTAATTATCCTAATAAATCTTTTTCAGGCGCAGGTATTGTATGGCAATTTTGTAGGTATTTGAATTATATTTTTAATAATTCTTCTAATTATGCAGATAATTATTATGATTTAATGGCTTTAGGTTTAATGGCAGATATGGAAGAAATGACTTCAATTGAGACAAAGCATTTAATTTGGAAAGGCTTTGAAGAAAGTAATATAAAAAATCCTTTTATTGAAGGGATGATAAAAAAGAATTAGTTTTCTTTGAACAAAGCTGATTATCTTTCTTATAGAGGACTAGCTTGTACACCAATGGGCGCCGCGTTTTTCATAGCTCCTTTTGTAAATGCCATAAGTAGAAGTGGCACTTTAGAGGAAAAAGAAATAGTTTTTAATTCAATGTTGAAGTATAAAGCTTTAAAAGAAATTCCTTCTACTAAAAGAGGTCACAAAGAAGGAGATATGGAAACTGTTGTAGATGCGGCATTAAGAATTTGTACAAATGTAAAAAATAGGCAAACAAAAGCTCAAGATGCAGGATTAGAATATTTTGAAAATTAGATTCAAAATAATGAAGAAATTAAGAAAAATAAAGTTCTATTATTTCTTGTAAATAATAATTAGATAAATTCAAGTATTGCTGGTTTATGTGCAAATAAACTCGCAACAAAATATCAAAGACCTTGCTGTATTTTATATCGAATAGATGAAGAAAATGACGAAGAAGAATTATATGCGGGTTCCGCGAGAGGCTGTGAATTAGCGGGAATAGCAGATTTTAAACAAATTTGTTTAGATTCTGAATAGGTTGTATGGTGTAAAGGTCATGCTAATGCTTTTGGATTATGTATTAATAAAAGAAATATTCCTGAATATTTTAATTATACAAATAAAGTTTTAAAAGATATTTCCGCAGAACCTATTTATTATGTAGATTATGAGATAGAAGAGCAAGATATTAATTTATCAAATATAATTTCAGAAATCGCTAAAATGAATGATTATTGGGGAAAAGGATTGAATAGAGCTTATATAGCAGTAAAATTTAATGTTACTCCTGATAATTTTAAGGTTATGGGTTCAAATACTCTAAAATTTATTCTTCCTAATAATATTTCTGCTATTAAATTTAATGGGACAGAAGAAGAAATATAGAATTTATCAATAGAAAAAGGTTGCTTAAAAATTGAAGCGGTATGTAAATGTAATCTTAATAGTTGGAATGGAAAAACTACTCCTTAGCTTTTAATTGAAGACTATAACATAGCATAGAAAGTATCATATTTCTTTTAATTTACTTTTTTAAAAAAATATGATATAATATATTTATAAATAAAAAATATAAGGAGGAGTAAAGCCTAATGAAATTAACTATAAAACAAGAAGAAGGCTTGAAGATTGCAATAGCCAGATATCGTAATCACGAAAAGTTTACGACTATCTCTGGCTATGCCTAAAAGCTGGAGTAGGTAAAAGTACATTAATTAAATTTATTATTGACGCAATAGGCTTTGATGAAGAAGATGTAGCTTATGCTACTTTCACAGGTAAAGCTGCGGAAGTGCTAAGGAAGAAAGGAAACCCTAACGCTTGCACCCTCCATAAATTGCTTTATGATTCCTATCCTCTTCCTACTGGTGGTTTTAAAAGAATACCTAAAATTGCTTTGGACTATTCTATTATCATTGTAGATGAAGTTTCAATGGTTCCAAAATCAATGATTGATTTACTATTGCGGCATTCTAATATTTATGTAATTTTTTTAGGAGACCCTTTTCAACTTCCTCAAATCAATAAAAATGAAGAAAATCATTTATTAGATAATCCGCACATCTTCTTATCAGAAGTTATGCGGCAAGCACAAGATTCTGAAATAATTAGATTGAGTATGAAAATTAGAGAAGGAATAGATTTTAACTTATCTGAATTTGAAAAAGAAGTTAAAGTTCTACCTTACTCCAATGTTAATTTAGGCATGTTAGACTGGGCAGACCAGATTTTGGTTGCTACTAATCGTATGAGACATACTATTAATGAGCAAATGAGAACTTTTTATGGATATGAGGGTGAATTACCTCAAGAGGGAGAAAGGATTATCTGTAAAAGAAATTATTGGGAAGATGTTCTTCCTAATAGCGCTTTAGTAAATGGAACGACAGGTATAATTTCTAATATAAAATCAAAAAATATTTTCTTTACAAAAATTCAACAATCTATTGATGCAATATCCGCAGACTTCCAGCCCTTCGATGAAGATGATAAATTTCAACATTTAATTATGGATAAAAATTATTTTAAAACAGAAGAAACTTCTCTTTCAGATAAAGAAAATTATTCTGTTGCGCGAAGTAAAGATAAATATTATATTCCTAAGCAATTTACTTATGCTTATGCTATTACTACTCATGCCGCACAAGGTAGTGAATGGGAAAAAGTTGTAGTATTAGAAGAATCTTTCCCTTTTGATAAAACTGAACACGCCCGCTGGCTTTATACAGCTTGTACAAGAGCAAGTAATAAACTTGTACTTATCCGCAATTGATTTGATTTTATTATAAAAATATGATATAATATTAATATAAATAAGAGAAGAAAAGAGGTATAAAAATGCAGAGATGTGATATTCATTGTCACACAAGAGGTTCAAATATGAGATTAAGAGATGCTCTACCTACTCCTGAACAGCTTATAGATAGAGCTATTGAAATAGGACTTGCAGGAGTTTCTATTAGTGACCATGAATTTCTTGGAATGCATATCAGAGCTAATAAATATGCAGAAAAAATAAAAGACAAAAATCCTCTTTTTAAAGTTATGTTAGGAAATGAAATTTATCTTATAGATGAAAGAGGTTCAGATAAGCATTGGCATTTCTTATTAACAGCGAAAGATAAAATAGGTCATAAACAGCTTCGAATACTTTCTTCAAAAGCTTGGCTTAATGTATATACTTCCAGAGGTATGGAAAGAGTGGATACTTTAAAATCAGACCTCGAAGATATTCTTAAAAGAGACCCCGGACATATTATTGGAAGTACAGCATGCTTAGGTTCAGAATTAGGAAATAGAATTTTAAATCTAACAGCAGCTGAAAAATTGGGCGACGTAGAGTCTGCGCAAAGAGAACATGATGGTATCGTTAAGTTTATTCTTTGGTGCAAAGATATTTTTAAAGATGATTTTTATATTGAAGTTCAGCCCGGCATAAGTAAAGACCAGATTACTGTTAATAGAAGATTAGTTTCTATTGCTCATTGTTTTGATTTAAAAATGATTCCTACTTCTGATGCTCATTATTTAAAAAAAGAAGATAGATATATACATAAAGCTTTTCTTAATAGTGAAGAGAAGGAAAGAGAAGTAGATGCTTTTTATCAGGATACTTATTTACATTCTAATGAAGAGATGATAGAAAAATTTAAACTTTCTGATTATGATGAAATGTTTGTTGAAGAAATGTTTCAGAATACTATGGAGATATATAATAAAGTTGAAAATTATTCTCTTCATCATTCTCAGCAAATACCTACTATTGAACTAAAAGATTATCCTATTATAGATAATGATATCGAAGGATATCCTACTTTATCTTCTATGTATCATTCTCCTGATAAAATTGATAGATATTGGGTAAATGAGTGTATAAATAAATTAAATGAACTTGGGAAGTATAATAAAAAATATCTTGATGAGTTAGAAGAAGAAGCGAATGTAAAATATATTATAGGTAAAAAATTAAATACTAATATGTTTAGTTATCCTATAACTCTTGCTCACTATATTAATTTAATTTGGGAATGCGGAAGCACTGTTGGTGTAGGTAGAGGTTCTGCTTGTTCCGCTCTCAATCATTATTTATTGGGTAGACTGTGTTGTTAATGCCCGTTAATACCTAATCATTTCGTCAATGAGGTCTTATAAGCATCTTGTTTAATAAGAGTAAGTAAAAAATACTTATAAGGCTGTCGGGGAAGGCTAAACCTAACAAATTAGGCAAGTTAATCCCGAGCTAAATAATTAAATATTTTATGAGGATATTCTGAAAGAAAGGAGGTTAAAAGAGTATGTATTGTTATATGATTATTAATAAAATTAATCATAAGAAATATATTGGAATTACAACTAATTTTGAAAAAAGAATGGCTTAGCATAAAAGATAGAAAACATCAAGTTTAATCCATCAAGCTATTCAAAAATACGGAGAAGAAAATTTTGAATATCAAATTATTGCAGACGAATTATCTGTTGAAGAAGCAGAAAAAATGGAGATAAATTTGATAGAAAAAGAAAATTCTCTCGTACCAAATGGATACAATATTGCAAAAGGTGGACTATATGGCGGGCGTGGTCTTGTTATATCAGACGAAGACGTTTTTTATATAAAAACTCATCGGAATATTCCTGAATATCTCTTATATGATTTATTTTGTGATAAAATGAGTCATGGATATTTCTTACAAATATATAGAGATGAAGTGAGAAAAGAAATTTGTCCAACTGTTGATATGTACTTTGATAACTTAGCTTTTTCTTGTTAGTTTATAAAAACAAAATTTACATATGAAGACATTGTAAATATAAGAGTCGCGTATGCTGAATTAAAAGATTGGAAAGAACTATATCCTTTGTACAAAGAAAAGTGTTCAAAAAATACTTTTTTCGATATCTTCAGAGGTCAAAGTTTTAAATTAATTATGCCAGAAGTCTTTTCAGAAGAAATAAAAAAGAAAAGATATTCTTTACAGCGGGGAAATGAAAAGAACCCAAATGCAAAGTTAACAAAAAACGATATTCTTACAATCAGAAAACTAAGAGAACAAGAAAAGAAAAGTGTTAAAGAAATTTCGATGCTGTATCCTCAAGTATCGAGAACAACTATATCCGATATCATAAGATATCGGACTTGGAAAAATATATAAAATATTTAATTAAAATGTGTATCGACTATTCACGCTAAGTGAAGTAAAGTTACTATTGACACGTAACTTGAAATGGTATTCTTCCTTTTTGGAAGTAAGAGATAGTCAGTCCCATTAGAAATAATGGTGGAAAAACGATTACTCAATTAGACCCTCTCGAGTGGAATTTTCCTTTCTTCCGTTACATGAATAGAGATACAGAAGAGTTAGGAGATATAGATATAGATGTATGTTCTACAAAAATAGCAAAAATATTAAAAGAAATTAAGCATGAAAGAGGTCAAAGATTTTTACCTGAAATTGATGAAATCTCAAAAGAAAATCTCGGAGCTGTATATGTTTGCACATATGGAACAGAAACTACTAAGAGTGCAATTTTAACAAGTTGTAGAGGATATCGCTCTGAAACTTGTCCTGAAGGTATCGATGTTGATATAGCACAGTATATCTCTTCTTTAGTTCCTTCTGAAAGAGGATTCGTGTGGAGTTTACATGATGTATATTATGGAAACCCAGAGAAAGGTAGAAAGCCAGTTATTCCTTTTAAACAGACAGTAGATTCATATCCCGGACTATATGATATTATGTGTGGTATTGAAGGTTTGATTTCAAGAAGAGGACGCCATGCATCAGGAGTGCTTTTTTTGGATAGTGACCCTTATGAATTTAATTGTTTCATGAAATCTCCTTCCGGAGAAGTTACTACACAGTATGATTTACATGATGCAGAATGGGCAGGTTCTACAAAATTTGATTTATTAGTAACTGAAATTCAAGACAAAATTGTAGAAACTATTAAATTTTTACAGCAATATAATGAAATAGATGCTTCATTAAGTTTAAGAGAAGCTTATAATAAATATCTTTTAACAGAGATGTCTTTAGAAGATAAAAATACATGGAAAACTATTCAAAATGCAGATAGCTTAGATTTATTCCAACTTGATTCTCCTATTGGAAGACAAGGAGCAAAAAAAGTAAAGCCTTGTAATATGTATGAATTATCTGCTACTAATGGCGTTATTCGTCTTATGACACAAGAGAAAGGTGCGGAAACTCCTCTTGAGAAGTATGTAAGATTTAAAAATAATCCTAAAGAATGGCAAAAAGAAATGGACTTTTATAAATTGACAAAAGAAGAGCAACAGACAATAAGAAAATATTTAACTGAAACAAGCGGCATTGGAATATCTCAAGAACAGCTCATGAGAGTTCTAATGGATAAAAATATTTGTAATTTTAGTTTAAAAGAAGCAAATACTGCTCGCCGCATTGTAAGTAAGAAAAAAATGAATCAAATTCCTGTTTTAAAGGAACAGATTTTTTCTAAAGCAATAGACCAAAATGTTGCTCAATATGTATGGGACGTTGTAGTAGCGACACAATTGGGATATGCTTTTAGCGATATTCATTCAATGTCTTATTCTTATATAGGTTATCAATCAGCTTATCTTCCAACACATTGGAATCCTCTTTATTGGAATACCGCTTGCCTTATCGTCAATAGTGGTATGGTAGAAGATGACGGAGAAGGAAAAGAAAAGCAAACTGATTATGCCAAAAATGCGAAAGCTCTTTGCAAAATGGCATCTAATAATATTAAAGTATCTTTAGTAGATATTAACAAATCAGACTTAACTTTCAAGCCTAATCTTGAAGATAATGAAATTCTTTTTGGAATGAAAGCTTTAACAAGAATGAATCAAGAAACCGCGGAAAAAATTATTGCGGGCAGACCTTATTTTTCTATGAAAGATTTTTTAACAAGATGTCCTTTAAATAAAAGCACCATGATTCCTTTAATTAAAGCTGGGGCATTCGATAAATTAATGCAAAGTTGGGCAGAAAAAATAAAAATTGAGCCTCGTATTTTAGCAATGGTTTATTATCTTAGTTTAAATTGTGACGCTAAAAAGAAAATTACTTTGCAAAATTTTAATGGATTAATTCAAAGTGGTATTATTCCTCAATCTTTATTTCCTATTATTAAAGTTTATAATTTTAATAAATATTTAAAGAAATTTAAGAGAGGAAAGTATTATCTTTTTGATAACCTAAGTTTAACTTTTTATAGAAATAAATATGACATAAATAATATTTCATATATTAATGGTATTTATTGTATTTTACAAACAACTTGGGATAAAATTTATTCTCATGAAATGGATTTAGCAAGAGAATGGTTAAATCAAAATCAAGAGCAAGTATTGAAAGATTATAATTTTGCTCTCTTTAAAGATGCTTGGAATAAATATGCTCAAGGTTCAATTTCTGCATGGGAAATGGAAGTGTTGTGTTTTTATCATCACTCTCATGAGTTACAGAATATTAATACTGTTAAATATGGACTTTCAGACTTTAATACTTTACCTGAGACCCCTATCATAGAAAAAAGTTTTAAGAGAGGAAATTCTATAATTCCTATTTATAAAACTTATAAAATTGTTGGTACAGTTATTAGTAAAGATGATAACCGTTCAACTATTTCTATATTAACCACAACAGGAGTTGTAAATGTAAAATTCACAAAAGAATATTATGCTATGTATGCTAGACAAATATCAGAAAAGCAAGAAGACGGAACGAAAAAAGTTATGGAAAAAGGTTGGTTTAAAAGAGGAACTTTAGTAATGTGTACTGGTTTCCGCAGAGAGGATACTTTTGTATGTAAATCTTATAAGCATACGCCAACCCACCAATTATATAAAATTACCAAAATTTATAATAATGGTACAGAAATGGAGCTTGAACATGAACGATATTCAGAAGAAGTATAAAATAATAGCTTTAATTGGTCCAAGTGGCAGCGGGAAAGATACTATTAAAAAATCCATTTTAAAAAATACAAATTATAATAATATTATTCCTGCTACTACCCGCCCGATGAGAGAGAGAGAAAAAGATGGCGTTGATTATTTCTTTATGACAGAAGAAGATTTCACTAAAGCAATTTTAAATGGAGAGATAATGGAAGCTTCTTGTTTTAATGGTTGGTACTATGGAACAATACAAATGTCTTTATCTCCTGAAAAAATTAATATTGGAGTTTTTTGTCCTGAAGCATATGAAAATCTTTTAGGAAATCCAGAATTAGATATTATTCCTTTCTATATTGAAGTTTCAGATAAACAACGTCTATTGAGAGCGCTTAACAGAGAAGATACGCCCGATTGTTCTGAAATTTGTAGGCGATTTTTACAAGATAAAAAAGATTTTTCAGATATTAATGATGAATTTACTTTAATTACTTTTAAAAATAATAAGAAAAAATTTACTTATTTTCTTGGGGAGGCAATCGTTGATTTTGCTAATAAGCATTGGTCGAAGTAAAATAACTTAAAATTATAATTTTTCATATTTTAAGTGGAAAATATTTTCCTTAAAATGATTAAATAATTAGGAGGTCCAGAAATATGGAAATTATTAAAAGAGATGGCAGAAAAGTCTAGTTTAATAAAAAGAAAATTGAAAGAGCCATACTTGCCGCATTTAAACAAGTTGACGGAGAGATTTCTGAATATGCCGAAAAAAAGGCTGAGAATATTTCAAATTATATTGAAGATATTGCAACAGAAAAAAAATTAAGTGTTGAAGATATTCAGGATTTAGTCGAAAAAGGATTAATGTCAACTAAGAGGAAAGATGTTGCTAAGGCTTATATTCTTTATAGAGAAGAGAGAAATCAAGCAAGAGGCAATATAACCGATAAAACTATTACGGATTTTCTAAAAGGAGATAATGAATATTGGAAGACAGAAAATTCCAATAAGAATGCTACTGTTGTGACAGTACAAAGAGACTATCTCGCAGGTATTGCTAGTACAGATTATAGTCGTAGAAAGTTGTTAGACGCGGATATTTGTGAAGCTCATGATAAAGGTATAATTCATTAGCATGATATAGATTATATGGCACAAAATGCTTTAACAAATTGTAGTTTAATTAATTTAGAAGATATGCTCCAAAATGGTACTAATATCAATGGAGTAATGATTGAAAAGCCTCATCGTCTATTAACTGCTGTAACAATAGCAACATAGATTATTACGGCGGTAGCTAGTTCTCAGTATGGCGGCTGTACTATTTCTTTAACTCATTTAGCACCTTTTGTAGAAGATAGCAGAAAAAAGTATTATGAAAAATATATTGAAAGAGGCTTTAGTGAAGAGCAATCTAAAAATTTCGCAGAAGAGGATTTACAAAAAGAAATCTCTGATGCCGTTTAGACTTTTAATTATCAAATTAATTCTATGAGCACTACGAATGGGCAAGCACCATTCCTCTCTGTATGTATGTATTTAGGAGAAACAAAAAGATATAAAGAGGATTTAGCTCTTTTAATAGAAGAATTTTTAAAACAAAGAATGCAAGGCATGAAAAATGAAAAAGGAGTATATGTAACACAAGCTTTTCCTAAACTTCTTTATGTTTTAGAAGAGGATAATATTCATAAAAATTCTCCTTATTGGAAAATAACAGAGCTTGCCGCAAAATGCACTGCAAAGCGTATGGTTCCAGACTACATTTCAGAAAAAAAATTAAAAGAAATGAAAAATGGAGACTGTTTTCCTTGTATGGGTTGTAGAAGTTTTCTTAGTGCTGATAGAGTTAAAGAAAATATCTCAAGAGCTAAGAATTATGATTCAGATAAAGGAAAATATTATGGAAGATTTAATGTTGGCGTAACGACATTAAATTTACCTGATATAGCTTTTTCTTCTCATAAGAATGAAGAATTATTTTGGAAGCTTTTTGAAGAAAGAACTGAACTTTGTCATAGAGGATTACAAGCTCGTATTAAAAGACTTGAAAAAATAACTTCTGATGTCGCACCTATTTTGTGGCAACATGGAGCTTTTGCAAGATTAGATAAACATGAAAGCATAAGAGAGCTTCTTCACCATGGTTATGCTACTGCTAGCTTGGGATACGCTGGTTTATATGAATGTGTAAAATATATGACTGGAAAATCTCATGCAGTTGAAGGAAGAAGCAGAAATTTTGGATTAAAAATTATGGAAGCTCTTGAAAAAAAGTGTGAATAGTGGAAGCAAGAAGAAGATATTGATTATAGCGTATATGGGTCTCCTGAAATTTAAAAAGTTAGATTCTATGGGAGCTTATCTAGTGATAGATAATGAAAAAATCGCTTAATTCGGGGAATCGAAAGAAATCCCGAGCTAAATTATTATTATTTTTAATTATTAAAAAAGAAAGGAGACAAAAGATGAACTATTTTAAAGAGTTGCCTACAAATGCAAAAGTAATCAAGAATACTTTAAATTGGTGTACTCCAGATGGAAAAATCTATGGACAAGAAACTCGAAAAGTCCCAAATAGATGGTATAAAGATATACTTACTCCTGTAAAACATTATGGAGAATATTTTGAGTGCGCATCCTCTTTAGTACAGGGCTATAAATACTGTACATTAAAATATATTGATAAAAATGGTAAATATATTAAGAAAAAAAGAAGATAGCATATTGTTATAGCAGAAACTTTTATCCCAAATCCTAAAAATCTTCCTATTGTAGGTCATAAAAATAATATAAAAACTGATTGCAGAGTCGATAATTTATATTGGACTACTTATTCTGAAAATACGCAAAAAGCAATTAATGATGGATTATTAATAAATGATAAAGGATATAATGATAGTCAATCTAAACCTGTTGTAATGTATGAAACAAAAACAAATAAAGAATTGGGAAGATATGGTTCGATAAAAGAAGCTGCAAGATTAACAGGGTGTCCTGCCTCAACCATTGGTAGACAAGCAAAATATAAAAGACCTGTTAGAAAAGATTGGTATTTTAGATACCAAGATGAACAATATTAAAAATAATAATATAAATGTGTAGAGACTATCGAACGGTGACAAGCCTAGTAGAGTAGCAAAAGCGAAAGAGCGAACCCCTTTGAGAAAAAGGGTGAAAAGATAGTCCAAAAACAAAAAGTGAAGGATAGAATCCACAACTTATAAATTCGCTAAGACTTTAAAGAAAAGATTTGGAGAAGATATCTTTATTAAACTTGATGGTCAAGATAGAAATTTCATCACCAATAGTTATCATCTTCCAGTTTTTGAAAAAATAGACGCTTTTTCTAAATTATCTATTGAAGCTGAATTTCAAAAACATAGTGCGGGTGGCGCAATAAGTTATATAGAGACTCCAAATTTACAAAATAACATTCCCGCTGTTCTATCTATTATTTAGTTTATTTATAATAATATTGCATATGCTGAATTAAATACAAAATCTGATTATTGTCATAATTGTGGCTATGACGGAGAAATATTGATTGATAATAATATGCAATGGTATTGTCCTAATTGTGGCAATAGAGATTAGTCAAAAATGAACGTTGCAAGAAGAACTTGCGGATATATCGGAGCGCATTTTTGGAATTATGGGCGAACTCAAGAAATAAAAATGAGAGTTGTTCATTTAGATTAAGGAATTTATAATTTATGTTGGAGGTTTCAACAAATATGTTCGTTGCTTATGCAGATATTAAAGAAAATGATACAACAAATGGAAAAGGAATATGCGTATCTTTTTGGACATAGGGGTGTCCACATCATTGTTTTAATTGCCATAATCCAGAAACTTGGTCTTTTATGGGTGGTAAAAGAGATACCGCCGAAGATATTCTAAAGAAAATTCTTGTTGCAATAGATAAAAACGGTATAAAACGAAATTTTAGTATTTTGGGCGGAGAACCTCTCTGTTATGAAAATATTTTTTTGGTAGAATACTTAATAGACAATGTAAGGATTATGTTTCCAGATATTACAATTTATTTGTGGACAGGATATGAAAAACAACATTTTAATTTACTTCAATAGAATGTAGCTAATAAAGTTGATGTTTTAATTGACGGTCCTTATATAGATTCATTAAGAGATATAACTCTTGATTTAAGAGGGTCTTCAAATTAGACAATATCTTATATGCGTAAAGGAGAAAAACATGAATAATATACCTATTGGAAATATGTATGAAATTAATCAATAGTTAGTGAATAAAGAAAATCCTTTATCTAATAGAGAGATAGATTTAAAAAGAGCTGATTTGATTAATTATTTTGAAAGAAAAGAAAAATATTATATGCTTTTATGTAAAGAATTAAGCGATTATACTGTATATGTTCTTAAAGGTTCTTTTAATTCAAGACAAAAGGCAAGTTATGAAGTTATTGAAACTCTAAAAGAAAGAGGAGTTATTTACGCAATAGATAAACAAAAAAATGGGGCTTATGAAATTTGGTTGAAGCCTTTTATGGAAGATTTGCCCCATGTTTATTACTTATTTCCTTATTCTCAAGCAGTTATTGAATGCTAAGGAGGAAAAATATGGATAATAAAATTATTGTAAATATTTCTATGTTCGATAGTTTTTAGAAAATTAAAGTTTATTCTAATGGACTATGTATAAAAGAATACGCTTGCAATTTAGAAGATTTGCCGCGTTCAATTTCTACTCTTGTAGAGCAAGAGAATTGTAACTGTGTAAATTTATTTGGTTCTACTAATTTTCTAGAAAAAATAAAAAAAGATACTTTAACAGAGTATACTAAAAATTATGGAAATAAAAATTTAATTATTAATATAAATTAAGGAGTCATATTAATATGAAATATTTAATTAAAACAGTAGAAGTTTATAGATTGGCGAATGAAGAAGAAGTTAAAAATTTTCTTGAAGAGCTAAAAGCTGATGGAAATTTTGAAATTGTTAAATACAGTAGTCAAAAGAAAGAAAAGAAAGAAAAGGGCGAAGTTGTTGATGAATGGATTCGCTTTGAAGTAGTAAAATCTTTTAATGACGAAAAAGAGCCTATTTTTAATGTAAGCACTGAATATACAAGAGGAGAATAAAAATATGATTAAATTCAAGAAAATTAAGCCAAATGCAACAATTCCTACACAGGGAAGTAAATACGCGGCAGGTTATGATTTATATGCTTGTATTGATGAGCCTATTCCTATTCAGCCTCATACAACTGTCAAAATTGGAACAGGTGTTGCAATTACTCCTCCTAAAATTGCAGATATTAATACTTTTGGAGCTATTTTCGCTCGTAGCGGACTTGCTACAAAGAAAGGACTTAGACCTGCGAATTGTGTCGGTGAAAACTAATAAAAATTTTATCTTTGGTATTCTTTGATTAATCCGGTGAAATCTTTTTTCATATAATATTGATAAAAATTAAAAAGGAGAATAGAATATGGGAAAAAGAATAAACTGGGGTAGCGATGATGAATTTATTGCTAATTATTTAAAATTTAAAAGTTCAAGAAAAATGGGAGAGCTATATAATTGTGATAAAGGCTCAGTTTTAAACCATGCTAAAAAAATTAATTTTAATATAAATCAAATAAATAGGAATTATAAATTATCTTCCAAAGATAAAGAAAAAATAATAAAAGACTATAATTCAAAAACTTCAAGTGAGTTAGCAAAAGAATATAACGTATCAAGAGGAATGATTACAAAAACATGGTATGATGCAGGCTTAAAAGGAAAAGAACGAAAATATAAAAATACCACTGAGATAGATTTAACAGGACAGATTTTTGGAAAATGGGTAGTTTTAGGAAAATCTAATAAAAAAGCTTTAAATGGAAGCATATATTGGCGTTGCCGATGTGAATGTGGTAATGAAAAAGATGTCTTAGGGCAATCTTTAAGAGAAGAAAAGAGTTTAAGCTGCGGAAATCATTCTAACATATCTAAAGGTAATGAAAAAATTGCACAAATATTAAAACAAAATAATATTAAATATGAAACAGAAAAAATTTTTAATTCTTGTAAAGATAAAAGAAGTTTGCCTTTTGATTTTTATATAGATAATAGATATTTAATTGAATATGATGGAGAATAGCATTTTAACATAGATAGTATTTTTGATTATGAATATACTCATAAACATGATTTAATAAAATCTAAATGGTGCAAAGAAAATAATATTCCTCTTATACGAATACCTTATACTAGATATAAAGAATTAAATATTAAAGATTTATTGCTTGAAACAAGTGAATTTATAGAAAAATAAAAACGCCGACGTTAAACTGCGGAATTAAGCGGGAAGGCTAAGTTGAAAAATAAGCTAATCCGAACCGAAGGCTAAAATGTAAATAGGTTTAGTCAGGGGCAACGCATAGGAGATGACGAAAGAATAATTCTCCCACGAGGCCGCAGCACTTATATAGTGAAAAGATATGCTGAGCTTATGAGAAATCATAAGAGGTAGAAGATAAAAAACTTTTACGATAACAAATTGGTTTGCGATACAGACTATACGGGAGAATATATCGTTCCTCTACACAATGATTCAAATGTCCGTCAGATAATAGAACCTAATGAGCGTATTGCACAACTTATTTTCATTCCTTATGTGACAGATACATGGCAAGAGGTTGATGAACTTGAAGATACTGCTCGCGGAGATGGCGGTTTTGGAAGTACGGGGTCTCATTAATAAATGTTTATAGCTGGCGGAACGTAGACTATCGTATCTTAAATTTAAGATAGCCTTTTGATTTTTTTAGAATCAAAATTTGTTAATTAGGATTTTACATAAAAAATGTAAAATCCTAATTTTTTTTTGACTTTTTTAAAAAAATATGATATAATTTAAAAAATGAAAGTGGGTGTCAATTAATGATTTTAGCTTTAGATGCTAGTACAAAAAGTACAGGCTACGCTATTTTTGATAAAGAAAAATTAATGCAATATGGATATTTTACCGCCAGCTCTTCTGATTTATTATGCCGATTAGATAAGATGAAAAAAGAAATCATATAGATTATAGAGAAAATTTAGTCACCAATAGAATGTGTAATTTTAGAAGAAGTCCGCCCAGAATTGGGTAATAATATTAAAACTTATAAAGCTTTAATGTGGCTTCAAGCAATGATTGTCTTATTAATGCATGAAAAGTATAATTTAAAGGTAGAATTTTTATATCCAAGTGAATGGCGAAAAGTTTGCGGTATTGCCCAAGGTAGAGGTATTAAAAGAGAATAGCTTAAACAAGAAGATATCTCTTATGTAAAAACAACATTCAATATAAAAGAAGATATTAATGATGATACCGCTGATGCCATTGGAATAGGTTATGCTTACATTCAAAAAAATTCTGGCAGTAATACTCAAGAAACATTTTTAGAATGGTAAAAAAAAATAAAGGGAACAGTTGATATATTAATAATCATACTGTTCCCTTTATTTTTTTATAAATATCTAATATTGCTTCTCCATAAGAAGCAACAAAATCTGCAATATATTCTTCTTTAAGATAATCAAAAGATAAATCATATGAATATATAAAAGCATGAGTAATTTCATGAAGAAGGATTTTCTTCAAAAAATCTCCTCTCGCATTCTCATTTATATATATGCAATGATTTTGTAAATCACATACTCCTACGGAAAATTCTCCTAAATGTTTTCTTAATTTAGGAGAATCCGCAGGCTCAAAGGAGATATTCCAAACTATATTATTAATAGTTATAGTCATTTAATTTTATTAACTAATGTTGTTAATTTCTATTGTAAAAGAATTTTTTCCTCTGGAGTTGCGCCTTCTATCATTTCAGCTATATCAGAAGACAATTCAGAGAGATAATGCTCCAATTCTTTCATAGTAGTAGCATTATCTAAGTGTTTTTCTTTAGATTCCATATAATATCTACGAGTAATATGACTACGACCGTCTTTAGGATTTGAGCCTTCTCTTGATGAATCCCAATCTCTTGATATTCTCATATTATCTTTCATACCCATAGGACGTTCTTCATAATATTTGTAATAAGAATTTTCTTCTTTGTGATGCTCTTTTTCTTCCATAGCTTCAGTTATTGTACAATAATAGATTGTTTCTGCCAAATCTTTTATCATATCAACTGCTTCGCCCAATTCTTTTGTATCCACAGTTTCTGTGTGAGTTAGCTAATTTTGTACTAAAGAGATAAGCTAATTTTTCATAGTTTTTAAATTTTCCATTTAAATCAAGCCACCCTTTCTACAATTAAATTAGCATTCTATACATCAATAGCTTGAGTTGAAGTATTCTCAACAGCTATTGTTAAGCAACAATTCTTAGGTACGTCTAAATATATACTGCTAGCTACATTAAAATATTCTGCGACTGCGGCAGGTGTTACTATCATTGAAGTTGTATTCACAGGTTCTCCGCTTATAGCTAAAGCTAATGAAATAGCACCTGCAGTTCCACCCGTAGGAACAGCAATATTAGCACCAAATGTTACTTTAAATCTTGCTCTACACTGATTGGTCAAGCCTCGTAAAGTTACGAGACCTGAACCTTCTCTGTGGAGGATTGAGCAAGAACCTGAAACTGCTGTTTCATTAAAAAGAACATTTTGATTAGCAGCAACAGTCTACACTGCGTTAGCTGTAATTTCCATATCTCATTCCTCCCATTAATCAGATATTAGCGCATCCGCATCCGTTATAAGTGTTGCAATTGCAATAAGGATTTGCTACAACATATGCAGGAACGGGTGCAGGATTGATTGCATGAACAAGATAGTTATTTTGTGCTTGTTGAGAAGCAGCAAATTTAAGAGACTGATTTTCTGCTGTAAGAGAAGCAATCTTATCCTGAGTTAAGAAATCAAGAATTGAACGAGTATTTGCATCTTGATTTGCAATTATGTCTTTAGAAGCATCTGTAATTGTTCTGCGTGTTTGGCAAGACTGGTCAGCAAGATTGTAATTTAAATTAGCAAACTGAGTAGCGGACTCATATCTCTAATCGCAGCAACATTGCTGAAGTTGAGTGCCTAAACCTGTTAACTGAGCTGTAAGACTATTTGTATTCTACATATTTGCAATAGTATCAGCATTAACTGCGGCAGTCACAGCAGCTTGAGCACTTTGAATATTGTTTCCTAAAGTGTTAAAGCCATTGAGCATACCAGTATTCATAGCATAGAAGCCATCACAAAGACCATTATTTACACCATCAATTTTTCTTTCAAGATTTGCAAAATCAGATGTTAAAATATAGCCATCTGTGATTCCTGAAGCGGTAGCTCCTTCTCCTCCGAAAAGACCTCCGCGACCATTGCCCCATCCGCCTGCAAAACAGAATAAGAAAAGAATAATAATCCCATTATATTGTTATCTTATAGGTTTTTTATCCTATAATTCTAATACTTACCTTTCGTATTAGTTCAGCATATCTTTTCAACTATTTAAGTCATTTTTAATTTTCCAAGTACGATATTTTTTTACATCGTTTATAGTGGCTCTTGATACTCCAAATTCTTCTGCTAACTCAGAACTTGGAATTTCAGGATGCTTTCTTATATATTCTACTGAATCCCAATTTAATTTATGATTAGTAGCTTTTTCACCAGATAAATGTAATCCAGTTTTTACTGCATGAGCCCTATTTTCTAAATTGCTTACCCATTCTAAATTTTCCATATTGTTATTTAATTTGTTTCCATCTTTGTGATTTACTTGAGGTAGGTTATTTGGGTTAGATATATATTTTTTAGCTACTAAACGATGTACAAAAACTAATTTTTTGCCAATGGATACTCTTAAGTATCCTTTTGCATTTGGCTGTGGTTTTAGAACATGATTGGTATGTTTATTAATTACTTGTCCATCTCTTGTAATTTCATAATCTTCAAGTGTTAACATTTTTGGTGCCATATAGTAAAATTCTCCTTTAAATTTATTTCACATATATACTTGAAAATAAAAGGGGGATAATTATCCTACCATGTCCATTGATTTTATGACTTAAAAATGTCGCGGCCTCGTGGAGAGATTATATCTTTTCACTCTCTATGCGTTGCCCCTGACTATAGTAACTATAGCCTTCGGTTCGGATTGGCATTTCAGCTTTCCCGCTTAATTCCGCGATTTACCCTTGGCAGATAAAATTTACCAAGCTCCATTTCCGCCAAAGCAGTCGTTATTATTCCTGTCATTTCCTGTTGCAGCTGCAATATCACTTAAACTGTAGCCACTTGTGTTTGAATTAAACATACGTTAATTCCTCCTTAAATATATCATTATATTCTAAAGTTTTATAGTCCTAAATTATTTTTAAAACTATTAAACTCTTTATCAAAATCTAAACCTTTTTCTTTCATAATATTCCGAGCAATCTATTCAATTTCGACACCTTTTCCATTCTGTGCTAATTGCAATAAATTATTCATCATGGGATTATTACCTGCTTGCTATTGTAACATAGAAAGAGCTAATTGCTAAGGATTAGCTCCATTTTTTAGCATAGACATTAAAAACATCATTGGATTAGTAGGCATTTGCACTTACCTCTCTTCTTATTTCCTATATTTCCTATTTTGGTTCTTGCGATGAAGAAATAGGTAATAATGAATTAATTTTATTTTCTAAAGCATTTATCTTTTCTAGAATAACATTCATTGTATTTTCTTGGTTTACAGCATTTTCTTTTGCTACTGGCTTAAAAGTAAGTGTTTCAGTTGTTCCAGAATTATTCCAAACCTTTACATAAATTTCGCTTAAATCAGCTTTTGGGAATAACCCATATCCACCTAAAGGAATTTCTGTAACAGAAACAATATCTTTACTTTCAACTATTTTTCCATTCAGCGTATTAGGAGCCTATAAATTAAATTGTTGAGGAGCAGTATTCTATTGAGACAAAGGCTAATTAAAATTATTTCCTTGGAAATTATTATTATAAGGTATCTATGGATATTGCTAATATCCACTATAATAATTGGTAGCACCATTGTAATTAGGGAAATTCATTTATAAACCTTCTTCCTATTTTGAAATATTTTATTTCATCTGTGATTTTTCACTATATAATATGTATTTCAAAATGAGAAAATTATCTGAACTTGCCCAGTTTAGCCTAAGATATAGGTGATTGCCGCATCCACTGGATTACTAAATTTTAAACTATTAATTTGTATATTTTCTAACTCAAAAATTCTATTAGAATTAATAGTAAAAGATTGATTATTAATAATAACATTAATAGGAAAATCTTTTAATATTTCTATTCCTATTTGCTTAAAAAAAGAAGGAGAAGAAATAACTTCTTCTCCTTTATTAAAATGTTTATTAATAGAACCCTAATAAGATAAAATCATGTTTCATCGTCCTCTCCATAAGTAACGAACCAAAAACCGCCAACATTCAAAGATTCTAATTTATCGTTGGTATTAAAATCAGATTTTCCAACAAAAACTCCAGAGTTAGGGTATCTGCTTAAATCTCCAATTTTCCCTAAAAAATACCACGTATTCTAGTCATAATCAAAAGCATAAAAAGATTTAATTTGATTGTTTGCACCAACAGTTATTACTTTACCTTTATCTAAATTTAATAAACCTTTTGGATAATCTGTATTTAATTTTTTAATAATATTTTCTTGGCTATAATTATTTAAATTTTCATAATTTTTACCAATAAGGATTCCACTATCCTCTTTAATATTTCCTAAATTCTACCATCCTTCTAAACCATCATAAGTAACTGCAGAAGAGCCAAGCTTTTTTCTTATTTCAGGGTCGCTATTATAAATTAATAAATTATAATTATTATCTATTGCAGTTCTTACAATATAATTAAGAGGAGAACCTATTTCTGTAGTTATATTTTTCCCTTCATTATCGAGGATATTATAAGTAATATTAATTTTCTAAGTTTGCTCATTTATTTGAACATCTTTAATCCATTTGATTTCTTGATTAATAACATTATTTTGATTATCTGAAATAATAAATTTTCCGTTTTCATCAAAAGACAAATCAGAAATTGAACGAATTTTCTTTTCAAAAATGTCAGAATTATCATCGTTATATTCTATAGTAATAGTCCCATCATCAGAAATGGAAATATCTTTTATCCATTTAATCACTCTATCAAAAGATACAATTCTACCACCTTCATATTTAACAGTTAGAGTTCCATTGTTAGATAAAGAAATATCTTCTATCTACGTTGAATTTCCTAAATAATAAGTTAAAGTTGTATCGGTAATAGGATTATATTCATCATAAATTAAATACTAAATAGAATTTTGAATATCTCCTTCTGGTATCTGAGGTCTATTAACTAAGGCTATTTTCTATTTAGAAATAGAATCTGCACTTAATACCCTTAAATTTTTAATACTTGAGCCAGATTTGCCTCGTGGGATATTAAAATGCCAAGAAGATGAAAAAGGATGTATAATATTCTATCCTTTTTCATCTTTTTCAAAAATCTAAGATAATAGAGGATGAGAAGCGTCATTGTCTCCTTCTAAAATATCCGCAGAAAAATCTATTACAGAATAAGGAACTTTAACACCTATCTCTGAAATAACGGTATCTCCTTCTCCATTTAAAATATTGTTATAAATATAATATAATTTATCATTATATTTAATTTCTCCGTTAATAGTTTCTTTGCCCGGAATTATATCTCCATTTTCTAAAGTAGATTCTTTTTCAACAGCTCCAGTTTCTGATTTTATATCCTCATAAGATTTAAGAGCAATATCAAAATCTATTACTTTTAAATCTTTATTTGGCATTAAAGAACCAATTTTTTCTGGCACAGTAAAAGTTTTTTTGTATAATATACTCTAATCATTTTCATTTACAATAACATATTCATTATATCCAACAGAACAATCAGAAGAAGAAAAGTCAGTTTCCATTTCTGAATAAGAATTATATGTTTTAACTATCTATGCGGAGGCGCCTCTACGTCCGCCATAAAAACTACCCATAATTTATACCCTCCTCTTTAATATTCATAATCTATAATAAAATTTGTTTCTTGTGGAATAACACCTATAAAATTAATTAAAATATCCTAATTATAAATTTCATAGATACCTGTTCTTCCAATTTGAATTTTCTCTCCATTAATGCATAATATCTAAGAAGGATTTCCCCAAACGCCTATTTTATTGACTTCTGCAACGGGTAAAATATTTTCAATTTTATATATCTATAAATTAATAATAGCAACTGTTTCTTGACTAAAAGATATATATATAAAATTATAATCTTTATTAGGCGCTATAACAATTTCTTTTGTCAAAGGAGTTTCCTCTGGGAAATAAAAAATATCAATCTTATTTTCTTGTAAAACAGAACTGTCTGTAGACAGGTATACCTATACATCTTGCGGAGTTTCGCTAATATCAAACTAAATTTTAATATAATATTTACTACCTTTATTAAAATTAATTTTAAAAGTCTACTCATTAATTTTATTATAATTAAGATTAGTTATATATTTTGTGCTATCTGATTTTATTAATTGACCTATCATTATTTCACCTCAAATCTTCTATAACGCTTTTATTGCTGATATCGACATTTCTCCGCCGGGTTCTAAAGGCAATGAAATATTGTTAATCATATAATCACCATTAATACCACTTTCATTATCTACAACACCAATTCTAATATTCGGCTCTAAATGAAATACAGGTATCGCTTGAATGGTTATACTTTCATTATAATTAGTATATTGATAAAGTAAATCTTTAATTGCATATAATGCACTATTAAATTGACCGCCCATAACCATATTATTATAAATATCTGGATTAACCTAAATCCATTCTTCTCCTCTATTTTCACACTCTTGTTTTAGAGAAGACAAATCATCATTTCCCGCTTCTAAAATAATTATGTTTGGAATTTCTGGTTCAAACAAGCAATTTATTTTGTCATCAACTAATACCTTACTTCTACGTCCAATATTTTTAATATTAAAATCTCCAATAGATGCATTTGTATCAATAAAATCCAAATAAAAATCTAAATCTGTAATTACTAAATCATCATAAAATTTTCCATTTTCAATATCATACAATTTCAACCATTCATTCATTAATTCAGTATAATAATAATTGTATTCTACCCCTAAAGTTTCGGACATTGTTCCCTATAAATACAATTCTGTCCGCCAATCTTTTGTTATAATAGTAATAGTTTCTGTATCTTCTATTTCCATATCAGCAGGATAAACATTTATAATTTTATTATCTTCATCTCTTTTGACTTTTATAGAATAAGTATTCCCTACCTGAGGCTTTTCATCAATAGATAAATGATATCGAATAGGTAAAGTATTGCCACTAGCAGTAGTCTTCATACCCCATACTAAAAAATCATTTTTAATATTATCAAAAGAAGGCGCATTAGAAAAAGAAGTAACTAATAAATTTTCGTCAAAAGAATAAGCTCTTTTTCCATTTGATATATCTATAACATAATTATTATCTTTTTCTAAATCATTTAAATCAGAAGTTGCTTTAGTAGTATTTAAATAATTTCTTATTTCTTGAAAAACAAAATTTCCATAAATATCAAAAAAATATTCATAATTGCCTAATGTTTCTTTAATTTCATCGAGAATGTCACAAACAGTGCTCCCTGCATCTCCAATTAGTTCCCCCGGATAGGTAAAATCGGTATAAATATATCCAATATCATAACCGGGGTCAAATTTCTTACCTCCAGCATCGTAAGAAAAATATCTCTAAACTGTTTGACCATCAGAAAATTCATGAAGATAAATAGGCTCATCTCCATTCCATTTCATAACTTGTCTAACTCTCGTATCTAATCCTTCAATTATAATTTTACTTAAATCTTGTCCTCCAAAATGATTCACAAGCTCTTGAATAATTTGATATATTGTTGGTTTATTAATGACAACTTTGCCGTCTATTTCTTCTTCTATTTCATGAAAAGTAACTGAAGCGGGGAGGGTGCCGCCGCAAGTTCCATTTAATAAACACATTTTATCTTGAAGGGAAAGAGAAATAGAAATACCATTAGAAGTATGAGAAATAGAAGGTGACATCATGATGTACATTCCCTAAGGGAACCATATGATAGGATAATTAGTATATTGAGAAGTAGTATTCTTTATTCCTATCCATAAATATACTTTTTTATTTAAACTAATCATTCTATTGAGATTAAAAAAATCTAAATCTGTATCAGGAGAAACCATTTCTAAATTGCAAGTTCTTCTAATACTAGAATTTCCATCTAAATTTAAATTGCCACCGGTACTGTATCCTTCGATATCTTCAATAGGTTCTTCATCCCAAGTTAAAAGAGTTAATTTAATATACTATTCTTTAATCTAAAGAGAGTCTATTAAAGAAAGAAATTTATCATCTTTTAAATATTCAGATTCTATAATTTTCATTAATATGTTTCCTCTCTTTCATAAGTATAATTTATAATAGCTTCTGTGTCAATATTTAATTCTAAGAAATCACTATCCTAATAATTTTCAATAGAGCACTCTTCAGGTCTATCCTCTACATAAGCATAAGGTGTACAAATTACCCATTTATTTTTATATAAATAATATAATTTATCATTCTCTATTTTTATTTTTTTAGTATTATATTCATTTGCGGGAATTGCTATTCCTTTTGGAACAATATCTTTTATAATAACATTATCTAAAGCAAGTAACTCTGTTTTTCCAAGAATATAATAACTAATTTTGTTATCAAAAGTAATTTCCCAACAAGTATTTTCATCAGCAGAAAGGTCTAAATTTGTAATATAATCGCTCTTTAAATATTTTGATAACTAAACATTATACTAAAAGATGCCTGATAACTAAGAAATTTCTTTAGTATAAATTATATTTTTATTTGTTTTTATAGTCTATTGTGAAATTGTATAGTTTTCATTCTTTTCTGAAACTTCCGCTTTTACAATATAATCTATTAAACATTTTCCCTAACAATATAAAGATGTAATATTATATAAATCATCTTCACTATTTAGTTCATAAATACCATTTTCATTAATAGCAATATTTTTCTAATTTAAAGTAATAATATATCCTAAATATGCGGCAGAATCTTCAAAGCTGCTTAATATAGGACCTTTATCCGTATTCTTAATATAATATGGAGAATCTTGGAAATCTATTTTTAAATAATTATATCCTTTAACTTTCACTTGACCTGCTGTTTGAGCTTTTAATTTATCTAAAATTTTATTTACAACATTTATAGAATTATCTTCATACTACACTTGTCCTAGAATATTATAGGTAACAGTTTCAACATCTTTTGCAGAAACAGGTAAAAAATCACCTATCTGCTAAATATTATATTTATCATAATTTTCAATAGAGCAATCCGCTACTTCATAAGCAGTAGCTTGAAAACTATAAACATATCTACCTAAACTTTGGTCAGGACTAAAATTAATATCCATAATCTTTACTAATAAGTTACCTTCAGGAGTTGACCTAAAAAGCTTAACTGTATTACTTTGAAGAAAATTCATAACTTCTTCCCTAAAAGCTCTTTCGTAAATAAAATCATTATATAAAGTTATATTATGATTATCATTATATTCTTCATAAAGCTTATTCACTTCTTCTCCAAATAAGTTATTTTTTGAAATGAATAAATTTTCGTCATTTAAATCAATTAATTTACCTTCTTCTTCCTCTAAAATAAGAGAGGTTTCAATATCACTTAAAAAAGTAATAAGTCCACCAATAGAAAAAGATTTATAATTTACCATGCTATTACGATTGAAAAAAGGATATCTTGAACCAATGGTATCAGTTTTACTTTCAACAATATTTGATTTAAAAGAATCTATTGAAGGATTATATTTAATTCTTAATTGCTTATTTCCAGAATTTAAAAAGATGTCTGAAAAAATTGCCATAATAGGATTACTTATAATAGCTAAGCTTCTCTTTCCAGAAGACTCTCCTTTTTGAATTGCGTATTTATACCAGACTCCACTTTTAATAGTATAATCATACCAAATATAAAGAGCATTTTTCTTTAAATCCAAATTCTTAATTGAGATATCTTCCCATTCTGAAAAATTAGTTTCACTAGAAGTTCTACGAATCACTAAATTATCTGCAAAATCTTCTTTAAAAGAAACTTTAATAATAGCTCTACCGTTCTCCGAATCTTCTTGAACAGACAAAATAGCTTCTTCAAAGGGGTCTCCCTATGAAGTATTAATGTTAAAAGTATAATATGGAGTCCAACTAAATAAATTTTTAGTTATTAATTCAATATATACTTTGTATAAAAATGATTCATCTAAAATTTTTTTAATAGTATAATTTATTTCATTTGTCTAAGTAGGATACTATATACCGCTATCTACAATTAAAGTTTGTGCGGCAGTTGCATCATCTACTTTATAAATTTTTATTCTATAACTTTTTAAAGTTTCTGACTCTGTTGTATTTTTAAAAGTTAATCTTCCTACAATAGTACCTAACTAAGTACCTAAAGAAATATGCCTATCAGACAAGTCCTCTTCTACTCCCGCAGGAGGAAAAATATTAATTTTTAAAGTTGGGTCAGAAATTCCTTTAATCAAACATACTGTTGACCATTCTGAAAAAGCATCTAAATTAGCATTCAACCAATCAGAAGTAGGTTTTGAAGGAACATTTCCTGAAGCAACTTCTACCGCAGAAATAAATCTTAATTGAACTTTATAATAAGTATTATTTCTAAAAGACTCTGCTAAATCTGAATCTGCTATTGTTATATAATACATATCTTTTTCAGTATCATACAAGTATTCTTGAATTTTAATTCCCATAGGATAGCCGCCAGTAGCTTTATTAATATTAAATTCAGTTTTATTAGTATTCTAATTCCTAATGGAAATTTGTACTTTTCTTAAAATATCTTCTTCTGTATTATAAGAAGAGAGTGAGAAATAAATTCTACACTCTCCATCTGATAATAAAAAAGCTGGCATATAAGTTTCAACAATAGGCGGAAATATTTCTTTTGATGCCATTTCTTTTATCTCCTTTATCTCTTATTCTATTATTCTTTTGGCTAACGTGGTAAAGACCTTAAATCTTTCATTAACCCTTCTACAAAAGAATTTCCATTCTCTTGCTCATAATGCGCAAAACGTTTTTCAAGACAGTCTAAACTATAGTCATCAATCCATTTCTAATGAAAGCAATAAAAATGATGTTTTTCAGTAATCCAAGATTTTATATCATCTCTGTCTGATTCTATTAATAAATTTATTTTTTCCATTAGTGATTGTATCTGAGTATTAAGATTATCCTAACCTTTCATAAGGCTTTTCATTCTTTCATCATGCTCAGATAATGTTTTTTCAATATCTTGCTTTTCTTCTTCTTTTTTTTGTTCTTTGTGAAAAATCTTTAATATTTTTTCTTTTGCCCAATCATAAAAATTAATTAATCCTTTTAAAGCTGCCGCCAAAAGAATTAACATAATAATTATTTCTGAAACTGAATATTGTTGTATTAGCTCCATATTTTCACGCTCCTTCTATATATATGATTTTATAGAAGAACAAATTATTTCTTTTAGACCCCTATATCCGTCCATTGAATTTTTACTTCATTTATCTATTTTTGAATATCTCCCAATGCGGCATTTAATGTTACTTTCTCGTTATTAAAAGTACAGTTAACATATTTATCAGAAGTGCCTATTGGATAAGGACCTTCAAATCCTTCATCTGTTTTTATAGCTATTTCATTTACTGTTTTCATAATAGGTTAATCTCCTTTATATTCCTGTAAAGAATCCTTCTAAAGCCATTTTAAAACCTTTAACAATTATATTTCCTTCTTCATCTTTAATTTCTTGACGTTCAATATAAGTAACTTCTTCATCTTCTTCGTCTCGATTAACGACACCAATATGATATTCATAAATTTCTTCTGCTTTTACTTCTTTAATGCTACCGTCTTCTTGCTTTTCTTTTTTAACAACATCATAATATTCTTTTATAGTATCATATTCTCCTGTTCCTTTCTTATACTAAGCTTTTTTGGGTACAGAAGCAAGTTCATTAATTGCGGAAACTGCTGTCTAAGCATTTGTTTTTAAATCTTCTTTTAAGAAAACGAAATCGTTTGAGTAAACTTGATTTCTATCTAAAGTAGTACCTTCTTTTTGTTCAATATTTTCTACCTATTTATTACCGTCTGCGTCTAATACATAAGAACCATCAGGATTTTTCTAATAATTTGTAATAGAATAAGGGAAAAATAAGCGCTATTTGCTTTCATCAGGTAAAGTATCAGGGTCATCATCATTACTAGACTATAAAATCATAGCTATTTTTCCATCTACGCAAAAGTAAATAGGTGTATCAACCTTGATTTCTTCTCCTTCTTCTGTTTCCATTTTATAACCGGGGTTCTTAGAACTTAATCGCACACCGGGACCATAATCTGCATATTCATAGACATCTAAAACACCTCTCATGCCCCATTTAAAAGCATCATTTCCATTTTTAAATATTGTACTTTCAGGTGCGGTATATCCATTTTTATCAGCTTCTTTTTTAGCCTGTTCTTCATTTTTAGAAATTTTATTATATTCAGAAGAACTAATGCCTGCCGCTCCATAGATGTATAAGCCACCATCTCTTAGTCCTGTTTTATAAGAAGAACCAACAGAAAACATTGAACCAGAAAGATTTCCTCCGCCATCTGAGCTAGAGAGTCCTGAAATTCTACCGTCACTATGGATAATCATAGTACCATTTTTGGCAGAAATCGAATCATCTTCTATCAGCCATCCACCAATTTCACCCGATTTAGCGGTAATTTTACCAATGACCTCCAAGCCAGAATCGACATCGAATCTAATACCAGAAGACTAGTCTTCCATAAGACCATATTCACCCGGCTCTTTCCATTCCTTCATAAAAGAAAAAGAAGTAGGTGTTAAATTACAAGAGACATGAGTTTCATCATCTGTTGTTACATCATCATTCTCATAAGAAATAAGCATTCCGCCATTAGAACCAAAATAAACATATCCTTTTCCAGTCTAATAAGGTTCTTTCTAATCAGTATCATCATCTTTATATGCGGCTTCCGTAAAAGAAGTAGAAAAATTACCTCTAATATTTAATCCACTTTCAGAACCGCTACTGCCATCCCACCAAATACCGTAAGCCTTTCCATCAACTCCACTCGGGTCCACTTCTTTAAAGGAGAAGAATCCGGGCGCGATGAAAGTTTCCATTTTAGGGTCTCCGCCAATAAAATGAATATACATATCAGAATCTGTAAAAGAAGCAGAATTATCTCCTGCATTAATAAAGAAATTTCCACTTACTGTTGCTCCTTTACAAGATAAGATACCATTAGCATCCACAGAGAAGTTTCCATTACCATATCTAATAGAAGGCTCTGATAAATTAATAGCCATACCTTCTCTTTTATTAGAAGTATCATAATTTCCAGATTTTATAATTGCTTCTTCTTTTGAGGGGTCTAAAATAATTTGTCCATTTCCCTGTTTACCAAAAGATGCGGCACCAGTCTCCGCATCTAAGAAAATAGACTATTCTCCTTCATGGAAACCAATCAATCCATTTTTATGCTATTTATTTAAGATAGCTTCTCCCATAAGAATACCTGTGAATTGATTATTTTCATTTTTTGAACCAGCACCTATCTATGGAGCTAATACAATGCCGCCTTCTTCATCTATCTAAACAGTATTTCCATCCCAGCCATTAATTGCGGCATGACCAAATCTGTTAATATAAGAATGAATAGGTATTCTGATAGCACTTACTAATAAATCTGGGTCATATTCAGGTTTATTCTCTTCTATCTTTACACATACTCGGCATACAACAGCATTAGATACACTTAAACCATTGTAAGCCTATGCAGGCTAAACGTTAGCTTGATTTTCATATAGTTCATTATCATTATTTTCAGTTTTAGGGGCAATGGTACCAACTTTTCTTAAAATTAAATCATTAGACTTAACATAATCGCCCTTTAAATCAGTGTATCCACCTTCAATGCTCCAATAATAATGATAATTTTCTGTGATGTCTTTACCCTAATCATCTAACATTCTTACTTCAAAAGGATTCTAACTGTTATAAGAAGGTCTAGTGCCATCACTCTCATATACTACATATCTAAAACCGCTATTTCTAATTAGCTATATACTATTACTTCCTGCATTATAAATAGCCCCAACAGGTAAAGTTGCATATAATATTTTTTCTTGAGAAGTTCCGCTCTAAATATCCTGCTCTGTTAAAGAAACTTCAACTTTAGTAATATTGTCATAACTTGGAACGTCTTCTTTAAATTCTGTTGCAGAAGTAGAAAAAGGTGATAAATAAAACTAATTATCTGTTACATGATAATAAGTATTTCTTTTGTCTGCATTAATGCCTAAAGATTCCATTAAAGACCATTTAACAGTAGGGGCTTCCTCATTTGAAAAAGTAATTTTTTCTCCATCTCTCCAAATTTCAATATCAAACCAATTAGGATTATTTTTATTCTAAATATTAAGAGGATAATACCACCCATAATCTAAAGCTTTTCTATTTACAATAAAAGGAATGTCTAAAGCCTCGTTTTTGCTTCCCAACTCAGGATAACCCATAGGAACAATTTTACATACATAATTTGTTCCATTTGTTCCATTATCTCCTTCTTTAACAAATAAAAAAGAAGTTGTCTATTTAAGAATTTCTCCGTCATATTTTACTTCGAGCTATATAGTATTATTATCATTATATCTATTAAAACTATTAGCAATAGAATATTTTAAAGAAGTGCCAATTACTTTATAATAAGATAATCCATTAATTTTAATTTCTTCTGGATTTAATAAACTTTTTTCAATAGATAACATAGTATTTTCTTTTGGAATATACCATGTTACAGAAGAAGATTTTTCTTTAAAACTTTCCTCTGTAATAGTAGCTCCAGTTTTATTATCAAAAATATTAAAAGTTAACGCGGGAGCTTCTTTATCAATAGCTAAATCTATCTTGTCCTAAGATACAGTAAAAGGACTTAAACCTTCTGTATTATATTTAAAAATCTAAGTTCCATTAACAATAGATAAAGTATAATTCTAAGGCGGCGATTCTAATAAATTAAGCAACTTTATCATACCATAGCCTAAATAATTATTATTTCTAAAAACTGCGCATTTAAATTCTACATAAGAGGTATAATTTGAAATATCTACTAAATAGCTATTTTCTTTAGATATCTTTTCTATTGTATATCCAGCATTGGGAGAGGTTGAATACCAGCTAAAAGTACATTCTTCTTCGGGTACTTCAATTCCTTTTTCTCTTACAATACAACTAAGTGTAGTTATACCTTTATCCATATAAAAAGTAGTTCCTTCGGAAGAGTTCAATATAATTTCATAATTTGCATCAAAATTTAATATTAATTTAGTTCTTTCAAAAGGAGACTCTCCATAAACTGCAACGCATTTATACTTTAATTCTTTAGTAATCACATCTGATTTTTTTATGATAAAAGTATCGCTACCAGCTTGCCACTAAGTAAGAATTTCTCCTGTTGCGGAATCTAAAACTGTTTCTTTTTTTTCATTTAAACATTCCCAGCCCTAACCCCCTAAAGAACAATAATAAGGAGATTCTGTTGTTACGCTGGGATTTTCTTTAAACCAATAAAAATTAATTTTATAAGATTCTGGAGATACTGTCTTTCCTTTAATTTTAAATTCTGCTTTAAGAGAAAGCTCTTTTGTATCATTGCCGCCACCAAAATAAGACCCTTGAGGGGCATAAACACTTAAATAATAAGAATTTAATTCTTCGCTGTCTAACAGTCTAGCTCCTTGTAATGTTAAATCAGAAATGAAAATATCATTGATTACAGGGTCTATCCGCTAGCCGGGGAACTTCTCTACAAACAATTCTATTTCTTTTATACTTATCGAAGTATAATTATTTAATTCAAAAGCAATTGTCTATCTTGTCTTAGTAATCATTTTATATGGATTACCAGTCATCTTATCAGTATTTAAAACACAAGAAACATCTTTTCTATTGTTTTGCCCATCTAAAACACTTAAAGTTAATTTAATACCATAATTACCATTAATTTGCTATTCAATAGGTAAATTAGTTTTAATAGTCGCACCTAATAACAAATGTGTAGCTTCTTTTAGCTGTTCTGCTAATTCAATTTCATCAATAGTAAATTGATTATAAGAGCCATTTTTTTCATAAACAGTCTTTGAAAAATATACAGGATTGTTATTAGTATCTTTAGAATTGTAAGAACATAAATTATATTCTTTATCCTCATCTAAAATACAATCTGGACCTAATTCTTCATATTTATCTTTAGTAGAATTTGGAGAATTAATATCTAAAGTTGTGTTATAAACAAGACCTATAATTTTCTTAGTTTTTGAAAAATCATTACTAGGGACTAAAATATAAACTAATTCATTTAAAGGATAAATTTTATTTAAATCCTCTGAAAAAGCAAAAAAAGTGCTATTCTAATATTTTACTTTATACTAACCTTTTGTTAAATCATACTGCTCAATAATTTCTGCGGTAATAGTTTTATCAAAATTAGCATTTGAAACTTCATTTTTAGCTATGATTTCAATAGCTTCGCAAATTTGATTTTCTATACTCTTCAAGATTAATTCTCTCCTTTTAACTCTCTTCTATTAATTAATATAAAAAATATTGCAAAAAAATTAAACAATTTATACCGAAAAAAAAGAGCTAATTGATATATTATCAATTAGCTCTTTAATTATGTTACCTTCTAGTAGAATTTGCGTGCATACTTGCTATATTTATTAAATTATTGAAAGCATTTTTAATTTCATCCGCATTTTTAACATCTGGGAAGTTCGCTTCAATTTTTACATTCTACTATAATTCATTAGATTTTATATTTTCTGCTATTTGCTTTAAGATTTGGGTTATAGACTGAGAATCCTGAATCATTTCTCTCTTCGTTAAGAATGATGCCAAATTAGAAGTAGAACTGTCTGATAATTTCCTTACTGCTTCAACAGCAGAAAGAATATTCTGTGTATCTTTTTGATTTAAAACAAGTTCTTTCTAGTGTAATACTGCTAATTTTCCTTCGTTAGAGTTCCAATCTCCAGTGTATCCACCTGTATTAAATCCTTTAAAAGTATACCAACTAGCTTGATATCCATCAACAGCTTTTTTAGTAGTAGTATTAATTAATTTAGAACCAGAAGTCTAATATCCATTCATATTAAGAATTTTCCAATCCTAACCCATTTTTTTAAGATAAGCTTTTTCTTTCGCATCCGGTTTATCTGTGGATAAGAAGTATAAACTACCATTATGATACACAACTCGTTTCTAATGCTATTTATTAGATTTATTCGTATCTTCTTTAGTAGCATCTGTTGAAGATTGGGAAGTATTTGCTTTGTTATTAGCTGCTTTATTAGTTGTTTTAGTTGTAGTGCTATCATCATCATCTTTTGTCTACTATTGTCTTAATTGATTTGCTATTTCAATTGTTTTTAAAGCTGCCTAATATACAGCATTATATTGCTATTCTAAAGCTTCTAACTAAGCAATAACTGCTCCAATAGAATTCAATTCTTGTTCGTACTACCTCGCTAAATTTTCATTTTCTTTAATTAAATCTCTTACATTATCTATAACAGGGTCAAACCCACTCGCAAGAGTATCTAAATTAACACCTGCGGAATTAGCTAAATCTGCAATAGTATCCTGCAATCTTTTAGCTTCGTTATCCAGCATATCAAAAGTTGCTGATATTGAACTATTAATTCCACCTTCTCCATCCAAAATATTATGGACAAATTCAGCAGTAGTAGAACCAGCTTGAGGAATTAATTCTGCTAAATTATCTACTTGCTCTTGTAATAACCGCTAACTTAAATCATTGGCAGATTGCATTGTATTCTGTTCTGCTGTCTATAAATCTTCTAATCTACCTAATTGACTTTCACGAAAATCTTTATCTAACTAGTCTAATAAATAAGTTTTTTCTTGTTCTGTATAAGTGGTGCTATTTAAAATTTCAATTCGTCTTTCTGTATATTTACGATAAGCCTAATTAGCTTCGTCAAGAGTAGAGATATATCTCTCTTTATCAAAATTATATAAATCATTTTGAGCATCAAGTAAATCTTGTTGTTTATCAGCAATATCTTCTGTATCAGCTACATATTCATATCTGTAATTGCCCTGAGAATCTCTCCTTAATCTCATTTTAGATTTATTATTCTGAGCTTCTTCTAAAGCAATTTGTTTTAATGTCAATTCATAAATTTTATTCGCTCTATCTACGTCATATTGTGTTAGATACTCTTTGTTTTCTAATATTTTAAGCTATTCATCCATTACGTCTCGTAGTTTTTTCTAAGCAGCTAAATCATCCATGTCACTAAGAGATTTATCAACCTTATTCCTTAGAGTTGTAACTTCATAAGCTTTATTTAATTTATCTAAATAACGGTCTGCCATATCTGTTGCATGTTCCCAATCTTCATCTAAATAATCAAGATTGTAACCGCCACTTAATTTAGCATTTAATTCTGCCATAGCTTTAGAAATTAAATTATTATACTAATCAAGAGCATCCTAAATTGAAGATTCTAATAAAGAATTTAAGTCAGAAATTGCACTGCTATATTCTTCATAATATTTCTCCCATTCTTCTGAACCTTTTTGGGCGGAAGCCATTGCTTTTTTCCAATAATCAGCTTCCTTTTTAGCCTAAGCGAGAGTTTGCTTATCATTCTCTATTTTCTAACCATACCAGTTTCCAATAGCAGCAAATGCATTTTCACCTTGCGTTAATTTAATTAAATTAATGTTATGGTCAATAATTTCATTTATTTGTTTATAACCATCAAGGATATCATTTACTTTGTCTGCAAACTTATTTAACATTTCTGTATAAGCTTGTTTGATTTCTTCTTTTAACTATTGTACTGCTTCAAGCTAACTCATTAAAGAATCTCTATATTTATATAAATCTTCAAAAGCGCTTTCCTAATCTGTTCCATATAGTCCAGAAGTGCCACCTGCTTGCATTGTATTAATTTCAGACATGATAGCATTTAAATGAGAAGTTAAACCAGTAATAGCTCCTGTATCGCCTGCTCCAAAATAAGAGCCTGCATTACCTTTAAAATAACTTTGATAATTTTCAAAATTCTTTCTTACATTGCCAAGAATATCATTATCATTCAAGCCTTCAATTTTTTTCTTCAAATCATTAAGGCGGCGGTTAGCATCAGAGATATCTAATTCAACATCTACTTGTAAATTAAACCACTTAACTTTCTTTTCAAGTTCTTTCTTAGCTTTTTCTTTTTGTTTTTTAATTGCTTCTTTAATACTCTTATCAATACTATCTTTTTCATTGTCTAAACTCTTTAAAGAATTATTAAGTTCTCTTAATGAATCAGCATTAGAATTTACTAAATCCATAGCACTCTTAATTTCATTATATTGTGCTTCACTAAGAGTAGATGCCGCAGTTAAGATTTCATTATAATTAGAAATTTTGCCAGTCTTTTCATCAAAAACTGCAACGATATCTTTTTCTAATAAATAGATTTTTAAAATTGTTTCTAATTCTGCTTGGCGTTCTTTTAATACTTTCTATGCTAATTTAATTTTTTCTTTTTGAGCAACAATTTCTTTATCAATTAAAGCTTTTTGTTCATTTAAATTAGCGATTAAAGCGTCTCCTTCAAGATTGCTCTATTGACTCTTCAATTGACTTAATTCATCAGAAATTTCTTCTAATTCATTATCAACTTCATAATATACGTTTAAATCATCTTTTAATAAGTCTGCCGCACTAGCACTATCTTTATAAGAATTTAAATTATTAGTAGCAGTTTCTATTTCGCTTGAAACATTTTCCCATTTTTCACTAATTGTCTCAACTCTTCCTGCTAAAGCAGATAGAATTTCAATCTCTTCTTGTAATTTTTCTTTTTCCGCATCAGAAGCTTTTTCAAAGGCTTCCTCTCTCTTCTTTATTTCTTCTGCAATCGCACTTTGAACTTCTTGAACATTAGAAGTACCATTGTCTTCCAATGTTAGCTGAACATTAGATATCCCAGCCTTAGATAAATCAGTATTAAAAGTATTCTTTTCTCTCTTCGCTAAGAGTTCCTCTTCTTCTTTTAATTTCGCAATATACTCTTCTTGTTTTGCAATTAAATCTCCTAAAGCATCTGATTCATCTTTAACTGCCTAAGCATGTTTTAAAGTAAATCCTTCAGCTTGCTCTGTTGCAGTACCAGTTTTCTCATATTCTTTATTCGCTTTTTCGAGACTCTTTTTAGCATCTTCTGCCGCCTTGGAAACTTCTACAAGAGCTCCTTGCGCCATAGCTTCGCCTTGTTTTTTAGCATTGTCTTCAATAGTCCAAAGTAATTCAAGAGAATCCTGATAATCTTTAATATACTCTTGTAATATAGAAATAATAGAGCTATAAGATTCTTTTAAAGCTATGTTATCTGAGTTGGCAATTTCTTCTAAACGTTCTTGGAGTGTAATCTACTACTTTTCACCTTCCGCAGTTAACTTCGTATCAGACAATCCGCCAGATAATTTTCCACTTTCATCAAATGTAAAACCATAACCTTTTAAGACTTCTCTACTATCGCCTAATGTTGTAGACCTAATAGCATACATAGTTTTCTAAGCGTCTATTAAATCTTGATATAACTCAACCTATTCTTGTAAATTATTAACTAAAGCTTCACCAGAGAAATTCTCCTGTGTCTCTTGTAATCTTTTTAATTTTGTATTATATTCATCTACTAAATTATTTACTTCAAACAGAGGGTCAATTTCAGGAGTCTCTACAATAAGAGAATCTTCAAGGTCAGGTAAACTTTCTAATAATGAACGATAATTGGAAATTGAAGTTGATAATGTATCATAAGCATCAGTATTTTCAAGAGATTGAAGTACCTATGCGGCGTTAGTCAAATATCCTTCTGCGTCAAAAGTAAGACCTTGAGCTTTTAACTATTCTCTCTACTAAGACAATTCAGTTTTAGTTAAAGATATCTTTTCTTTAATTAAAGAAATTTGTTTTTCTCTAACTTTATTTTGCTCCTATATATTTTCTGCTAAAGCGGTTCCAACTAATCCTTTTTCTAATTTCTATAAATGAGAAAGCTAAGCGTCATATTTACTTATCTAATCGTTTAAATCTTGGAATTTATCTGTTGTATCTTTTTTAGTAGTAGAAGTATCTTCATCAACTTCTGCGGCACCTTGTTCTCCAACTACACTAGCTTCACCACTAATAGTTGCATTTATTGTTGCTATAAAATGTCCATTTCCATCATCTGTTATAGTTGCTCCGCCTGATTCAAGAGCCTTTTCAAAGTCTTCTCCTAATTGTTTTATTGCTTCTTCAACACTGTCAAAAGTATATTCTAAACTTACGCTACCGTTTTTAATAGTTTCATCAATTGTTCGAGTAGCATTACCATCTTTATCAAAAACCCAACCTGCCGCTTGGAGCATCTTATTAGCAGCTACTCCAGCTTTAAGTCCAAATTTTTTAAGCAATTCTTCATAAGTGCTTGTTTCAGTATTTTCCTCTGAAACTTCTACTTTCAAAGAATCACTAAATAAAGTTTCTCTTGTATAATAAGGCGCTTCTCCACGGTTCCCCGTATGGTAAACAAACCCTAAAGACTCTGCTTCTTCTACTGAGAAAGTTTCTTTTCCAAGTAATTTCTATAAATCTTCAATAGTATACTTTTTATCTTCCGGATTATCAGAAGCATTATAAGTATATTTATCTTCTATTTTTCCTAAATATATATAAGAATTTTGACTTTCATCCCAATAGTATCCATACTTTTGGAACAAAGCTTTAGTCTATTCTTGATTAAATTCAAGAGATGCCGCAACTTCTTCAACGTCTGACATGAAATACTCACTAGCTCGAGCGCCTAATTTAACCTAATTAGTTCTCGCGGACGCAGCTAAAGAAGCTTCCATATCTTCCTATGTTATTTCGTCCATCTCTAATTTTGCAGCATTTAACTCTGCAGTGACATTTTTACCTTCAACCGCAAACTCTTTAATTAAATCTAAATGATTTTGTACCCATTCTGTACTTACATCGCGTCCAAACAATTCACTCATTGCTTTTTTAATATTTAAGAATGACTCTGTTTCTTCGCTAGTAAATTCAGAAGTATCCTTCTTTAAATTCTCAAAGAACTCTGGTACAGAAGAATCTTTTGCCATTGCTTTAAGATTCTTCTAATATTCAGTCTAAATCTTATTTAATTCTTTTTGTGCGGCAAGGTAATTAGCAATAGCATCATCAGAATAACTTTTACCCTAAAATTCAAAGAAATCTTTTTGGTTAATAAAATCATCTTCTGATACCTTTAAATCTTTTAATTTCTATTGAAGGTCTTCAGATAATCCTTCTGCCGCATTTTCATTACCATTATAAGTAAAATTAATTGCCGCTTCAAAGTCTTCTGTATCTAAAGAAGCCATTAAAGCTTCTACGCCTTCATTAGAGCTTTCATCCCAAATACTTTGAATTTTATCCTATAGCTAATTCTATTGTTCAAGAGTAAGATTTCCTTCTCCAAAAACATCTAAAGCCTTTTGATACTGCTCGTCAACATATTGAGAAGTACCTGCAGTTTTTAATTCTTGTCCACCTTTTAGAGCGTTATCTACTTCATTCTAAAATTCTTGGATAGAAGCAACAATAGCATCTGAATCTAATTCAACACCTGATAAAGCAGAATATTCAGCTAATCTCTATTCTGCTCCTATGTTATAATTGTCTGCCCCTAACGCTGAAAATGAATCGGAAATAAGAGACCAATTTACCCTAACCTTATCTTCATCTGTTAGTTCACTAACATCAACGCCTTTGGCAACAGCCGCAAACTATAACATTAAATCTTTATCTTTTGCATCACTTGCTTCGAGTTTCTAATAAATCTCTGCTAATTTATTTATGTTCTATTCATTAACATAATAATCATTGTATGTTTGTTCACGGAGATAATTTTCTTTATCATAAAGTAAATAATTTCTTTTACTTTGATAGTTAGCAGCAAGGGCTCGGACTCCTCTTAGATATTCGTTAGCATCTTCTAATGCCTATGAATTCTAAGAAAATGGCGTATTAGAAAGATTTCCTGTTGCAAAATAAGAAGCCAATAAAGGATTACTCTTAGAAAAAGCCTAAGCTGCCTAAATATAAGTATCAGCATTTAATTGTCTTTCTTCCTAAGATTTTTTAGATACATATTCTCCTGCTAATTGTTCTAATAAGTCATCTCTTTCTGATGAAGATAATTTTTCTCCATCTTTTTTTATACTGCTGCCTTTTACTTCATATCCCTATTCTTCTAAAGCTTCTTTAAAAAACTTAGCTAAAATTGCTGGAGAATCCTCTAATCCTTCTGTTCTTCCAAGAACTTCAATATTCGATTCGCCATTTACTGCCTTATATTTATCATCCGCATTTGCTAATTTATCAACTAAAATTTTTTCTTCTTCTGTTAAATTGCTATATCCTTCGTTCTCTCCAAAATCAATTTTACTAATTTCTTGAGTTAATAAATCTACTGCTATTTTATTGTTATCAATAGAATCAACTGCGGATAAAATTTTATCTGAATTATTCTAAATAGCATTAATTTGTTCATCTGTAAAACCAGCTAAAGATAAAATTTCTCTACTAGCAGCATTAGAAGCATCTAACACTTGACTTCCATTTGCTTCTACTGCAGTAACGATTTTATCTAAATCATCCGCAGAAAAGTCCCAATCAAGGGGAAGAAGCTTTACTTCTCCAAAAATCTCTTGCTATAACTCTACTTTAGTAGCAATTTCCTAAGTCTATATTTCTTGAATATCTGCGGCAAGTTTTGCTCTATAAGAAGAAGCAACTTCCTATTCCTACTCTTTAACTATTTTATTTTGAGCTTCTTCATCAAGAATTAATTCTCCGCTTTGTCCTCTCTTTACCTAACCAGCAATAGAAGGATAATTTTCTATTAATTCTAAAACTTGTTTATTAGAATCTTCAAGTGCTTTATTCCACTCTTGGGTTCCTTTAGTCAATTCTTTTAAGTCATTCTAAAAATCTTTATAAGAATCTAAAGCATCATTTAAATTATTTAATTTTTCTGTAGTTTCTTCATAAGCTTCTCCAAGCGCTTTTGCGGTCTCAGCAGCTTCCTCTGCTCTCTTCTTCGCAGCTTCCGCCCTTTTTTCAAATTCTGAATATATTGTTGTTATTGTAGCTACTGCTGCTGCAATAACAACTAATATTACTTTTACTTGAGCAGGAACTGCACTCATGGCTGTTTTTATCATTGAAGAAATAGTAGATAGAGTGCTAGACATACCTTGAGCTATTATTTTACCTGTCTTATTAACATTATTTGCAACAGCTTGTCCTTCTGTTGCTACTGTTTCAGCAACTTCTTTTTTCTTTAAATTATCTGCTGCCTAAGCACTTTCATTCATAGCCTTGGCGTTTTCTTTTTCAGATGCCGTTTCTAAAACATTTGCAGCAATCTATCCTGCAGTAGCTTTTTGTTCTTTAGCTTGAACTGCAGAAAATGCTTGCATTATGGTTTTTCCTGCCGCAATAACATTTGCAAATTGACCAAATAAAGCAACGCTTATTCCTAATTCTTTATTTATTTTTTCTCCAACTGATAAATCATCATCATTCCAAATCTCAATAGCTCTAGGCAAACTATCAAAAATATTAACCATAGAACCTAATCCTGCTACTAAACCATTAATAACCTAAAAAGCTTGCTCATTCGCCATCTTATCAATAGTATCATTTACGTTATTAGAAGCATTTCTCAATTCATGGTTAGCATCTGTTAAAGCATTCGTAACTTCTTCAATACTTTCTCCGTTAAGAGTAAAATTGTCTTCTGTCTCTTGAAGTCCATCAGATAGCATCTAAGCTGCAACCTAAACTTGATTCAAACTATTGACAGAGCCTTCCATTTTTATATTAAAATTATCTAGTACAGAATTAAAATTTTCTATATTAGGATTTGCAATAAGGTCATCTAATTGTACTTTTAATTTAGAAAATTGGTCTTGCATTTGTCCTAATTTATCACTAGACAAAGATTCAAAGCCCTTCGCAGAAACGTCTACATCTGCTCCTAAGAAACCAGTTTTATCAAAAGAAAATTTTGCAAAAGTTGCCGTATCAGAACTAACTTCTTTTATTAACTCGTTAGATAATTTTTCTGCTTGCTATATAGCTGTATTATAACGATTTACAGCTTCTGAAAGTTTACCTATATTTTCTTGCCCAGCTTTAAAATCATTAGTATCCATTACAAGAGCAAATTTATTATAACTCTCAGTTAAATTAATAATTGATTTAGTAGCATCCTAAACTTTTTGTCCTTCGCTTACCTAAGCGTTGACATTATCTATGGCTCCTCTTAGCTAATTTGCAGTATCTGGTAAAGCTTTAATCTATTCTTTATTAGAAATAGAGTTCTAAATATTAGTATAAATAGAATTTATGCTTTTTGCCATTTGAGGTCCAAAAGCTTGCAACATTAAAGGAGTAAGTTCTTCTAAAATCCCTACTCCACCGCCTAGACCATCAATTATCTATTCAATTCCCTCAACAAGAGGTATAATTGCATCAACAACAGAATTTATATCTTCTGCTTTAATTAATGAATCATAAATACCTTCTAAAGAAGTTGTTAATTCCTATAAATGAGCTTGTGTGGATTCTGCATAAATATCTTGTTGTTCCTATAATGTACCAACAGCATTTCTGGAAGTTTCAAGAGCATCTAAATACATATCCCAGTTGTCAAATAAAGAAAGTAAATTATTATACTGTCTTGTACCAGCCATAACAGAAGCTAAAGCAATCTATTGTTCTCTTGTAAGGTCTTTCCATTTATTACCTACTTCTTCAATTACTTCGCCCATGTCTCTAAGCTATCCTGTTTCATCCAAAACATTAAAGCCCATCTCTGCCATCTTGCCAGTATAGTTACCTAAAGAAGTTTCTCCATCTGCACCAGCTTTAATATCAGACATACGCGCATAAATAGTCTTATATGCTGTACCAACAGACTCAGGAGCCTATCTTGTTACGGATACTGTTGTAGCTATCTAAGCATTTAATTGGTCAATATCTACACCCATTAAGTTTGCGGCAGATGCTACTTTAGACATACCAGTTGCTAATTCTTCAAGGTCAGATGCGGTTGATGCGGCAACAGCAGCAACTTTATCAATATATAATTCTGCTTCTTCCGCAGATACTTTATAACCATTCCAAATAGCAGTTAACTATTCAGATACTTCTGCTGTGTTCTATTGAGTTACGTTTGCAGTTTTTAAAGTAACATCTGTTCTAGCTGCAACATCTTCATCTGATAAACCTTGTTGATAATAAATTAATGCTGCGTTCGTATAATCAGTAGTACCTCTTTTTAGCTCTTTCGCAGATTTATTAGCTTTTTCTGCAAAACGCTCCATTTCATCTGCTGATTTACCAGTAACGATTCTAATATCATTTAATGAACTATCTAAATTTTTTGTATATCCATAAGCTTGCTCAATAGAACCTTGTAAAGTATTAATTGCGCCAGATGCTAAATTCCATTTTAAAGTATTAGATAGAGTTTCTCCAATTTTATTCAAAACATTAGAAGTTTCTTTTAACTACATATTAACATTCATAGTTTGATTAACTAAACTTCTAATAGCATTTTGTCCTGCCGCGCCAGATTTTGCTAAAGAACTAACAACAGAAGTTAAATTAGTATTTGACTTCTCTAATTGAGTATTAAATTCTTTTATATTAACTGTATTTAATTTCTAATTATAAGCTTTTCTTAAAGCTTCTTCTAAGGCATTCGCATCTTTGCGGATTTTCTACAAATCACTTCGCGCTTCTGATGTACTTAAATTATTCTTTTTTGCATAAGCATTAGTTGTAATATTATTAATTTCTTCTAAAGATTGGACTATCTATCTATAACTTGATTGATTAATATTAAATCCAATCTCATAATTAATTCTTCTATTAATATCTGCCATTATATCCTTTTGCCTCCCAAAATAAAAAATTACCTCTACTATTTTTTATAACGGTAGAGGTAATTTAATTAATCATTTTCGCCCTTTTGTGCTTTTATTAAAGAAGATAAAAAAGCAATATTTCTCTTTTCTAATTTTTCTAAATATATCACTATTTGACGCCATGTTTCAATATATAAATTAAAATTTTCTTTTTTCGCTTTTTCTAATAATTTTTGTTCTGACCATTTATCATATAAATTATAAATATCTTCATCTATAGTCATATCTTCTGCTAAAGCAGTAAAATATACATCATATAATGTTTTTGCTTTTAATAAATTATTATATCCTGATTGCTCATCATAAATTTGCTCAGAAATAATTTCTTGTAAATCTAAAATATCTTTTATTTTAAACATTTCTATACCTCACTTTAATTATATCTATGTAAATTCATCAATCTATAATAGTTTATTCTAAAAGACTTTACCAATAGAAAGCTCTCTGTTGGAAATCTTCTCTATAATTTCTTTTAAAGCTTTCTACAGATTCTCTTCTCCTAAGCCTTCACCTTTATTATATGCAATTACAATAGCTTCTGCTAAAGCTACAATAGAAGCATACGAACCTGTTGATGCGGTTCCCGCAGTTTTTACTCCTAAAAAAATGTCATTATTATCTGAATCTTTAAAATGAACATCTTCTTGTAATATTCCCGTTAAAGAATCAACCTAAGAAATATAAGTATGATATAACATACCTATGCAATCTTCTGGATTGGCATTTTCCCAACTTAATTTTACTGTTTTTATTTCTTGGTTTTTTCCTTTATAACGAAGATAAGGCTAGTTTGTATCTAATAAAGCTGCCACATAACCTTCTGCAATTACGCCTAAATTTTTAATTACTCTATATTGTTTATAACAATGCTAACCACTATAATACTTCCAAACAATCCAATTAGAATCTCCTTTATTTTCCCATTTTTCTTCTTCTTTTGTTCCATCTGAATAAGAAATAATTTTAGTGCCTTTCTATAAGAATCTTTCTTTTGTATTCTAATAAGCTTGCTAAATTTTTTGAATATGTCTTTGTGTCGAGTCTATACCAAATTTACCAAATAAAGAAGAGACTCTCTCTTCATTTTTTTTATTTTCACTAGAATACTTTTTTATAGCTGCAATAGAAGGTATCTTTTTCCTCTTCTCATCAATGAGAGTTCTTTTAAGAAGCTCTACTTCAGCTTTTTCGTCTAAAACATAAACGTCCCCTGTGCTACTATCAACAATTGTTAAATAAGTAACCCTCTCTAAAAATTTATCTAACTCAATTTTAAATTTTTCAGCTAATTTAATGAAAGTATCTCTTGATATTTTCTATTTTGTCTTCTTAGAGATAGCATTATATCTTTTATTAACTACTTCTGTCATTTTCCATGCTAACATTCTTGCATCGGTAGTTAAATTTTTATCTTCGAGAAAATTCTTTGGCATTTCAGAAGATTCAAAAAAATTATAATCCTTTAAAAGTTTGTTATTTTTCTAGGTATAACCTATTAAAGATGTTGCTGATTTTAAAAGAGGTTCAATAGCAGAATCTTTTTTCGTAGCTTCTTCTGCGTCTTCAGAAGCTACTCCAGTCAACGTTTTTTGTATATCCGCTATTATTTTAGTCTCTACTTCCTAAGTTTCTCTCTCAAATAAGTTCTTCTACTCTTTTGTCTAATTAATAATCTTAATATCTACTAAATCATTTTTCAATTATTCTTTCCTCCTTATAAAACAAAAAAAGAGGGAATTATCAAATATTTGATAATTCCCTCTTTTAATTACATATTATTACTCAATTGTCCAAATCTTAGACTTTGTTACTCCCTTAGGAAGTTCAGGCTTCTTGTGTGTTTTTGCATCATACTTTAATGACTCAACAACAACTGTATAAGTACCTGTTTCTGTTGCCTTATTACCGCTATAAACAGCAGTTACACCCTCTGGCAAGCCTTCTAATTCATAAGTAATTTCTGAACCTGTATGAGACTTTGTCGCGGGAGTCGGCCACTTAACCGAACTCATATCATACTCTGCAAGAGGAGTGGAATCCTCTGCTGATTCATCAACAGTTTCACTATCAGAATGAGACATTACTGACTTAGCTTCTGCTTCACTAGCCTCAGAATCTTCAATAATCTGAATTACACAAAGAACTTTCTTAGCTTTATTAAAGTATGTATAGCCGGGGAAAGCATCCATTGTAAATGTAAAGGTACTAGGGTCGCCGCTAGATGCCATAGAGAATGTAAAGTTAGACTGAATCTTTACGTTAGGAAGCGTAAAGTTTGCAGGCATATCTCCTGAACCATCCTGACGTCTAAATAGAGTATCTGCTTCTACATAGTAGTATCCTGCGAAATTCTCTGCATCAATTTGAAGTTCAGATACATTAGCAGAATCCTTGATGACATAATAGTCAACCATAACAGTTCTTCCGATATAAGCTTCATCAAATGTAGCATCCTTCGCGGGAAGTAATTTCTTACCGCTAGTATCCGCCTTAACTTCGATTAAATTACCTGTAATAGAGCCATCTTCTTCTGTTACAATAACAAAGATAGGCGCGCTTGCACAAATAGTATCATTAACGCCTAAAGCATCAGTAAGGTCAATTTCTGCAGTATCTATTTGTACATAAGAAGTCATATGTACGTGTACCTTTTCTTCTTCCTTACCTTTAATAAGACCAGCACCAGATAGCATTGCAAAACTTACAGGAGAAAGTAAAGCATCTTCTACTGTGAAAGTTAAAGTCTTTTCACCTTCCCACGCAATAAGTCTTGAGTTACCTCTACCACCTGTTGCATAAACAGAAGTAGCTGCACCTTCAACTGTTGAGGTCTTCGCAGAGTCAATGTATAGTACAGGCTGACCTTTTTGGAAAGTCATATTACCAATTCTTTGAGCAGCTTTAGCTCTAAATACTACATTGCAAATTTCTCTTGAACCAAAACGCATATTGCATTTTCCTCCTTAATAAATTAATTTTTATATTGGTCTTTATCTTTGGAAGATTTATCATACAAATCTTTCATCCAATATTCAACTTCTGGAATATCTTTTGCTCCTGCTAATCGACTTCTTACATAACTTTCGTAATTTTCATGCGCCAAAAGTCTCATATACTAATCATTTAGCTAATATACACTATATTGTATAACAGTATTAATATCCAAATGACATCCAAGAGCAATATTTGATACTTGACTACTTAGAATATTAATTTCTTTTTCTATATTACCATTTTTAATTTTCGCAAGAATTTTTTTTCTTTTTTCTAACTGTGCGGCAATCTTTTCTCCTAAAGGTCCAATAGGTTTATAATTAGTTCCATCAGAATCATCATTAAACAAGAACATTGTTTTTACTATTTCTTGAAAGCTAATGAAATTTTTCTAATTAATTTCTCCTGTCTTATCATTTTCCGCATCCTAAAATAATATCTTATCTTTTGCACAAGATATTCGATAATTTGGAAATAATAAAGAAAGAACCATTAGAGTTTGAATTTTAATCTACTAAGTTTCAAGATTCTTTTTTGTATTCATCGTTGTCATAAGTATTTCAAAATTTGTCATTTTATCTAAATCATTCTTGTCCTATTTTTCTGAAATAGTTAAAAAACTACAGCCCCTATAAAAATTTTCTTCTCCTATATATCCTATATCTTTTATAGAAGGCTAAGTGATTATTAAACCACCTTCAGGAAAAGGAATATCGTCCTTAGTCATTAGCTGTAATCTATTCGGTTTCATCTTTAATATCCTCACCGCTATAAACTGCTCTATACATTAAAGAATATCCTGAAATTTCATTGTCTAATAACAAAGCAGTAGCACCTAAATAATTTAATACGCCAATACCTTCTAATTTAGTATTATTTAAAATACCATCAATATAGCCACAAATCTATAAAGGTCTTAATCTATAATTTCCTAAATCAGAACAGTCTGTATGGCACAAAATATCAAAAGTAATAGTACAATCCCTATATTGAGGATTTGTAGCATTAGGTAAAATATTATTTACAGAAATAATTATATAAGTTTTAACTTTTTCGTGTTCTCCAAAAGTTAACTTAGGTGTTAATCTTATATATTCTTCTTCTTTTAATCTCGCTAAATTATATTCGTTAATAATATCATTATATTCCTTTGAATCATTATCCAAACAGTCTCTTGCATTAATAACCAATAATTTTTTTAAAGTATTAGCATATTTTCTATTGTCAATGAATAATTTTTTTAAAATCAATTCAATATTCTTTTCATATGAAAAAAATGAAGATTGAAGTTTATTTACTAAATCCTTTTTCATCTTTATGAAACTCCTTATAACGCCATAATCTAAATAGGAAGCGAAACTTTAATTTCATTCTCTATTATATAATTTAAAGTAAAAGAGCCTGATTTACCAGAAATTATTTCAAGAGCTATCATATCATTATACTCTTCAATAATCTTTGCTTTCTCATTAGAAATTTGCCAAGTCCCGCCTGATAAATTTACAATCTAATAGTACGCAATGTCAAAAGGAAATAATTTGGTTTTTCCTTCAATATGCGGCTCATCCTAATTAAAAGTAGGTTCTTTATAAGATTTTTCTTTCTCTAATCTCTTATCTTCTAATTCATTCTCATAATCTTCTTTTATTTGTAGCTCAATAATACCTTCTCCGCTGCTTGAATTTACTACTTTTGTTATCCAAGGCTTATTATCTATTTTAATTTTAGAGAATCTATGAAAATAATCTAAAGTATTTTCATCTTTAGTAATATAAACTACTCCAGAATAATTTAGAGTATTATAAGTAATAGAATCTTTCAAATTCCAGTTAATAGCAGTTTCTACAGGTCCTCTAAAGAAAATTTTATAAGTCTTATCATTAATAGTGACTTCTTTATCACATCTGCGGATTTCGCCTCTAAAATAAGCAGTTTCTTCCTTGTCCTATAAATAAACAATCCAATATGAATTAGTCTCTTCCCAATAAAAAACATCTCCAGCTTGAATTTCAGTTGGAATTTCTCCCTCTAAAGTATTAGAAGTTTGTTCTTCTCCTACTTGTAAGGCTTCATAAGGAATTGACAAAATTTTATTATCATAGTTATTTTTAAGTTTATCTGGATTAATTAAACATTTAAAAGCTTTATTAAACTTAAAAGTATTTCTATCTAAAAGTGTTATAGTGGCTGACTAATAAGAATAGAGAATAGATTTTTTTAAAGTCTTCAACTTATCATTCTCCATTCTCTTCCTTGGAGAACCGCCACTATAAAATAATCTATTACGTAAATTATCAAGAGATGACACTCTTACTCACCTCTTCCATTAAGCCCAAACACTCAAAAATAGTTCTTCTATATAAAGAAAAATCTTTTTGCTCAGTTAAAGCAAAAAGACCTTCTAACTTACAAATTAAAGGTAAAAATTGTGGAGGTATTTCTTCTACTACTCTAAAAAGACCATAAAGTTCTTCTAAAAGTGTTTCTAAAGGTTTTTGCCAATCCAAATTTTCTTCTCTCATAGGTAACAATTTATAAATTTGATTAATAAGACGAGAAAAATTAAAATGAGCAATATTATTATTTATATAAATATCTTGTTTTATTTTCATTCTTTTGCCTCCATTATTGAAGACATTGTAGAGCGATAAACGCCATCTTTATCTAATTTTCTGCGTTTATATAATCTCTAAAGATGGAAACCTTCTCTATCATAATCTTTCTTTATCTATAATAATTTCTACATATGATTCGCTTGAGAAGTAAATTTAAAATCTGAACCGCTATATTTCATTCTAGTGTTCTCAACAGAAGCTAACTGCTGTCCTATCCATTCTACTATCATATATGTAGCTAAAATGTTAACTTCTTCAAAAGTAAAATCAGAAATAAAATAATACTCTCCTAAATCATCTTGCGTAAATTCCATTCCTACCCTTGGAAATTCAAAATGCGGAATCGCCGAAAGAAGAAGTTCTTGAAGCATTTCTTCTGTCTCTTCTTTCGTTAACTCCATATACATATCATCAGTAATTTTAGACAAGAAAGAATCATAGATGGGTTTAAAATAAGTTCCCATTTAAATTCCTCCTTCTTATCCTTCTTTTACAATATTATATTTAGAAGGCTTTTCTTGTTTAGTTTCTAGCGGAGCTGCTTTTCTTGCGGGAGCCTTAGAATTTTCCTTAACCGGTTCTTCTTCTAAAACTTTATTTACATAAATAGCATTTCCAACATTAAAGCCTGTTTTTTCTGTAATTAAATCTCTCTTTCTTACATCAGGAATTTCTAATTTAACAGCTACTGACTTAACCAAATCAATTACTCCTTGAGGAGCAAAATTTAGGCAGTCTTCTAACTATTCTACCGACCCCTCTAAGAGTAGCTGACGAACCTTATCTTCTGTATAATAATATTCAGGCTCAGGGTCCATATTTAAGAAATCTAAAGCCGCTTTATCCTTAATTATCAAATAATTCCGAAGTAAATATTCTCCGCCCGGAGTAACATTTAATTCATTAAGCTCATCCATACTGATTTTTTTAGTTTCTCCAATATTAAAATTTCTATGTAATCCATTAGAAAGAGTATAACCTGTTGTGCCGTTATTACGATTGGTAACTTCTACTAAATTTTCTTTTGTAATTTTTTCTAACATTATTATTTACTCCTTTTTTCTCCAATATAATAAAAATAAGGAGATTATATCTTTATAATCTCCTTATTAAATTTAAAAGTTACTTTGATATTTCTCTGCTAAGAGAAGTGTTTTCATAAACACAAATATCGTTTGTAAAGATTGCTCTTACGCCGACTTTCTTATAAACCTAAATTTCTCTTGAACGGTCATAATTCTTATAATCATCAACAATAGTTTCACCTTCAAAAGCAATCTTAACAGGCTTTGTTGCGCCAGAGGGAATAATCCATGCATACTTGGGGTCAATAACCTTTGTAGTATTTGTTTCATCTTCCATAGACTGAGGAAGAACAATTACCTTATGACCTTTATAATTGCCAAGATAGCCATTGTTCCACTTTTCATTTTTCATTTCATTGGAAACCCATCCCTCAGCAGGAATCATGGTTGCCGCAAACTCAAAAGTACAATAAATATCTGCTCTTGCACCATAAGAATCTGCAATAGTTAAAAGCTTATCCATTTCTGCTTCTGAGAAACTTGCCTGAGATGTCTTGTTAGCAGTTTGAACATTGCTAACTGCGCCAATTAATTGCTTTTCAATCTCAACATAAATACATTCATCAAGACCTTCAAGAATTATATCTAAAACATCAGCAAAATCTACTCTCTTATCAAGGTATTCTTCCCAACCAATCTGAGCAGCGCCGCCGATTGCATTAGTAGTAACCTCATAAGACTGACTGTCAAGCTTGAATACTTCATACAAACCTGCAAGTCCTACCTTACCAATAAACTGCTTTGCACGTCTCTTGGAAGCTTGAGTAATCTTCTGTGTAAAGATAGGCTTGTCACCCTGAGCAAAAGTCTTAACTTCTGCAAATTGACCATACATTTCAAGAACTCTCTTAGGAAGAACATCATTGATAATAGCTTCAATTAAAGCAAACATCTTGTTCTTATTTTCTCTATAAAGAGCGTAAGTTCCTGCATAAGCTTGTAATTCATTTCTAAAAGTTGTATCTAGCTAATTATAATTAAAGTTCTCTCCCTTATAAGAATAAGCAACAGGAGCGTCAGGAGAAGCCTTAGCAAGGGCTTTACCCATTTGAATTAGCTGTGAAAATTCTAATGCCATAATTATTTACTCTCCTTTCCTATTACTTTACTCTTTGAACTTTAAGACCGGGCTGACCATCAGGCATTGTATAAACCTTAGCAACTACAACCTGAATAGTTTCAATATCACCTGTTTTATCAAATTCAAGTGTATTTCTATCAGTCTTCTTCAATTTAAGAATGTCACCTTTTGCATATTCTACGCCTTCTTTAACCATGTTAGTAGTCCAAATATCACCAACATTTGTCTTTAACATTCTGGGCGCGATGCCATCCATTCTATAACCATATTCTGTATGAAGAGGAAGTTCTGCTCCTTTTGTTAGAGCGCCATCTCCATAAGAACCTGTGAAAGGTCTATGAGTAACATAGTTATCTCCAACACGAATCATTGCAAAATCTTTATAAGATAACCAAGGCTCATAAATCTTAATTTCTTGATATACCATATAAGGCTCAAGACCTGTTGATTTACTATCCTCTGCGGAAACAAAACCTGCCGCATAATCATAATACATAAATTCTCCTTGTTGGAGTAAATTTACATCTTTAGCAAGAGGCAAACTTGCAAAAATCTAGCCTGTTTTAATTCCAGATAACTGGTTAGGCTCTACCTGTCCATAGCCATTTCTTGTAAAATTAGCCATCTATTTTATTCCTCCTCTTAGTCTAATGCGGCAGTGCGTCTCAATGCCTTAATCCATTCTGGTGTAGTAGAATCAGCCGCATCATTTAAATTATAAGTAGTAATAGAACTATTTTCATTCTCTACTTTATTATCATTTTCTGTTGAATCGTCTAAATTAAAGTTGACCTTTTTTCTTACACAAATAACAGAAAGTTTTGATTCAATATCGTCCAAAGAATACTTATCTTTATTCTTAATAACGTCTTCTTTATCAGCATCTGAAAGCATATAGAAAGAAGCAATCATCTCATCTTTCTTTGCTGTCTCCGCCTACTTCTTAAAAGCAAGTAATTCTTCATTTGCTTTTTGTAAAGCTTCCATTTGTTGCTTCAAAGCTGTAAACTAAGTTTCTAACAAAGCATAATCCTTTTTCTTGCTCTTATCGTCATCATCTTTATTTTTATTTTCTTTATTAGAATCTTCTTGCTTCTTATCATCCTTAGAATCATCAGAAGAGCCTTTATTACTGTCTTTATCATCTTCTGACTCTGCTTGTGAACCAGATTCAGTAAATTTCTTCTTCTTGTCGTCTTTCTCTGCTTCTCCGCTATCCTTAGCAGGAGCTTCCTTTTCTGGCTCTTCATCTGTTTGCTTTTTAAACTCAGGGGAAAGCTTCTCTGTATCCATCTTAGATTGTCCTCCTTTTAAAACTTCTTTAAGTTCATTCATCATTGTATATAAAGTTGCTCCAAAATTTGAATTTTTAGAAAATTGAGTTGTCTGTCCAGTAACCATAGCACCTTCAAAGCAAGGTTCTACATCTTTTCCTAAAATACATAATTTTGAAAATATTGCGTCATCTACAATAAAAAATTCTATTTTCTCATTTGCCAACTTTGTCCATTGACCCTATAACGTGTCGTTGTCTAATTCCATAGACTAAGGTCTTCCTTCTGCTATAGCAGATTTACATTCTTCAAATTGTCCTGTCCAAAGATAACCTGTAGTCATAAGATAAGTTCTCTAAGCTTCCGTTCCGTCTTCATCAGTTTCTATAAAATCTTGAAACCATACTTTAGAATCAGGAGATACAAAACCATAAGGCTTAGTTTGACAAGCAAAACTAATTGAATCGCCATCTATAGTAATTAAATCTCCATGGTCACGAAAATCTCCTACTTCTTCTTTATAATATCCTACAATAGGAGCGCCTCTTAAAGTTTTAGCCATTTCTTCTGCTACCTCTTTAGAAATTAAGCTCTAATTTCTATTCTTGCCTACATATAAAACTTTAATTTCACAGGCAGACATAAAAGGATTAATATCAAGAGGCTTTAAATTAATAAATTCTGGACTATTAATGGTTCTTGCATATTGTATTGGCAATTTTAATCCCTCCCTCTCTTTAACTCATACTTTCTTTATTCTAAATCGTTTTTTCTGACTTCTCATCATCAGCTTTTTCTTTTCTTCCTGCTCCTTCTCCACTAGAAGTCTAATTATTATTAAGAACTTCCGCATTCATAGTAGAACTCATTAAAGGAGGAATAAAGACATTAACCAAATCAAGAACATCATTTTCAAAATAAGCATTAGCTAAAATAGAACTCTAAGATTGACCAAGAGCAATCTAAGGTAACATCTTAGAATAACCTAGCTAAGTCTATTCTTTATATAACTTAGCCATTTCTTTATAATTATAAATAGTAGTTGTTAAAATTTGTACCTTAAAATTAATTTTTTTAGGCTATTTATTATAAGGAATTAATAAATCATTTAAAAAACTCTCAAACTAAGTAATTAAATTATATAAAGAGGCTTCATCATTTAAAATAGATTTCTCAAGAGCTAAATTACCATCTGTATTAAACTGCATTTGAGACACACCCGCTTCATTATATACAGTTCTTTCTACTTTTGATAGTTCATCAACAGAAGACACATTACCATTATCTGCCATATCTGCTACATCAACATCTGCAAAAGTAGTTAATACATCAACACCTATTGCTTTACTCAACATTTGGATAGCATTATTATGTAATTCTCTAACTTCATCTATATCAAAAATGGGGTCTCCATTCTTATCTAATGGCATTTTCTAAATAATAATTTTTAATAACTTCTGTGCCATTTTCTACCTGTCTAAATCTTGCGCGGCATTCAAATCTATAATAGCAGGAATAACTGAAATAAAGGCGGGAAAATCTTCTCCATTAATATTAAATTTAATAGCCTTCCCCGGCTCTAAAGTATACCAACCATTAGTATCTCCTAAAAATTCAGGCTAAAGTTTATTTTCTTTGTATAAAATATAACCTTTCTAAAATTCTTTTGGAAATAACTTTAAAATTTTTATTTTCTATTGAGTTTCCATAAAATTATCATCGAAAAAACGCATATTAAATTCCACTACTGGACGATTATTTATAGAATATCTAGACCTACAATACTTGGGCGGAAGCTCCTAAACAACCATTTTATTAGTCTAAGGAATTAAATATCCATAATAGCAACCTTGTCTAATAACTTTAAGAGCTACTTCTCCCAAAAATTTTTTTACTTCAAAATTATCCAAATAAGTTAAAGCTTTATAGAAACCTTCTACAATCTTTTCTTCTTTGACATTCGCAGTCTAATTGACATAAGGAGTTACCATCCAATCATATCTATAAAGATATGCCATATATCTACATAATCTTGAGTAAATACCGCTCGTTTTATAAAAGAAATCAGATATTTCTCTCATTGTATTTAAATCGCTTTCCGCAATTGCAGTTAAAACGGTATCTTTATTTGCTAAATGCTAATTTATTCTTTTTAAAGAGCCTAAATTTAAAACCGCATCTTCTAACGTTTTTGTTCCGACTTTAATTTTATTAAAATCAGTCATAGGCTATCTTTCATAATCTGAAGAAGAGAACATATTAAAACCTTTATTATGAATTTCTTGTCTTCTCTACTCTGTTGCCACTCTCTTCTTCCTCCTCTCTCTTAGTATCCTGCCGCATTCATAATATAATCATAATCAATTCTACCTTCATCCCAATAAGGAATAATAATTAATTTATAATTATGTTTTTGGCAATATTCCTTTTTCTAAAAATCATTATACTATTGCTTTCTTAATCCTGATACGCCACCGAATTTGCTTTTAGGGGTATAATGTTGGATTCCCTAAAATTCAATTAGGAAATCCAAATTACCTTCATCATCAAAAACAGCAAAATCAAAACGTAAAGGCTTTCCGCTGGAAGCAATTAAATCACTAAAAGTATATTCTTCTACAAAAGGCAATCCTGCCTATTCAAGAATCTCTTCTATTTTAATTTCGCCTCTGCTAGCTCTCATTTCTCAATTCTCCTCTATTGATTATAAAAATGCACTTTTCTTACTTTTTCATACTTGACCTTAATTAAAGAATAAGAAATCTGAAATATTATGTCTTTTTCTCTTTTTGCCTTTATCTTCTTCTTTTTTAATATAATAGAGACCATAAGAAAAAGCAGAAAATTTATCTTTTTTAATTGCCCTTGAAGATTGTTTTAAAATAATATTAATACCTTCATTTTCTTCTACAAGATTTAACATTTGTTCTTTAAGAATAGTCGTAAGAGTAAAAGGTTTTAAATATTCTGCTCGTTTTTTAGCATCCATTGCCTAACCATTTTTCATACCCAGAAGTTTAATTTTTGCTTGATTTTCATCAATTAAGAATTTAATCTTTCCACTTTGTAGCTAAGACTAAACATAGCTATAAATTTCAGTATTAATAGGGGCATTAGCTTTAATTAAAAACATAGCATCCTCTTCTGTATTAGGAGTTCGATATTTTTTATAAAAATTATCTTCGTCATTATAAACCCCAAAATCAAATAAAGTATCTCCTGAATCAGGGTCTATTTGAGATTTAACCATATAATCTACTAAGCCAATACCTAAACCATTAGCATCTATTGCTAATACTCTTGCTTTATATCTATAATATAATTTTTTAAGAACAATAGCCTAATCTTCAAAGTGGTCATTTTCAAGAGTATATAAATTAACAACTGTTTTTAAAGAAGGACCTTGCGGCTAAGGAGTTACTTTAAAAACTACCACTTCTGTAGTACATCCTTTTCTACCTACGTCAACGCCTATTACATAATAAGCATTCTTTGCTGAACGATTGCTATATTCATATTCTGGCTAATTAAGTATTCTCTAACTGTCAAACTTTTCAGAAGAGAAGAAAGCATTTTCTACATCTCCTGACCAAACTGATTCCATTTTTTACTACTCTTGCGGAGTATTTCTCTAATTTTCATTAGACGTTAAGACTATATCTTCAGAATATCTCCAAATAAAACCTTTATAGGTTTTTATTTTTCCTCTACAACATTCTCCTATATGGCTCGCATTCTTTATACCTAAAGCTCGAGCTGCCGCTCCAGTTGATTCATAAGCCATTATAAATTTATTATTTAAATCATATTGATATACTTCTTTAGCTTTACCTAAATTTGAATAATTTTTTACTTGCTTTAAAGTTTTCTCTTTAGACCAATAGAAACCTCCACTTAATGTTTTCACATCTTTATTAATCTCTTGTATTATAATACTTTTACTAATTTTTACTGCATTTGCCGCCTCTGTAACATTAATATATTCTGCAACTAATTTCTTATCTTTATTAAAACAATAAATATGATTATATTTTCGTAATTCATTTTTCAAAACATGCTGCTAATTTCCCGAAGCAGTAATCCATTCTAAATTAGTAAAATGATTATTTAATTTGTTGCCATCAATATGATTTATTTGATTTTTATTTTTTATAGGTTTAGGAAGATAATTTAAACCAACTAATCTGTGTGCATAAAGTCTTCTTTTTTTTCCACTAGGGAGAGTTATATTAAAGGATATATAACCATTTTTCCCAATCTAACCCTTTAAATATTTATTTGTGTTGGTATTATAACATCTTCCATCTTCTGTTATAAAGTATGAGGTACTGATATTATCAACTATTATTTGTTTCATAATAACAACCTTTCTTTTTGATTCTGTATTGTACTGATTATCGCTCTGATAATCATTAGTCGTTGAACCTTCCTCTCTTCGAGGCTCGGCTGCTGATTTCCCAATCTTTTTAATTTTTAACAATTCACATTTAGTTTTATTTCATACTTATGTTGTAGTTTAAAAAGCTCTAAGGTTTTTCCCAGCAATTCTCAATAATTTTAAGAGTACAAATCAATCTATACTCTCTTGCAAAAGACGAATCATTATAAGTTCCGTCCATTTTTAATTCAGAAATAAACGTTCTACTTAATAATCCTTCTAAAACAGGAACTCTCCAAGTTCCACCTAATACTACAGCCTATTCTGGCTCTAATATTTCCTAAACAGTAAGCTAAATTAATTTATCATAAGCGAATGAAGATTTCCAACCAGCTGTCGTTACATAAATCTAAGATTTATTAACAACTTCTTCTCTATGCCGAGACCCGTCTGCAAGTCTTCTATCGACATTCATAGTAGGTATGATAATTTCATTTAGCAATGTTCCGTCTACTAGAATTCGTATTAATATTATTATTTCTAATAATTACTGACTATCTTTTAACAATATAATTTAATATATTGCTATATCCATTTCAATTTGCATAAGCTTCGTTTCCTAAAACTTAACTGTGTATGAATAACAGCCTTACTCCCCAGCATTTCAACCTCAGGGATAGTCGATACAGGATTAATTATTTATCCATTTTTTTTCTTTTTTCTTATAAATTGGCAAATTCGTATAGGTCTTTCCTATTAGAATTCTTTCAAAAGTAGTATATGAACATAATGATTGATAATCTTGATAAATCTATCTACCAGATTCATTCACATATCTTTTTCTAATCTCATTTATCTATTCTTCTGTAAAAATAGCTTTCGGATTATTTATACCCGTTCTTAAAGCTCCTGATTTTCTAATAGGATAATTGTAGATTCCAATTGTTGTCCATTTTTTGCCTTCATTAATATTTGAAATCTCACTCTAAGTAATGTTATACTATTTTGCAATATCATACTAATTGATATTAGAATTTTTTAATAAATTTTTTATTTCTAAAACTTCCTAATTAGTAAGTTTTGCCATTGGATGATTCTCTGCATTTTCAGTAACTTTTTCTCCACCTAAATTACTATTATACCCATTTTTATAGCCATCATAATATTGAATCCAGTATTTTTCTTTTTCATTTAATTCTTCTTTTGAAAAATAGTCTGACTATTCAAGAATAGAATATGTAAAACATTCAAATCCATATTTTCTTAAAGCTCTATAAAATTTAGTATTGTAATCTCTCAAATTGCTATTTTGGTGGTTCCGAAAATGAGACTAATATCTTGTTTCTAAAGCTATTGACTATCCAATATAACATTTTCCATTTTTTTGATTTTCAAATTTATAAATTCCCATCATTGGGACATTCCTCCTACATATTTTATGTTTACAGTAATATATAAAGATGGAATGTAAGAATTTAATTAAAATAGACCAAATAATTTTCCCACGGGATTACCATGCAATAATTGTTTAGGTTTCCCCGTTAGCTCGCATTAGCGAACCCCCATTCATCATATGGGAAAAGATATATTAAGGCAATTTTACTTACCTCTTCTATTAAGCCACCTGTTTTTCTCTTTCCTCTAGAACTCTATCTCGCCGCAATAATGTCTAACTAACTGCCATTTTTAAAAATATAAATAACGCTGTCTTTAGAAGATTTAGAAGCTCCTCTACTCCAGTCTATTTCATTTTTTAAACCCGGAATTAATTTACATAACTCTTCTACCTTCTCTTTTGCTATTCCAGCTGCTTCAATACCTTCCATACGATTCGCTAAGTCGTATGCGTTCTCTTATGAACTGCTCTAACTTTCATTAGAAGTTGAGACTATATCATTCTCCTCTTAGGAGATTTTCCACTTCCACAGCCATCGCTTGCTATGTACTCTCTTTCGAGATAGTCGTTGAACTTTTAAGGATTTCTTCAATATTTTCAAAATAAGTATAAGGTATTTCAACTAGCTTCTTTTTTAAAAAATTTCTTTTTAAACAATCATTTTTTTGTTGTTTATCGAATTTTTCTTTTCCGCCAAAAAAATTAACCATCCTATAATGCTATTCTCCATTATACTCAATATATAAATCAAAAGAAGGTAAATAAAAATCAACAGATAAATGATGTCCTTCTATATCTATTGGTACTTGTGATTCATAAAATATAGAATTATCTTCTAACCATTTTATAATTTTTTGTTCTCCTTTTGAAACTTTTTTATTACATTTAGGACATCCTTTTCCTAATTTAATATTAACAGGAGTAATTGCCCATATAAAGCCACACTTATTATGTTTAATCAAAACCTTATTATGCATACCTTTATATTTTTCAATATATGAATATTCTTCTGGCAACGGAAATGTATCTTTTAATTGATTAGGTTGAGTAGGAAAACAATTTTTGCAAATACTAACTTTTCTTTTATCTAAAAAGTATTCTCCATTTTTAGAATATATTTTATTACAAGTTAAACATTTTACTACTGCGAGTTGCCTTCCACCATTCCATTCAATAGCTTTTAAGTTTTCTTTTGGATGAATCAAATCTAGTCTATTTTGAAAATCTATTAAAGTTAATTTTTTCATATTTATACTCCTTACTTAGCTGCTGATTATCCTTTATTGTCTTTTAGTCTTTCAACATGAGATATTTCTATACTTGTTTCTGCCTTTCGGCTCTATCATAAACTATTAGTATAAATCTAGTTTATTGTAGCAATAGAATTTTCGGACTTTCCAGCAATTCAAAAAAATTATTTTTCACTATTTTCCAATAATGCAGAGCAAACATTCGCTCTTTACCTCCCGTAGTGACGAACAAGTGAGCACCGGGGAACAAAATACATCTTAGCATTAAAACTAAAACTGACAAGAAAGACTTACTATACGCACGAGGGTACGTAGCGTAAGCATATCTATGTCTCATTATAGCTCTTAAAAATACTCTCTAATAGAAGAATAAATGAAAATTTTCGGGGTTATCTCCGCATAAAAATTCAACAAAAATATCAGGGTATTCCCTCCAAAAGGAAATATACTATCGTAAAACAGGAATAATTTTTTTAATTCTCTCTTCTGATATCCCTTGTTTTTGTAATCTATTATCGGAGATGGCTATTAAATCTTTTAATGCCATATCTATTATTCCTCTTCTTTTTCATTGTTTATTAAATCATTATCAGCATCTTTTTCTGCTTCTATCTCATTATAATATTCTATGTAATCAGAATCTTTTAATTCGTTTTCTTTTTCCATTTGTCTCTAAATTTCTAACTTTTTAATTGCTTCCTCTATCTATTGTCCAAAACCTAAATCTTCTTTAACAAGAGTAGACAGATATCGCTAAGTGTCAATAAGAGTAGCATCAACTTTATCCTGTGGAATATCTGTTGCATAGCGAGGAATAAATCCTTCTTCTCTCTCACATAAAGAAACTAATACGCCAACTGAATCTGCGTAATTTTCTTTCTTTTCTTTATTCTAAGCGGCAGTAAATTTTGCTGATTTTCTTAATGAATCATATACTCTTGATAATTTTTGATAACCGTCTAAATCACCCTAATCAAGAGCCTAATTCATTTTTAAATAAGTTTTACAAATTAAAATTAATGTGCCAATAGTATCAGAATCTTGAATATCAAATGAGTTCATCATTTCATTATATTTTGATTCAAGTTCAACCCATTCTGAAGGCTTATAAGTCCGCCCCCATTTCATTGCCATTGCAATTTTATCTTCTTTAGTTAATTCTGCCCCTAAATCAACCAAATCTTCTTCTTGAATATAGTTTGCATTCTCAAAAGGATTAGGAAATGCGGGCTGCGGCATTCCCGCAGGTATTGGGGTAGGTCTAGTAAAAGGTAAGGTACTCTCATTTGCATGCTATGTAATAGAACTAGTAAGAGTACGATATTCCGCCTCAGAGATTTCTCCTCTTTCATATCGTTCTTTTGCTTCTTGCTCTTTCTTTTCTTGTATTTCTCTGTTGATAGCTTCTTTTTGTTCGCTCTCTAAGCGTAATTTCTCCGTATCTGCCCAACCATACTACTTCCACTATTTTAACTTCATTTTTGATAAATATTTACCAAAAACTGACATTCCATTAATACCTATTGGACCTAATTTCGCATAAGCTCTATCCCTTAATACATTCCATTCTTCTGGAATATATGGGACGTCCATTTTTTCTAATAGCCATAAAAAGGTATCTGGATTAAAATTATCAATATGCATAGTCAAACATTTTTTACAAAGCTCTGTTTTCGTGCCATCTTTATAGGTATAAAAATTTTCTTCCTCCATTGCTTTATTACACTTTTGACATACAATTTTATTAGATACAGACATTTATTTCATCTCCTTTACGCTTTTTTATTTCTACAAGCTTTACATATACTATAATATCCGTCTTTGCTTGTACTATTTTTAGAAAAGAATCTATTGTGAGCTAATTTAATTTGACCACAACGAGAACATCTTTTCCATTTAGCTTTTTCTTTATAGGTATAAAACCATAATAAATAAGTTTCCTGTGTTTTATCAGCTATTAATTTAGGAATCTTATTTCTCCATAAGGAAGAGATATATTCAGGAGTGTAAGTAATATTAAATTCTTTATCTAATAATTCTTGGATTTCCGCGTTAGAACAACCATCTATTTTATGTATCAAAAGAGAATAATAAAGAGGATAATTTTCTTTTAATGCTTTTTCTATCATATCATCTAACTCATCCATAACATAATACATATCTGTGTTAAAATGTCCCCATGTATCTTCTTTTATTTTTGAATAATTACATAATAACTCTGATACGTGTTTCGTATCGCATAAAGAAATTAAGCTTGTATCAATGATTTCTCCTTCTGGAGAAATATAAATGTCGCCTTGTAAATTTGCGGTAAGAGGTTCAGATTTTGTTTTCTTAAAAGAATATATTGGTTGTCTATAAGAATTTCTTATAATATACTAATCCTAATGTAATTGAATCAACCATTTTTTTAAATTATATTTTCTTTTTCCTGTTGCTAGCTTTTCCGCCTTTTCTAGCTAGTCCATTAATTGTCTTAATTCTTGTAATTCAGGAATTTCATCAATATCTTTCTAAGTAATTGAATCTTTTGGTGTTAAAATCTAATTTTTATTCTCTGAAAGCATTCCATAAATTCCGTCTTCTCCATTTTCTAATTTATCTACTAATCCCTCAAAAGAAGTTTCTCTTTTATTAACTGTTACAAGTCTATTGTCAGTTAATATTTTCTTTTCTCTTCTTTCTTTTTTGTTCATCGCAAAAATAATATAATCGCTCATTATTTCTAAATATTTCTAATTTATTTGCTCTGCAGGCATCTTTTTCAAAAGATTGTCTACATATTTAACTCGTTCTTCTGGTTCTTCAATAGAATAATCTAACTTTAATGGAAAAGAAGATTCAGGAATTTCAGACTCTTTTTTTTCTTTTATTGATTGTTCATCAATATTAATAATATTGTCAGCCATAGTTTTTTCCCCTTTCGTTTCCTTCCAATATAAGTATATCATAAATTTCAAAATTTGTCAAACTAGAATTATGAAAAATTAGTTGACAAAATTAAATAAAAATGATATAATATATACAGAAATTAAAAATTATAGTTTTCTTCCAAAAAATAAAAAAGGAGCATATATTAAATGCGAATAATTTTACTATTACTTTTAAGTGACATAGCAGTAATCTTAATAGAAATTATTTATCTTAATTATTTTCTTTCTCCCACAATAGAAAAATAGATTAAAACTTTAATTCCTAAAGAAAATAATGAATGGCTTTATGAAGAATTTAATGAACCTTTTACTTTTATAGAAGTTATAAGTAGATATAGTTCGCTATTAATTCCTATATATAATCTTATGGTTTTAATGCTTCAATTTGCTGATTTTAAGAATATTGTCTCAGAATCAGTAGAACGAATCCACGAATATTATAAACTATATCAAGTTTTAAATAATGAAGAAAATAAAGAAAAAATTGACTCTTATTTTAAAATAACTAAAGAAATGAATGAAGGAGAAGATAAAAATGACACTTGATAATTTAACAAAAGAAGAATTAATTTTCCTTCTTAAGCAATTAATTAATAGTCAAAATACAATAGTATATAATATAGAAGAAAAAGAAAAGCATCATATCTCTGCGGACGCCGCATTGGCTAATATTAAGACTTCTCTTGTTTCTTATCCTTCGGACCCAAAATTACTTTCTTTATACATTCAATTATTAAGGCATGAAATTTCACTTTATACTTTCTTAGAAAAGACAGGAGAGGGCTAAATGATTATTAGAGAAGAACAAAAAGACCTCTTTTCTGTACCTAAAGATTATTTTCTAATGCATTGTATTAGTGCAGATTGTAAAATGGGTGCAGGAATAGCTATTGAATTTGCAAAAAGAGGTGTTAAAAAAGAAATTCTAAAAGGTACTAGTATAATAGAGGTAGGTACTTGTGAATTTACTAATGCAACAGATTGGCTTGGTGAATTTAATCTAATAACAAAAGAAAAATATTATCAAAAGCCAACATATGAAACCTTAACCGCGGCGCTGCAAGACGCTAAAAATTTATGCGTTCGAGGTTTTAAATATGAAGATTTCGAGCCAATTAAAGTTGCTATGCCTTGTATTGGCTGTGGACTTGATAAATTATCTTGGAGCAAGGTTCGCCGCATTATCGAACAAGTTTTTCAAGACACAGATATTGAAATTTTAGTATGTAGGAGAATTTAAATGACTAAAAATGAATTAGAACAAAAGATACAAGAAAAAACTAAAGAATTAGAAGAATTGAAAAAAATTTATGAGGAAGAAACTAAAGATATCAATCAAAGATATCATCCCTCTTATTGCTCTATATATTATACAGCCACTACTTGTAATAATACAGAAACATATTATTGGCATAATCAACGTTCAGATAAATTGCACTATGAAAATTATAACACTTGGGAAACAAATGAAAGAGCAAAGCAAATTTCTTCCGCCATTCACTTCTATCTTCTATTGGAGCAATTGCATGATTTATATTGTCTAGATTTTAAATATGAAGATATTCATGCAGGGGATACTGTTTTCACTATTATTTTTGACTCTGCTTTTCATCAATTTTTTGTACGTGAAAGAAATTTTATACCTCGACGTCATTTAGGAGAAGTTTATTTTAATACTTATGAAAATGCGGAAAAAGCTTGCGCTATAATGAATGAAGAATTTGAAAGGAGAAAAAAGATAAATGAGTATTATCTATAAAGTATTATTCTTTACTGGCGCGGGCATTAGTCAAGAATCAGGCATACCTACTTTTTCAGAGCAAGGAGGATTAAGAGAAAAGCTTGTTCGTTCTTTTGCGCTATCTCACCCAAAAGAGTTTAAAGAAACTATAAAATTAATGAGAGATAAGTGTTGGGCGGCGTCTCCTAACCCTGCACATTATGCTATTGCCGCAACAAAAGTTCCTAAACTCTGTCAATCTTTAAAAAAGGAGTAAAATATTATGTTTTATCATGGTACTACTACTTACTTTAATTTACATAAAGGTGATTATATCCTCCCTGCAATAGAAACAGGTATATTAAGGGAATCGTGGCGGAAGAAGCTAATTGATAAGGTTTTCTTCACTAACTCTCCTTTAAGTGCTATTAAATTCGCTAAAAAGGCGGCTGCCCGCTTTGGAGGAGAGCCTGTTGTATATATGGTTAAACCTTGTTCATCTTATTATAATAATAATACTAATGAATATATTGCAGATAAAATTATCATTATAGGAGTAACTAATTATGTTTAAAGTGGAAGATAACATTAAATATTATCTTTATGATAAAGATAGTAATACTGTGATTAAAACTTTTGATTCTATTTATCAGATAAGAAAATTTTTAAAGAATGATATAGCTTTATTAACAGGACATGATAAGTATGGCATAACTCCGCATCTCTCCATGTGCTTAGAATCTTTCGTGCATGACTACGTGATTTATCCAGACCTTTCTATTGGAGATGTAAAAATAGACAGATATGTTATTATAGATAGTAAAAAAAGGATTTTTAATTATAGAGAACTTTATTATGAAATGAATGCGGAAAAGAATAATTGGGATATTCATTTCGGGGTTGGAAAAACTTATGCGGGACCTAGCAAAATTGCTAAGGCATATTCTATTGTCTATTCTAATCAAGGGTTTAAGAGTCATCCTAGAGGTTCAGGGTCTCGTTATCAGTGTATAAAATTGAGAGAAGTAAGACAGACGGCTGATGTTATAATAGAGGAAGAATTAGGAGTAGATTTTCAGATACTTAAAAAAGCATATTGTTCTATGAGAGGTAAAAGGAAAGACCTTATTGGGTGTTGGCGGAGTCATGCGACTCTTGCGAATACCGAGTGCTGGAAAAATAAAAAATGTAAAAAACAGTGGCAGAAAAATAAATAACTTTTATCGTTTTATATTTTTAAAATAACTTTTATCGTTTTATATTTTTAAAATAACTTTTGGAAAGAGTTATGTCGAGACCAAAATAAAAAACGAAATAAAATTTTAAAAATCCCATAATAGTACCCCCTACTATAATTATTATAAATAAAAACTCAAAAAATTTTTCCTCATACAGTCGGTAGCTTTATGCTTTACGTCGGCGCGCTTTCTATCAAGCAGCGCCGCTTTTCTATGTCAAGAGTATTCTTTGTAAATTTTTTATGAATAAATTGTTAACAAGCAAAAACATCATTAATCCTTTAATTCAAGCACTTTAATTCATTAAAGTGCTAAAGTATTCATTATTATTTTTTCTTTTGTCACTTTAATAAGATAAAGTGCGAAAGCGACCGCGAAGTTTCCGAACTTTATGAACAAATTGTTAACAAATAATATTTTATTCACATTTAAAAAAATAGAACAAACGTTCTTTTTTCCTACAATTCCTATTCTTTTGATAGGTATTAATACCTACTAAACCGATAGGCTTTATCCGCATTGTTCGGGGGCAACTAAACCTACTAAACCGATAGGTATTCTTTGAGAAGTAAACTTTAATGCATTAAAGCGATACAGCATTAATACGTTAAAACATACTAATTTAATAGGACAACTATACTTTAATGCATTAAAGTGTTAAAGCAGACAAAGACTATCAAATTAGTATGTTTTAATGCTTAGTAAGACAGTAGGCTTTAATACCTATTAAAAGAGTAAGAGCTTTGTCATTTTGCACAAAAATAAAACTATTATTTTTACATGAAAATTTTTAAAAATATCTTGACTTTTGCTATTGTTAGTAGTATAATAGATAATAGAGAGAGGGAGAGAGGAACAAAAAAATCCGCTCCCAAACTTAAAAATATTATTTAAAAAGAGGTAATTTATCATGTTCACAGTAAAAACATTCACAAACAATATCACAAGAGAAGTTGTATTCTATGATGTAAATAAGGCTATCAGCTACTTTGAGGATATCAAAACATTCAGCTTAGTACATCACGCAAGACTGTTTTCTCACCGCAGAGTTATTGCAGAATTTTAAAAGTGAGCGGATATTTTTATTAATATCCGCTTTTATTTGCTAATGAAATGTAATCGTTTACATTATTAACATAGCTATCGTGAGCCATCAACATTTTCCGAATAGCACTTTAATGTAGTAAAGTGATAAATTATTAAAGCAAAGAACATTTGTTCTATTGATAGAAAAATCTCCTGAAATTGTAATCGTTTACATTGGTTCATGTATGTAAACGATTACAATTGTTAAAATAATAACAAAGAGTTAGATTCAGCTAACTGTCCGCGAGACATGGACAGTCTTTACTTTAATGTATTAAAGTGATGCAGTGCTAAAGTGTCTTTCTCTCATGGACAGTTATTTAATCCATAGTAAAATAATAGATTTAATAGGATATTACTTAAACGTTTAAGTAAAAGTACACAATAAAATAAAAAATATTTGTGCATTGCTACAAAATGGTCTAAAATGTATTGACAATTGTATAATAAAGTAGTATTATTAGTATAGTAAAAGAAAAGAACAAACAACATTAAAAAAGAGGTTATTTATTATGAAAAAGTACATTGTGTTCATTGAAACAACTTGCGAAATAACACCTTATGAAGAAAACGAAAAGCGTTTCGATAACAGGGAGCAGGCTGTTGAGTACGGTCATACAATAGCTACTGTTGATTATGCACACGGTTTAACGGGTAGTTTCAATGTAGTTGAGAGGACTATTGACATAGAAAAATTTACTTGTAAAGAAAAAGTTGTTTACAGTTATGACCAGCGCAGGAACAATAGACAGTATTATTAATAATAAAAAAACAGCAATGACTAAAATCATTGCTGTTTTTTTGTTCACTAATGTAAACGATTACATTTTTCGAGAACGTTTGTTCTGACTCCGAATACACGCTTTAAAGTGGTAAAGCGTTAAAATTCTCTGAAATAATAGAACAAATGTTCTTTTTATTTTTATCCTAAAATGTTCCATGTGGAACAACGAAAACGTTTAAGTGAAAATGCACAAAAAACAAAACTCTTTTTGTGCAAAACAGAAAATCGAAAAAAATTTTGTAAAATGTATTGACAAATGTGTTGTAAAGTGGTATTATTATTATAGTAAAAGAAAAGAGCAACAGCTCAAATAAAAATGAAAAAGAGGTTATTTATTATGTACATTGCATTCAATTTTTACTCCGAAAATGAAAACGGTTCTTTTTTAGGTATTAGCGATACCTTAGCAGGACTTTATAATTATCTCATTGATGAAGTTGACGAGGAAGCCCCTTCAGAGCTTATGAACGGCGGTATTTTTGTTAGAGATGAAAAGGGCAATGATATTCCTTTTGATAGTTCTATCGTTTTTAATGAGATAGAGGACAACAAAAAGATGTATACTGAAATTTCATATCCTGAATATTACGGTTACAAGATTCTCCGCATGAACAAAGTAGGTTATGCAACAGAACACGCACATCTTATGTTATGCTACTATTTAGAAAAGTATGCAGATTTTTCTGTTGACGAAATTAACGGATTTTTAAAGAATATCCGCAAGGACAAGCGCATTAAATAATACAGTAGGGCAAGGCAGAGAGAACAGATGTTCTCCCTGCTATCCCATTATTGATTATGAACAAAATGTGAACAAAAAATAACGATTCTATTAAATACTCTATATAGCAACTCATTCATAAAAAATTCACTATATAGCAAACATATCACAGAAAAATTCACTATATGCTCAACTTTTATGAATAAAGTGTAATTTTTTTTGAAAAAATAAATTTAAAAAATTTACACTTTATTCATATTTTATTCATAAAATATGAATATATAGTTAATATTTTATTTACAAAAATTTTACATTTTAATACATTAAACTTTAACACTTTAAAGTGAATGATAAGCGGCGCCATCTCCATCGCTCGGCGCCGAACTCGCGCAATTATGAATAAATCAATATTTTTTTATGAACAAATTGTAAATAAATTATGAACAAAACATTTCCTGAATTAGCATGAGCTAACTTTTTTAAATTAGCATATGCTAACTTTGTTCATAATTTGTTTACAAAAAATTAATCTAAAATACATGATTTCCGCAGCTTAAAGTAGTATAATTAGTACATAGGATAAAGCAAGAGAGGTGATAACAATGTTCATAGTAAAGATTTTCAATAACGCTGTTCCACGTGAAACAGTCTTTTATGATATCAACAAAGCGATATCTTTTTTTTGAGGATATCAAAACCTACCATATAGCACCGCACGCACGTTTATACTCCCATATGAGAGTAGTTGCTGAATTTTAATGACTTGTTCATAAAAAATTCATTGACAATAGCAAAAATGTATGATATAATATATACATAATAAAAAAGAAAAAGAGGTAATTAATCATGCTTATCACATTTGTTATTCTTAATGTTCTCAACGTTATCATTCAGACCGCTAAATCAATAGTAACCATAAAATGCGGAAAAGGTATTGCCGCACTTGTTAATGCTATTGCATATGGTCTTTATACGGTGGTTCTTGTCTATATGAACTGCGATATTCCTTTATGGGAAAAAGTGATAGTTGTTGGTTCAGCTAATCTTATAGGCGTTTACATTGTAAAGTTCTTTGAGGAAAAGTCCAAAAAAGATAAGCTTTGGAAAATAGAGTTTTCTCTTAAAAAAGGATATCTTGATTCTGCGGTTAAGGAATTAGACATTAACAACATTTCTTATAACTTTTCTACTTTTGGAGAATACGTTACAATAACAGCTTTTGCAAATACACAAGAGGAAACAAGAATAGTTAATAACATAGTTAAAAAGAATAACGCAAAGTATTTCATTACTGAAACAAAAAGCTTTTAATAGCGAGGGCGGAAACGCCCTTGCTTAGAATAAAACAACAATAATAATATTATTAAAGAGAGGTATTTAATTATGGAAAAGTTTGTAAAATTTTCAGATGTTCGTGTTGGTGACACTTTTGTAACAAAAAAGTATGGCGACAATTATCATTTTGTTAAAGTTCTCCGTCCTAATGCTAAGCCCGGTGCTATTCTCGCAGATTCTGTTGTACCTTATAAAACATCTATCTTTAGCACCTCTATACCTGCTTTTCCTGATTGCTCTGATTGGGCTTGCCGTATTATCAAAGTTTATGCGGATTTAGACGAGGACCAGAAACTTTCACTCTCATTGTATAACCCTTATCTTGAAACGCCTAAAAATGAAAAACCCGTCACGGCAGAACATCATGGCGATAAGATTTCTGCTATCATTAATATAGAAGACCGTAATTATAGCCATGCTATAATCAACATAAGTTCTGAAACTGCAAAATGCTTACAGTATCTTATGAATATGGGCGTGCTTGACAGAGATTGTATTACAGTTGCCCCACCTACGCAGACATTTTAAAAAATTTAAGTGCTTAATAAAAAATTAACAATTTATTCAAAATGCAAGTTTGCTCCCCTAAACTTGCATTTTTTATTTTTCATTTTTTGTAACTAAAAATTCACAATTTATTTACATTTTACCCCTTGACAAAAGGAGATAAATGTGGTATAATGGCGGCGCGTTCTCCTTCGTGCGAGCGCCGCAAATATGAACAAATCTATGCTTAAATATTAATTTTTTGCAAATGATTTTCTGAAAAGTTACTCTGCAATTTCCCGTAATTATGCACAAAAGAAGTTCAAATTTTAATATTAAATTTGTTTATTTTGCATATTTACATTTTTAAAAAAATACGTTATAATTAGTATGTAAGATAAAGAGAGGGACAGAACAATAACAGACAACATATCTTACCGCAGTCCCGAGCAATGCGAAAGTGACCGCAAAAACTGCTCCCATTTTCTCTTGTCAATATTTTCTCATGAACGAGTTCATAAACTCTTAATAAAAAGTTAAAAGAAAATCTATTGACAAGAGTATAAAAAAATGGTATAATAAATACATAAAGAAAAGACAAAGAGGATTTACAAAAAAATCCTCACAACATGAAAGGAAATGGTATTTTATGGCAAAGACTACACTCACACAGGCACAGGCACTCGAACTCGCAATTGAGATTATCTCTAACTGCCCTGATAGCAAGGTGGTGGAACTCAACGAGGATATCTTTATTGAATCCCACGAGGTTATCGACAAGCTTAACACTATGCTCACTTCAATCAAGAATAAGGCGCACCGTCCCTCAAAGGCAGACACCGCAAGACAGGTTGAGAACGACAAGCTTGCAGATGTTATTCTCGAAACGCTCATGAACAGCGAAAATCCTATGACTATCACTGAAATGCAGAAGTCCAATGCGGAACTCGCAGAATATTCCAATCAGAAAATTTCTGCTATCATTCGTAAGCTTGTTGAATCTGCGCAGGTAATTAAGACAGTCGAAAAGAAAAAATCTTATTTCTCCGTCCGCTGATTCAACGTGTGGGTGAGTATAAGCAATAGCTTATGCAATGAAGTGTAAAGGGGAACCCTTTACACTCACAGCCCCCTTAATACTATAATTATTGAAAGGGAGTTTGATTATTATGCGTTTTGCTGATGTTCCCGCAGGTGCTGTATTTGAATGAGAGGGCTTTCATTTCTTAAAAATTTGTTGAGAGATTCCAGTATCAATAGGAATACGTAAAGAAATATTTGCCGTACAGTATAAAGCTATAAAGAATAGCTCCGCTTATGACTTCATGAGAAATACGCCCTATTTCATTATTGCGGAGAGTATGAAAGATAAAGAGTGTATAGTCAAAGGGGAAAAAACAATAGCTCTTAAAAATGGGTGCCTTGTTCCTATTGAAAAGCCTTATTTTGTTTGTTTTCCTAATGAGGAATGCACTTATAAAGTTTCTAAAGAAGCCATGTGTTTACTGTCTTTTTTAGGGGAAACACAAGATATTCATTATCAGGTAGTTGATTTAGATAAAGCTAAAGAATTTTAAAAAAGAGAGGTAATTTATTATGTCAAACATAAAGAATTTTTCAGAAATCGCCGTAGGAGAAACATTCATTTTAAGAACTTTTTGCGAAAGCAGAAACCATGTGTATATCAAAATTATCCGCCCAAACGGCAAATATGGGGCATTGCTCTATAACGATTTTAAGTTGCTCTCTGAATACCCTTCAGGTCTTATAACAGGTAATTTTGAAATGCATACTAACTGCAAAGATTGGGCGTGCGAGCCTATAACACCGCTTGACGCCTCTAAGGTACTTAAAAAGGAAAACGTGGAAACAATCACCCTTTATGATAAAGATGTTGAGGACGCTATCACATTAAAGGTGACTAAAAAGCAGAAAACAGTAATTGAATATCTGTTCAATGAGGGGCTTTTGCTTGTTGATAAAATTATTGACGAGTCAGAGGAAATTATTGATTTAACATAATAATCATAAAATATTTACATTCATCACCTTGCACAAAAATGCAAGGTGATTTTTTATATCTAAAATAAAAATTCATAATTTATTTACATTTTATCTCTTGACAAATCGCTTGGGATATGGTATAATTGGCGGCTCGCTTGCGAGCCAAATATGTCTAAAATGTGAACAAATCAATATTTTTTTATAAACAATTTATGAACAAAATATTTTTGTGCATTTTCCTGAAATTTTCTATATTTTCTTTTGAAAATTCGGTTATTTTTTATCTTGCTTTTTCTGTTTATAAGTGGTACAATAGTATTACGGAATGAGGGAGATTGACCCCCTTAACCGCTCCCAAAAAGATTTGTGCAAAATGCTGAAAATAAAAAAAAGCTATTGACAAATTCAAATAAAAGTGCTATAATAAGTACATGGAATAATTAAGAAAAAGAGGTTGATTTACAATGAACATTATGATTTTTGATACTGAAACGACAGCACGTGACTTTTGCTACAATATAGGTTACGTTATTGTTAACGCTGATACTGGTGAACAGCTTGTTGCAAGGGACTTTGTTGTGGAACAGGTATGGCACAACCTGCCACTGTTCAGCACTGCATATTATGCAGAAAAGCGCCCTATCTATGTAAAGGCTATGCGCTCACGTAAAACAACGCTTGACAAGTTTGGCTATATCTGCCAGACAATGATTCGTGACATTAAAGCTTTTAACGTTTCAAGTGCTTATGCTTACAATAGCCCTTTTGATGATAAAATATTTAATGTTAATACAGACTGGTACAAATGCACAAATCCCTTTGATAATATCCCTATTTTTGATATTAGAGGATATGCAATTCATTATCTTGTTGATAATGATTACAAGGCTTTTTGTGATGAAAACGAATTTTACACGGATAGCGGAAACTATTCTACTACCGCAGAAATTATGTATCGTTTTTTAACAAAGAACGTTGATTTCATAGAGGACCACACCGCATTAAGTGATAGTAAAATAGAATGGCAAATACTCCGCTCCGCACTGGATAGAGGTGCAACTCTTGAAACTGTTTATCCTATTGACTTTAAGAGAATCGCCAAAAAGCGCACTAATACTTTTACTATTAAAGTTAATAGACAGACAGTAGCAACATTCCTTTACAATAAGAAAATCAATAAAAATGATGTTGTTTATCTTACTTATGAGGAATAACCGCCAATAATAAAATCAGTGTGCGTTCATAAAAATTTAATATTAAATTTGTAGAATGTGCATTGATTTTATTAAAAATAAATGGTATAATAAGTTATACCAAAAAACAAAAACCATATTTTAAGAAAAGGATAGGTGTATTTATTATGGCTAACAAGGTAACAAAAAAGGACAATTTCAACACACTGCTTTACATTGTAAACAGCGCAAACATTTCAGAGGAACAGAAAACAGCACTTACCGCTTTTATTGCACATGAAATTGAGCTTATCGAGAATAAGTCCAATTCCACAAAGCCCAGTAAAAAGCAGGAGGAGAACGCAGGCGTAAAGGCGATTATCCTTGCGGAGCTCGGCAAGACAGATAAACCGCTTACAATAACTGAAATGCAGAAATTTTCTGAACCTCTTGCGGGATTTACTTGCCAGAAAATTTCCGCCCTGCTCCGCCAGCTTGTTGAGGAAAACAAGGTCACAAAAGAAATTATAAAGAAAAAGTCTTATTTTTCAGTGGTCTAATAAAGAGGAGTGCATAAGTTATGATTTATAAATACAATGGTGTTGAGTACAAAGTCCCCGACGGCGAAGTTTTACATCTCAAACAGACTATGAAAATATCTGCCAACGAAGCTGCCCGAATTTGGTTAGAGGACGAAGGAAAAATTATCAATCCTGAACAGGAGCAGTTATGTAAAAAGGCTAAGGATAGCGGAATCATGCGTACTATCCATGATGCAAGCGCAAAAACTGCTACTACACCAAAAACGCAGAGGGAGCGCACACGCAAGGAAAATCCGACAAAAGAAAAAATCATTTCAGAACTTGCGGTGTTCCTGCCCCAGTTAGCAGAAAATATCACAATCATCAATCCTTCAAAAATGATTAGTTTCACTGTTGGAGATAATACTTTTACCATTGACCTTGTACAGAAAAAGAAACCTAAAAACTGATAATTTTTTAAAATTATTTATCCAGTCTGTTAATAAAATTTAGCAGACTGGATTTTTTGTTCATAATTAATTCATAAATTATTTACAAAAAATTTATAAAAAAGACTTGACAAATTCATAAAAAAGTGGTATAATGGCGGACTGCTCACGCACGTTCGCAGGAAACACATATTCATTTCAAATATTTTTTTCTTAAAAAAATATCTATTTAGGAATTTTTTATTCACTCCCGCAATCATTCGTTCATTTTCACAAAAATTTTGGCAATTATGCTGTAAATTTGTGAGAATTTACATTGCTTTTTTCAAAAAAATATGGTATAATCTTATTAGAAAATTTAAAAAACAAAAGAGAGGTAAACTATTATGAAAAAAATATCAAAAATTATTTCTAACATTATTTTCCTTATTTGCGGCGTTCTGCTTGTTTGGTTCCTTTTCTCATGGTATGAGGTCAGCGCACATAATACAGACCCTGATTATATTTACAGTCAGTATAATATTTTTATTTACTTTTCCAATTTAATACATTAAAATGCGGCGGGAGCAATAAAGCTCCTGCTTTTTTTATTCATTTTCTTGTTCATAAATTATTTACAATTTATTTAGAAAAAATACTTGATTTTAGCGGCGCGATAATGGCTGCGCCAGCGCCGTTTTCCCGCCTTGTCAAGTGTTTTTTGAAAATTTTTTTTGAATTTTTTGTGAACAAAAATTTTCCATTTTTTCCCATAATTCACTTTAACACTTTAAAGCATTAAAGTAAACCGCTCCCCTTCACCACTTTAAATCACTAAAGCAAAAAATTTTAACACTTTAAATTACTAAAGTACCGCTCCCGCTTTAACACATTAAAACTTTAAATCACTAAAGTAAAAAATATCATTTTAATGCTTTAACACATTAAAGTGTAACAGTTTAGCACATTAAAGCGCTACTATTGAATAAGGGGGCGGGACCAGTCCTATATGGCGCCTCTCACTAGTTGTTTGGACCTCTATATGGCGAGCTTGGCTAGTTGTTTGGGACGACGTTTTACGAGTGCTAAAATAGGGCTTCTCAGTACCAATAAATTGCTTCTCCGAGGGAGCGGAGAGTTACGGAAGGCTAATTTTCGCTTCCCAACTTGACAATTTATTTAAAATATGCTCGGAGGACACTTCCCTATTTTTAGATAAACTTCCCTATTTTTAGATAAACTTCCCTATTTTTAAATATTTTTAAACATTCCCCCTATTTTTAAATGAACTTCCTTATTTTTAGATATTTTTCTTTATTCTTAAATAATTTTCCCTATTTTTAAGTATTTTTAAACAGGCTCCCTATTTTTTATTCTTCAATAGCTCTCTATCTCTCATTATATTTTCCCCTATGTTTACTCTTTCTTAAAAAATATTAAACTTCTTCATCTCTCTCATTAATAAACTTGTTAAGCAATTTTTAGCACAGCTTCCATTTTTTCAGCAAAAATCTACGAATCCTTTACACTTAATCATTCAAGCAAAATAAAAATACCTAATTTACATTAATTAGCAAATTTCCCCTCATTTTAATTAAATTTACCAACTAAAATTTTAACCTCATCTTTGTTCATTTTTTTTAAAATTAAGAAATTCCTGCCAAATCAGTAGCATTCTACAATAGCAAATCTATTCTCTCCGCTTCATTCAAATCATGTTTTGTTGCTTTAGTTAAAGTATAACCTGTTTTTTCTTTAAATTTAATTAAAACCCCTGAAAATACATTTAATCCTAATAACTCTTTCCTCTCAAAATATTCTTCTTTAGTCATATTGCTATTTTTAAAATCTTCTTCAAGCAAAGCTGCATCTTTAATTTTTTCAGGATTTGAAGCATAAACCGCAGAAATTAATTCATTAAATATTTTATCTTCTTCCGCAGTTAATCTTCTATAATGAACTTTTCCTTTCAATTTAATCGCCCAAACATAATTTCTCTCTCCATATATTCCTTCACTATTCTTCTCTTTTGTTTTTCCAAAACCAATTTCTCCTGCTTTAGAAAGTCTTTTCATAAGAGTGTTATCTTTTACTCCTTGATACTCTTCTTTCTCTTTTAATTCTCCAACCATTGCAGAAACAGAAGTAATCTAATCTGGCTATTCTTCAACTAACTATTTATATAACTTTACATCTTTCATAGAAACATCTTTCATTCTAACAGGATAATATATTTCTAATACTTCTATTCCTTTCTTACCTAAATCTTTAAAAGAACAATAGCTCTCTAACTCTTTCAGCCTATCTATTTTTCTTCTCGACAGACTATTCGGCTATATACCGAACCAATCAGCAAGTTCAGCAACAGTCATTCTTCCTATCTTTAATTCTTTCATTATAATACTTTCTCCTTTTTTTAATTAAAAAACTTAAAAACAAGCATTTCAATTAGAATCTAGACTAAAATTACAACTGTTTATTAACCTACGGTTGTAATTTTAGTCTAAAAATTAATACAAATACTATTATATTAATATTTTATATATTATATAATATAAATATAACTTCAAATTCGCTTCGCTCATTTTCGTTATATTTATATTATATTCCAAGCCGTAAGTTTTAATAATATTATAATGAAAATGAGCGAAGCGAATTTGAATTATAATATTATTAAAACCTTATATAATATAAAACGAGCGAAGCGAAGTTTTATATTATATAAGACTATTATATATAATATATATTTATATAAAAATGAAAAATGAATTTTTGAAACGTTCCTTATAGATTTTCAGAAATGAAAATTCATAATGTTCCTTAACCCTCTTTAAGAATCATTTTCCTAATCATTTCTTAGCGCTATATCTAAAGGATAACCTCTTAAATCTTTAAATTCTACTTCCCCTACAAGACAGAACTATTCATTGCAAGCTCCGCACTAACAAATAAACCAAATCTCTTTATTACCTTTAAAATATATCTATTTAACCTATAAATCTTTATTTTTACAATAAATACAATATTTATTTGTTATAGTCATTAAATATCACTCCTCTATAAAATTACCATCTTCATCTCTTTCCATATATACAATTTCATAATCAACATTTTTACCTCTTCCCCATTTAAATAATAAAATTCCTCTTTTTTTTAATGTCTTCTAACAATAGGCATAATTTTTATATAATGTTATCGGTTTTAAACCAGTTCTTAAAGAAACTTCATTTAAAGTCATAATAAAATATCTTCCTTTCACCATTTTTTCGTTGACTTTCGGTATTTGGCGAGTTCGTAAGATTCGACATTCTCATTCTTTTTCTCCTTCATCATTTTGCTACTCCAAAGTATTTAAGTTAGTCATCAGTATTTCTTCAAAGACCCCATCTAAAATTTCTTCAGTCTTCTTAAAATCTGCGGCAATCGAAGGTGTCAAGCGCCTTACAGCTCCCTCTTTAGGATATACATATTGACAAGCGCCTCCGCTATTCAGACTAACAATTTTTCTTAAACAGACATCCGCCCCATCATTAAAAGGACAGACTCTACATCTACATCTTACCATTATTCTCTTCTTACCTTTCTCTCTTTTTTCTATATATATTATATCATAATATTAAAATTTTGTCAATTATTTTCACCCTAATCCTCTACACGTTGACTTTTTAAAAAATATATATTATAATATATATAGAAAATGAAAAATGAATAAAAAAGGAGTCATTGTATTATGTTGTTAAGAGAGAAAATTACCATCTCCGCAGTTACCCTCACTGTCGCATACTTACATAAGCATAATATCTCTGCACCAAGAGACCAAATATGGTCTGCCGCCTATTTTTGGAGTTCTAAACTCTATCAGCCAAATGTTGTTTCTGTTGCGGCATTCGTGCTTAATGGCTTCTTTGAAGATGTCTCGCGAGAGGAATTAAACGCTCTTAAAGGAGGAATTTTATCTTGAATCCTATCATTGACCCCTCATTTATCTATTTACTACAACTCGTTGAAGGTTTGCACGTATTTGCAATTTGCGCAATACCCTTTTCTTTAGGGTACCTCTTAATAAGTGGAATCTTTATAGCTGTTGATATTTCTATACAAGATGACATTGTCGTTTCTCTTAAAAAATATCAAAAAATAAGCATCATAATAACCATAATAGCAATTCTTATTTTAATTTTTGTTCCCTCAAAAGAAACATTAATCGCAATAACTGCGGCAAAGGCTATTACCCCAGATAATCTTGCTCTTGTAGGTGATAGCTTAGAAGAAGCGTTAAACTATATCTTCTCTAAAATTGCGGAAATCACAGGAGGTAATAACTAATGCCCATTGTACCACCTATTCTAATCTATCTTTGTAATTTATGCGGCATCCTGCATATTTTAACAGGAATAATTGCATTCCTTCTTTTTTCTGTTGCAGTGGTGTTGAGTGCAGCAACTTTTGCGGAAAGCGGCGATGACCTCTTTATGCGAACCCCAATGGCGACTAATCAAAGAAAATTAGCAAAGAAATTTCTTATTGCCGCAATCATAAATCTTATTTTATTTGCTCTTTTGCCTTCAGAAGAAGTAGCTTATACATTACTCCTATCTTCTTACTTAACTCCAGACAATATTGCGGCGGCAGGTAATCAAATTACTAATTTAATTGATTATTTAGCAGAAACAATTAAAACAATCTGTTCTGCCGCGTCTTAATATTCTTTTACTCCTCTTTATAAAGTAAGCTCTCATGTAAAAGAGCTTACTTTATTTTTTTTAAAAAATATATTATAATATATATAGAAAATGAAAAAGAAATAAAGAGGTTGATAAAAATATGAACAAAAAGCTCTTATCTGAAATAAAAGATAAGTTTTCTCTTCTCGAATTAGACTCTCCTTTTGCAACAACAGAAATGGGTGAATCAGATTTTGACATTGAAAATTATTTCCTCAAAGTCTTTTCCTCTTATGGCATTTCCGAAGTAAAACTTGGAGCATCTAAAGCTGTTCTATTTTTTAGAAAAGCGGGCTTTGTAATTAAAATTCCTTTCGAGGGCTACTATAAGTACAGCGATTCTGAGCAGGACGAATATGATTATACAACTTGGTCTTTTTATGAGTATATATCAGTAGAAGACGGTGACTATATTAAAGAAGAAATAAAATTGTATAATGATAAGATAAAGAAAGCGGGCTTCTCTCATTTATTTGCTAAAAATAAATTTCTTTGTGAATGTGCAAATGGTATACCCATTTATTATCAAGAAGAAATGATTTGTGCAGATGATATGGATTATCATGAAATAAGTAAAAAAGATACGAGAAAACTTGACTCTATCTTTGAAAGAAAACCTTCTTGGGGTAGCTATTTAAGATGTCTTCCTAAAACTTTTATATTAAAGACTATTGAACTTTTCGGAGAAAATTATACTATAAGATTTTGTAATTTTCTTGATGACAACATTGATGATTTACGTTCTGCGAATATAGGCTTCCGCAAGAATGGCATGCCAGTTATACTGGATTATGCAGGTTTCTATGATTAATTCAAAAGGAGATTTTATATGAATAAGGTATCTAAACTTAAAGATAGATTAATAGAAATTTTCTCTTCTGCGGAACTGCCGCGTCCTTTCGCCATGACTGATACAACACCAGATTATTCTTTTGACTATTATGAAAATTTTTTTAATAATCTGTTCAAAGAAAATAAGTTTGAGGAACCTCACGAGTATGCGGCAGGAGCAACAAAATTTATTATTATTTTCCCTAAACAGGAAGCAGTAATTAAAATTCCTTATGAAGGGAAATTCCGCCCAAATCGTGAATATTATGAAAATAAATTAATTTTTGATAAAACTGTATTTGAAGGAACAAGTCGTTACTTTGATTTTGTTCCTTACCGCAATGCTGACCAGTTACTTTATGACAATAGAATTTTTATTGACAATAGATGGGACTATTGTTTAACAGAAATTATATTTTATAATAAAATAATAAAGAAAAGCGGCTATTCAAATTTTTTTATGAAAACAAATAAACTTTGTTTTACAAAGGATAATTTTCCTATTTATCTTCAGAAACAAATAATTACACTAAATTCTGATAATGCTCAGAGTATAGAAGCCTCTATCCCTGAAAATTCTCTCAATCGTCTTAAAGAAGAAATTAATTGCATAAAAGGTTGTTTTTTTGAATTGCCTTTCCACTTTCTTTATTTTGTTAGCGAAAGAACATCTCTAAAAAAGGCTTTGGACCTTGATAGTTTTATACAGAAAACTGAGATTTGTGACCTGTGGAGAGGCAATCTCGGGTATCGTAAAAAGGGTTCTCCTGTAATATTAGACTATGCTGGTTTTTATCGCTAAGAAAGGAAAATTTTATGTATCTTAATTTTTATATTCATGGTAGTCAAGAATTTAAACATTTATATTACGATACGGGTCTCTATCATTCTTTTAATGACCTTGTGCCATATCTTAAAGAGAGAATCCTTTCTAAATGGAAGACTATCTCTTTAAGATATAATAACATAAGTATAATGGAATATAATGAAAAGTATCCCATGCTTATAAAAACGTTCCGTGATTATATTATACAGCAACTTATTGTTGATTATCGTTTTATGGCATTAACAGTACCTTCTAATATTAGAACAATAACACGAATTTCTGCAATTCTAAATTTTCTTGAAAAAGATTCGCAAGTTGTTTTAACTTCTACTTCTTTAGAAGAAATAACTGAATATGGTTTCCCCGTAGTAATCAGTATTTTAATTGAAGATTAAAAACAAAAATCTTTTTTGATTTTTTTATAAAAATATATTATAATATATATAGAAAATAAAAAAGAGGTATTTTATAATGAATAATATTAACAGTTTAATAAAAAATATCGTAGGAGATTATCTTGAAAGTCATTGCCCTACTTTATTCAATTACGGAAATAATCTAACTTTTGCGGCAATGCAGGGTAGACTTGACCCTGCTTTCGGAAGAGAAACTGAAATCCGCGAAATAGAAATTCTTACCCATAAGAAGTCTACTCCTAATGTTCTTTTAACAGGTCCTGCGGGCTGTGGAAAAACTGCAATAGCAGAACAGTTTGCAATCGACAATTACAATCGTCTTTACGAGAGAGTTAAGAAAGATTATAATGCTGCAACAGAAGAAGAAAAGGAAAAAATAAAGGCAACCTTTCTTACAAAATATTTTGGCTCACAGAATTATTCTATTGTTTTTGATTTATCTTTAACTACTCTTATTGGCGGCGCTCGATATAGAGGAGACTTTGAAGAGAGAATCCAGAAAATAATCCATGATATTAAATATTCTGGAATTAATATTATACTTTTTATTGATGAATTTCATCTTGCTTCTTCACTTGGTAAGTGCGAAGGTAATGATTCAAGTAATTTTGGACAGTTTATTAAACCAGCTCTTGCAAGAGGAGATATTAAAGTTATTGCTGCAACAACAGATGATGAAGTAGAATATCTCTTAAAAGATAAAGCTCTAATGAGAAGATTTTCGGTAGTTAAGGTAAAACCGCTTCTTTTCAACGCAGAGATTGCTAAGAAAATTATGAAAACGTATGCAAGTTATCATAAAATCAATATTGATTTTTCTCTTGCTTCTCAGATTTATGAGATTGTAGAGATGCATTATAGAACAAAATGCTATCCCAACAATTTTATAGATGTAATTGACACTTCTTTTGCGGAAGTTTCTCTTTCAGAAAAGAAAGAGAAGAAAGTCGAGTACAAGGATATTTTAAAGACTCTTTCAGCGCTTACAGGTCATCTTATAATAGAGGAGGAGTAATTCATGAGTAAAAAAGCTAAAATTATTCTTGATATTTTTACTATAATTGGTTGCATTATATCTGCCTGCTTTCTTGGTTTTGCAGGAGAATCAAATGCCATAATCTGGGCAATAAATGCAATTCTATGGATAGTTATCACTTTTTTAGATTGTATAAAAAGATAATCTAAAAAGGGGGAGGAGGGCGTTTTCATACGTTCCCCTCCTTTTTTCTTAAATTATAGAGAGGAAAATAAGAATGAAAATTTATTCAGGAACTTCTAAAATAATTTTTGATATAGATGCTTCAAAAGATTTTATTTATAAAGTATCAAAAGATAATTCTTATGCTTGTGAAACAGAATACAATCTTTATAAATTAGCAGAAGAGCAGGGATTAGGTATATTTTTTGTACCATTAATTAAGATATCAAAGGATACCTTTATTCAAAAGAAAATCCAAACATATGCGGAGTTCCGCTATGAAGGGCGAGAATTGAAATCCGATGCCGCATTTACTCGAAAGATTAATCAATTTTGTGAGAATATTGATTTTAATTGTGAAGCAGACCGCCGCTGGCTATATAGTATATATTTATTTACTGACAATGATATTTCTGTTGTTAAAAGATTATTATATTTTTTAAAGGAAAATAATATTAATGATTTACATAATGAAAATATTGGATTTAATTTAGAAACAGATGCTCCTGTTATATTTGACTATGCAGGATATCATTATCCGCTTTGATTCTTTTTAAAAAATATATTATAATATATATAGAAAATAAAGAAAGAAGGATTTTGTATATTTAAAGTTTATTGTGCGGATATGCAGGAATAGCTCTAGTTGATGCTATAAATACAGAAGACACATTAGTATCATTAAATTTTATAAAGGTTGATTAATATTTAACAACTTCTATTGATTTCTTTTAAAAAATATTGTATAATATATATAAAGAAAAAGGAAAAGCGGTCATTAATCTTTAATTTTTCAAGGAGGATTTTTATATGTATTATGAAGGCTATTCTTCAGATATGTTCGATTGGTATGCAGACCTGTATGAAGACCAGATTTCTTATGAATCTGAATATGAATATGAAGACGATAATGAATGAGAGGAATGACCATCATGGATAAAAAGACTTTGGCGGCGATGAAAAAGAAAACTGGAGATGAACTTCAACAGTTTTTCGCTTTTAAAAAGAGAGGCGGAGCAGTTCCCGCAAAGAAAGGTAAAGGTTCTTATAAGCGTCCGCAGAATAAGAATTATATGATTAATGAATGAGGTGATATATATGAAGCTTAATTGCAATCCTACTACTACCTTTGGTAGATACATAAATGAAAAAATGGATAAAGAAAGAAAAGCAGGGCTTGATAGAGTAGTTGAAGATTTGCTTCGTAGAGAGAAGAATATCTCAATGGGTGAATATGCTATGCTATTGGCAAGAAATGGCTTTTCTATCAGCAAGATGACAGAAGAGGATTATCGCTATATAGAGAGTAAAGGTGTTAAGTTAGAATATACTTATGCTTAGCATTAAGATTCTACAAAGAAAATTTGATTTCCTTAAAAATTTATGATATAATATATATACAATAAGAAAAGAAAAAGAATAAAAATAAAGATTTAAAAGGAGTAAATGAGTTATGGCTACAAAGACTACTAAGAGAGAATACTTTACAATGCTTCGTGAAATCGTTGCAGGCATGGTAGAAAATGAAACAGTTCCTTCTGTTGAGAATCCTACTGAGCTTATCGAATTTATTGATAAGTCTATGCTTGAGCTGGATAAAAAGGCGGAGAGAGCTAAGGAAAGAGCCGAGAAGAAGAAGGAAACTGATGATGAGCTTCTGCTCAAGGTTGAGGGTGCTCTTACTGACAATTTCCGTTCGGCGGAAGCAATTATGGCAGATATTGGAGACGTTGAAGGTCTCACAAAGCAGAAGGTAGTTGCTCGTCTTACAAAGCTTGTAAATGCAGGTAGAGCACAGAAGAACACTATCAAGGAAGATAAGAGAAAGATTATGGGATATGCCTCTCTCGACGTAACTGAAGAGGAATAAGAATGCGGCAGGGGATTTATAATAGAATCCTCTGCTTTTTTATTGTAAAGGAGACTTATATGGAACAATATAAACCTTTTTGTGTTGAATATAAATAGCATTAGAATAAAATAATGGCGGACGCCGCAGAATTACGTATTACTGTACATTCTGATTCCGACTTCTCAAAGATAGAAAATTTTTTAAATCTTTTTCCTAATCAGAGAATTGTTATATATCTTGATGAAAAATTAGAAGCTTATATGAATGAAAAGAAATTGGAAGATATCTATGCGGCAATTGGAGATAATACTAATTATACTTTCCAAATTGTTACTCAGTCAAGAGAAGATAGGAAGTTAGCGGAAAAGATTCTAAAGGGGCGCCCGCATTATTATGATATTGCAATTACCTCTTGGGATTAGTTTTATGAATTTTATTAGTATAACGTAACAGATATTATAATTTCTGAAATTTTATGCTTTGAGTTAAAAAAAGTTAGAGATTTGGCTGATATAAGAGGATTAAAACTAAGAGCTTATCCAGATATTTGTCAAGCAAGCGGAGATGTTCCTGCTTATTTACAATTTTTTATTAGACCCGAAGATATTGAAGTATATCATCAATATATAGATATATTTGATTTTTGGAAAAAGGATAAAGAATTAACATTATTCTCTATTTATGCTTATGATTAGACATGGAGAGGGTCTTTAGAATATTTAATTACAGATTTTCCTAAAGCAGAACATGAAATGGAAATAGACAGTAATAAATTATTTAATTTTGGTAGTTTTAGAGCAAATTGCGGTAAACGCTGTTTATAGACTTATGATGGAATAGGAAGATGTAATGCTTGCATGATAAATTTTTGTGTTGCAACGACAATGAAAGATTTAAACTATTGTTTTAAGAAAATTATAGATTAAAGACACTTTTATCTGCCGGAGCCTAATAGGTCGTTCGTAGGAAAGCAAATTGCCTTTCAAGATTTTTTATTCAGAAACAGTATGAAAAGACTTAATTATATAATTCCTATTTTATTTTTTATAAAATTTATGGTATAATATATATATAAAATAAGAAAGGAAGATATAAGAATGGCAAGAGGAGCAAAAGCAAAAGAAGAAGTTATTGCCAAGATATTGGAAACTTTTTCTGGTAGTTTTAAAAATGATAAGGAAATTCGTATTCCTATTCAAGAAGACGGAGAAATTATTCAGATAAAGGTAGCTTTAACTGCGGCAAAGGTAAATGTTTCGCCTGATGGAGAAGATGCTGTTTTTATGAATAATACTTCTACACCCTCTGCAGTTTCAGCTGAATCACATATGATTGAGCCAACAGTAGAAGAAAAAAGAAATGTAGAGGAAATTATCCGTAATCTGTTTTAAAGGAGTTTTATATGGGTATTTTTAAGGTATCAGAATGGTTAAGTGCAGCTAAAAGGTGGTATGTAGCGGATACCGCGACTTTCTCTGAATGGTGGAGAATACCAAGATTTTTAAATATGTCGCTGGAAGAGTACATTCTTTTACTTAAAAATACCTATCATGCTTCTCATTTTAAGTATGATTTTGCCAAAAACATATTAATTTTTTCGTGGGAGGAAAAAGATTATACCTATGCACATAAGTATATGCTCTGGGTTAATCGAATGGCAAGAAATCATAATTGGTCAATTTGACAAACTTTAAAAAATATGATATAATATATAAGTTGAAATAAAAAAGGAGGCTTTCTTAATGAATTTTAAGAAGATTATAGCAAGTATTTTTGCAGGCGCTCTGGCTGCTTGTTTCACAGCAGTAACAGTTGCCGCCGCAGACACATAGGACACAATTAAATTTTATTATGATTTGAAGGAGTCATATTGGGGAAATTCAACAGATGAAATAACAATTACTCAGAATTATACCGCAGGTAATTATTATCTATCTGATGTTGCAACTGCCGCAATTACAGGAGCAGATGATACTACAACAGTAGACAAGGAAAATGTAGGTTATCTTACTTTTGGTGCGGCATTGCCTGATTTGACACCTAAGTCTATTGAAGTTACTATTAGTAATAGTAATAATCTTTCGACTAAGTGGACATATGACGTAAATGCGCCCCTCTATCTGGAAGCTGGTATTAAGAATACTGTATCAAATGGAGTATTTAATGTACCTATTTCTCTTGGCGGTTATGCTAATACTATTAATTTTGCAGGTTTTTCTGATGGTCAGGGAAGATATACTTTTAACAATGTTATTGTTACAATGAAGTATTCCTCTGATACACACTACTCTGTAACTTCTTTGAATGAGAATTTGCAGACATCGTGGACTTCTAATATTGTTGATGTTAATAATAATGTTATGAAGCCTTCTTATGCGGGCTGCACTGCAATTAAGGAAGGTGAGTATGGCTGTCTTTGGGCTAAGCCTATGAAGTCTTCACTTACCACCCCAGCAAATGTAATTGCCGCACTTGAAACTTCTAAGGTAAATAATACGAAGTATACTTGTCCTATTGCTGTATTGAATGATGCTATTGCAAACGGTTCAAATGTAACTTTTACTTTTGTATCTTATGATGGCATGGTTGATAAGGACGGTAAGATTACAACAGACAAGGATAAGGCAGTATGGAATCATATTGGCTTCGACCAGCATCTTTATACAGGAAATTATAATTTCTCAGGCACTGGTAAGCTTCCCACAGATATTTATGGTTCTTATTCTAATGCTTGGGGTATAAATCTCTTTGAAGGCGGTCTTGTTGTAAATAGTGGACTTACTATGCAGCTCAATCAGACAGATAAATTCATTTGGAATAGTAATTCTCTAACTTTTGATTGGGAATCTATAACCGAAAATAACATAACAAATGCCAATAACTTCCTTGTTTCTATGTCTCTTTATACACCTGTAGACTGGTATTGGGATAGACTTATTGTAGAAGTTGAACCTGAAATAATTGAATCGGAAGATATTGCGGCAGGTGCAGGAGAGGAAGATGACGGAGAAGAGATTATTGAGGAAGATGAGGTCACAGAAATTGTTCTTGTAGACCCCGATTCTGATATTGAAACACTTCCCGCAGAAACAGTAGTAGTAACAGAAGAAGAATTTACTGAAACTACCGTAGAGAGTTCTGTAACTGATTTTGAGGATACTGTTGAAGAAGTTTCTACTTCTCCCAAGACAGGTAATTCTAACGTTGCTATGATTATTGTGCCTGTTGCTATGGCGGCAGCTGGTATTATTATCAAGAAGCGTTCATAATAAAAATATATTTAGGAGTATAAAATAGATATCTATTTTATACTCCTTTTTTGATTTTTTAAAAAATATATGATATAATATATATAGAAAATAAAGAAAGAGGTATTAAAGAAGTATGAATATTAATATCAGAGTTAATTTTATTTGCAATGCTTGTGGCGCAGCTTTTGATGAACCTATATATCATCGGTCAATGATATATGACCCTTCTTATATTAATCAGTATGTTATGATAGAAGAAGAGTTTTGTCCCATTTGCTCTTCTACAAATTTTTCACCTATTGAAGAAGAAGATATTTGATTTTTTAAAAAATATATGATATAATATATATAGAAAATAAAGAAAGGAATAACATTATATTTAATGAAAGGTAAAAGAATACTTTTATTAAATGCCATAGCTCTGTAAAAAGAGCAAACCTTAAATATATCATACCATTCTTTCATAGGTTCCGCCAGCTCCTATTAAAAGTTGGCAATTATATCTCTTTATTAGGGTGAAATTCCTTAATAAGAGCCAATAATATAAAATGACTGAGAGGTATCTTTATTATGGATTTTAGACCAAATCCTAAAAAGTATAGTTCAAAAGACGAAATTCTTGAAGACCTTGAAGGCGGAAAGGACTATATTTATATAGTTGATGATGTTTTAATAGACAGTCCTCATTGTCCTGAGAATTGTCTTTTCCGAAAGGAATGTGAACTTTTTTCAGAACAAGGTAGAGATTATTCTTGTAAAGAAACAATAAGTGCGGCAATTCTTTCTATGAGAGATAACATCAAAGAAGACGCAAAAAAGCAGTCAGAAGAAATAAAAACAGATTATCTCATTGATGACAGCCTTGTTATAGGATTAAATCAGGCTCAGTGGGAAATAGTAAATTTCTTAGCTCATAAGTTACATTTTGCGGCAGCTCCTTATAGAAAGCCTAAGAGATATACAGAAGAGGATTTTATTTCTTATACAAAGGATTTTTAAAAATATTTGATTTTTTAAAAAATATATGATATAATATATATAGAAAATAAATAAATAAATAAATAAATAAGGAATGAATAAAATATGTCAGATATAGACCATAGAGAGCCTCTTAAAGTATTTATTTCTTAGGTAATGAGAGATAAGACAGAAGAAGAAATCCTCACAGAAAGACATTTTACTATTGAGAAGGTTAAGAAACTTTTCCCCAATAGAGCAATTGAAGTTATTGATAGCTATTTCGGAAATTATAACCCTACAAATGGTAGAGTTCCTTTAAAGTATCTTGCGAAGTCTCTTGAATTACTTGCAGATGCAGATGTAGTTTGCTTCTGCATTGGTTGGGATACTGCAAGAGGTTGTAAAGCAGAGCATTACTGCGCTGTTGAATACGGAATAGATAGAGTTTATCTTTAATTCATTTTTTAAGTGTATAAGCGTCGTATAGCGAAGAATGTGCGCTCACCTTTTTGCGAGAATACGAAATGTAATGAACTTCTATGGCGCACTATACACGAATGGGAAGAACATAATAAAAAAAATGATAAAAATAAGATATTTTTGGGGTGGTTGAAATAGCTGAAACTGATATCAAATCACAAATTAAGAATAAGATACACAAAGTTTGTACTAACTTAAAACACGTTTATAACCGCAATGGACAAATACAAATTTACTTACGACCAGATTTGACTAAGTGGGCAGAAGAAATGGCTTCTGCTGGTAAAAAGTATTTTTATACTGAACCTGTAAACCCTAATAATAGATATGGCGAATTAAGACTATGTGAACCTAAATATGAATATATAGTTGATAATCTCACGCAGGAAGAATACGATGTTCTGAAAGAACTGTTAAACGGAGATAATTAATAATGACAACAGAAGAAAGAATTGTAGAACTTGAAGCCAACTGTAAGGCAATGACAGCAGAGATTGAAAAACTCAAGGCTGAGCTTGCTGAAAAAAATGAAATCGTGTGGATACTCGAATGTTACGATTCGTATATGTATATCGATACAACAGGCTATATTTGTAGTACAATGTCAGAAGATAAGGCATTAGACAAATACCGAATAGCTTTTAATAATGCTTATCATTCAAATAGTAAAACACAAGAGCATCTTGAATGGTACAGTAATAATGTTCTTCGCATTCAGAATAAGTTAATGCAACTCCACGAACTATTATGCCCTGATTATATTCCTAATTGGCTTGATAAAGGTAGTAAAAAGTGGCATATATATTATAGTTATGACGATAATTGTTTTGGATGTTCATACAATTATTCTGTAAGTGCATTTGAAGTATGCTTTACTCAAGAAGCAGCTGAAAAAGCTTGTGAAATTCTTAATCGAGAGAATTTTATGGCAGAATAAAAGAGGTCAAAGTCAATTGATTTAAATAAATCAAATTTGCAATAAAATATTAAGATTTATATATAAGACCTATAATAGAGAGGTTGAGGTTAGTAGCGTTAGGCGTGCTATATAAACCTTCGGAATGAAAATAAATCAAGTCTATAACTAGGGGAACCTTGCTGCCCTGCAAGGTGTAGGTTCGTCTTTAATTAATATGTTCTTAAAGGCGAATTGAATTAATAGAAAAACATACGTAGAGATAACGTCAACATTTAAGTACGTTAAGCTTATATAATTGCGGGTGTGGTGGAATGGCAGACACAGGAGTCTCAAACACTTCTGACAGCAATGTCGTGTGGGTTCGAGTCCCACCACCCGCACCAATAATCTTTAATAGAGAGGGGCGATTTTATGGTATACAGAATGTTTGTTTTCTAAGCACTTAAAAAAGGAGGGCTTAGAATGAGCAGAAGTTATAAAAAAGTTCCTTGGGCGGGAGATAATAAGGGGAAAGCCAAAAAACGAATTGCTAATCATAAAGTTCGGAGTTGGCTAAAAAGGCATCCCGAAGAACCTCTCAATGGCGCGAACTATAAAAAAGTGTATGAGTCATGGGATATCTGTGACTATGGCTGGGTTTATACATGGGAAGCCTATTGGCGTAGAGAAATTCAGCGTTGGGAAGAGAACAAAAAAGAGTCTTTTCCTAATAAAAAAGAAGAATATCGTAAATGGTATATCTATTACAAAATGAAATGAAGACCTCGCCCTTCCCGCCATTTGACATTTTTTAAAAAATATGATATAATATATATAGAAAGTTAAAAAAGAAAAAGTCTTTTTTCTTCTCTTCCTTTGTTTGAAAGACGTCTCTCAAACAAGATAGGACGGTTTCTGTTTAGGAGTTCATACCAGACTCCCGTACAAAAGGTATGACGGGACACCCTGACTAAGGTGGAATTTAGAAGTTAGTAACGAAACTTCTCGCTGTGGAGCGTGAGATACAAGCTTTTATAAGCGTTTTCTTTCAAAAATAACGCTAGTTGGTTGCTTGAAAACTATGCAGACGAAAATAGCTTAAGTAGTCGATGCCTGCGCTAGAGACAGGAAGTATTATAATGCGAAAATGGCTTCAATGCGGCAAGATAACGTATATAAAAACGAAGGCAGTAGGTTCAAGTGTAAAAAGTCACCCTATTAATCAAGAGTGATACAACTGTATAAAAAAGAGGTTAGGTAGTTTACCCACCTATACTGAAACTACCCGCGGAGGGATCGAATCCGCAAGTCATAAATTAAAAATATCCGCAAGCCATAAATTAAAAAATATTTGATTTTTTAAAAAATATATGTTATAATATATACAAAAAATCAAAAAGGAAATAAAAAATTTAAAAGGATTGAGTCCAATGGTGTAATTTAAGAAAGATATGGTTCTTATAGCGCACTACTAACGAGTAATAACTTGTTAGGGAACCTCGGAGAAGATTACGTTTAATCTTCTCCGAAGAAAATGCAGGTGTAATTTAATGGTTAGAATGCCAGTTTTCCACACTGGATATGAGAGTTCGATTCTCTTCATCTGCTCCATAATGGCGGACTAAGCCTAATTGGTAAGGCATCTCACTGCTAACGAGAGAGTAACCGATTTATCGGTGTCAGAGTTCAAGTCTCTGGTCCGCCGCCATTTAAAGATTGTTACAGCAAATTTTTATTTTTATTGTGTTAATAAAAAATTATCAATCTTGTAATTTTTTAAAAGCAGAATCTGCGTTCTTGAAGATAGTAAAAATTGTAAATATTAGAATCTCTGCTTTGTAATTAATTTATTTTAAAGACTTTTACAGCAAAACATTCAAATTGTTTTATTTGTTTTATTTTAAGAAGAAAAAAACAAAAAGTCTTGTAATTTGTTCTTTGTAGTTTTTATATGAGTGCAACTCTCATAGGGAACACAAAATATTTTAGCAGTTTGATTAAGAATGTTATAAAAATATTTTTAATCAAGTTGCTAAAATTCGGTTCATGATAAAATACCTCTTTTCTTTACTACTGCCCTCTGTAAAGTCAGTGAAAGCTCGATAGGTTAATGAGAAAGGCAACAATATTAATAGGAGTTGATTATTATTAGACTTTGGCATATAAAACTTTTTTCTGTTCTCCCAAGAGAACAATTAGTAGCTCAATGGAGAGAATTGTCTGCCATAGCAGGTGCGATACGAAAGAATGGCACTCCTAATCATCTCCTTGTTAATTTTGTTCTTGAATATGATTTCGACCATTTTATCTCATATGCCTTTTATTTAAGAAAAGAAATGACTGAAAGAGGATATCGAACAACAAATGCGGTTTGGGACAAAATTTGGAGTTTAAAACCTGATTTTAAATTCATTCCTGAAGAAGAAGTTTATAAAGAAAAAATGAATAATGAATATTTAATTATTTGTTATTATAATTTAAGAGAAAAATTTCTCTGCGAAGGAATAACCTCTAAAGATTGGGAGAATATAAGTAATTTAGTAAATAAGCAATTACAATCATAATATATACTTTTCTTTGGACAGACCAATTTTAATAATTGGTCTGTTTTTTTATTATTTATTAGTAAGGAGTGGTTAATTTTGTTTAAAATTGTTGAAAGAAAAAATTAGACAGCTATATATTTAACTAGAGGGGATTCTGCAGAACTTCAAACAGAGCCTTTTTTAGATTTGAATGATAATAATATTTTAGATGAAGATTCTGATGAAAAGCCAATAATCTTATCTGAAAAAGATTATGTTGTTTTTACAATAGGAAGTAATAGCGGCAAAATTTATTTAAGAAAAGTGCTAACTGCCGCAGATTATAATGAACAAAATATTTTGACATTAAAATTAAAACCAGAAGACACAATTAATCTTTAGCCATCTCCTTGTACTTATCTATTTTCTTTTGCTTATATGCCAAATGAAGGTGAAGATTGTTATACTTATGCAACAGGTTATCTAAAATTATTACCAAGTTTAAGTACAACAGAAGATTTAAAAAATATTTTAGGGGGTTAATATATGAAAGTAAAAAAGAATTATTTATTTTTTGATGCAATTAATACTTCCATGGAAAGTGACTCCTTGTTAAATACTTATGGCAGTAGCCAATTAGTTTTACAAGTAGAAGGAGATGCAACATCTTTTTCTCTTGAAGTACAAGGAATTGTAGATGAAAATACAAAAGTATATAGACCATTGGCTATTATTAATAATGCAGATTTTGCTGTATCCAATACTATTAATGAGAAAGGAATCTATACAATAGGAATAGATGGTATTAATAGAATTAAATTAAATTTAAGTTCAATAAGCGGCGGCTCTTTGACAGCCTTTGGAAAGTTAGGTGAATAACCATGGCAATAGATATTCAAGCACGTGGCATGGCAGGTTCAAACGCTATAAAAATAAAAGGACTTGCTTCAGGAATAAAATCTGCTAATATTAGTGGTACAACAATCACTTTTACAATGAACGATGATAGTCAATAGGTTATGAGTTTTCCGACTCCTGCAGACGGTATTTCTGTTATTGGATTAGAAATTACATCAGATAATCATTTAATAGGTACTTTTTCTAATGGTTCTATTATTGATGCAGGTCTAATAACAACAGTAAAAGGTGAACGTGGCTACACAGGCGCCGCAGGTAAGGACGGAATAGACGGTATTTCTCCTACTGTAACGATTACAGAATCAACGGGTGGACATACTGTATCTATTACTGATAAAGATGGCGTAAAATCTTTTGTTGTTAAAGATGGTTCTGCTCTTGACGTAGATAATTACTATACTAAAGATGAAATTATTGCGGAGCTTGCTACAAAGGCAAATACAGCTGATATTCCTGTTGTACCTGTAAATATATCTGAGTTTAACAATGATGCAGGATATATTAAGAATACAGTAGATAATCTTATTCATTATTATAATAAAACTGATGTTTATACTTAGGCGGAAGTCAATACACTGATTTCTAACATTAATAAGCTTACTTCTTAGATAGTTGAATAGCTTCCCACAGAAGATATTGATACAAGTGTTATTTATTTAATTAAATAGGAAGATATTAGTGTTTATATGCAATATATGTATATAAATAGTGCTTGGGCAGAACTTGGTACAACTTAGGTTAATTTATCAGATTATTACAAAAAGTCTGAAATTGATACAAAATTAGCTGAGAAGGCTGATAAGACTGAACTTCCTGTGGTGCCAAGTGCAGTTTCTGCTTTCACAAATGATGCAGGTTATTTAACTGAATACACAGAGACTGACCCTACTGTTCCTGCTTGGGCAAAAGCTGAAAATAAACCAACTTACACTGCGGCAGAAGTAGGAGCTTTACCAGAAGATACTGAAATTCCTATATTTACTAATAAAACAGTTCTTGATAAGTTTACTGAATCTGATGAGGGCGAAGTGCTTTATAAAGGCAAGCAAATAGCAAGCGGTAATCTTTGGAATGGCACTAAAGAAGAGTTTGATGCTATTGAAAACAAAGACCCAGACACTACTTATGTAATTATTGACGATGAAGATGAAGAACCTTCTCTTAGTAAACTAGTGATTGATGATAATTCTACAATATCTGAACAAAAAACTTGGTCTGTAAAGAAAATAAATGATACTGTTATTTTAAAAAATACAAAAAGATTAAGTAAAAATGCTCCAACTTCTTCGGGAACAACAACTTTTACATTAGATATATCTTCTTTAAAACTTACGCATGGAATATACCATTTTAAATGTTATATAGTGGGTAATGCTAATATTGCTTATTGTGCGGAAGGTAGTATCGGATAGTATAATGGTAGTTATAGGATATCAACTGATTATAAATCGTCTCAAATATCCAGTATTACCATAAGTGGAACAACAATTACAGTTACGACAAGCGCAGCTTATTACAATTTAAGTTTTGCGATTAAGTTAGTTGAAGATTGGATAAAATCATAAGGAGGGAGTGTAAATATATGGCAATATATCAAGGTGATAAAAAAATTGCAAATGCTTATAATATTATTTCTGGCGCAGAGATTGATGATGATGATATTTTAGATAATAAAACATGGTCTTCTAATAAAATAAATGAGGTAAAATTAGACAATATAAAACTTACCGCAGAAACTGAAAATAGCATTGTTATTTATGTCAACAACAGCGCAGGTTCTGATGAGAATGATGGAACAAATGCCGCAGAACCAATGAAAACTATTTCCTTTGAAAAAATTCATCAAAGATTTGGCTATCCAAAGAGTATTTTAATTATTTTAACAGAAGATTATGATATAGCAGGCACTCCAATAGATGCTAAAGGAGAGCAATGGGTAGGTATAAGAGGCAGTACGGATACCGCCCCTTATAAAAAAATTTATTCTTCTGTTGCTGTTGATACTTTAGTTAAAGCCGAGCGAACTTAGATGTCTTATAATTATTTATTATTAGATGGCGGGAATGCGACAACGAGTCTAGTATATAGTGATTGTAATTGTTGCTATTTTGATAATGTTCAAGCTGTTACTACAAATATCTCTACTTAGAATTTAATCAACGCAAGACGTGCAAATATTATGGCAAAAAATAGTGCTTTTTCTAGTCTTAAAACAGAAGAAAGTAATACTTGTTTTATTTCAGGATATAATAGTTCAATTACTTTAGATGATTGTAGTATTAGCGTTAAAAATCTTTCAAGTGCAATTGGAAGCAGTGCTACTACAATAAATGGTTCTATGAGTTATGTTAATCAAATGAAAGACGATAACTTAAATTATGATTTGTCTATTGTCAGACAATCTGCCATTCCTACAACTCTTCCCGCAAATGGCGGAAACGCTGATACGGTGAATAATCATATTGTAAAAGATGATGTGCCAGAAGGTGTATTCGCAGCTCTTCCATTTAAATGGGAATTAATAGGCACATCTACTCCTGAAACAAGTGATACTTCAACTAATACTTTCAGTCAAACAATGGTAAGCGGAAATCCTTTTTGTGTATATCATGCTTCTGGTCTTTTCTGTTTTGGTAACGGTATCCCCGCAAATAGAGGTAAACTTTATGGTATGACTTCTGGGTATGTTGCAACAGTAACTTATACAGACCAAGGATTATTGACCGTTCAAGTTGGTTCTGGTATAGCATATATATATCAAATGAAATCTATTTCTTAAAAAGGTGATAAAATATGATTTCAGGTTCAGTTGTAAAAGGTCATGGAATTAAAACAGGAATTTCTTCTAAACAAAAAATTGCAGGAAATGTTTCTAAAGCCGAAAATATTTATGTAACAGAATTAATTTTTTCAAATCATTTTGAATTTCCTGCAATTGGAGAAGAAAATAAATTATATATAGCAAAAGATGAAAATGCTATTTATAGATTTAATAAAACAGATAATATTTATATTTGTTTAAGCAGAGATTATACAGAAATAAATATTATTCAAGGTATATAAGGAGAAGAGAATGGCACAAGTTACTTTAGAAACAATAATTTGCTTAAAAAATAAAACAACAGAGCAATGGGCAGAAGATACAAATGTATAGCCTAAAGGTTCTGCTTGTATTGAATTTTTAACAAATGGAAAAACTAAATTAAAAATTGGAGACGGCGTTAATACTTATGCGGATTTGCCCTATATAGGCGGAGATGAGCTAACTTTTGCGGCAGTAATTGCAGCTTTAGGATTTACTCCTGCGGATAGCGCTAAAGTAGGTGTCGCAGATGGTATTGCAAGTCTTGATGAGAATGGTAAAGTACCTGCCGCACAACTTCCAAGTTATGTAGATGACGTAATAGAAGTTGATAGCATTGAAACAGCTCCTGAAACAGGAGAATCTGGAAAAATTTATGTTGATATTGCAACAGGTAAATGTTATCGTTGGACAGGTACTATTTATACAGAAATTAGTTCTTCTGATGTGGTAACAGCATCAGAAAATAATGGTTATATTAAAGTAAATGGTAAAGATGTAAAAGTCTTTGAGCAAGTTCAAGCAGATTGGAATGAAACAAACGAAGAATCTGCTGCATTTATTAAAAATAAACCTACAATACCAGAAGGGGCAGTTGTAGATAGTGAGTTATCAGATACATCTGTTAATGCAGTATAGAATAAAGTAATTAAAGCCGCTTTAGACGATAAAATTAGTACAACAGATACTTTAATTTTAAATTGTACTTTGTAATGAAAGGAGAGGTAAAAAATGGCAGAACGAGTATTTAATGATACAAAAATCAATGTTGAATTTACTCCCTCTTCCAATCGTCAGGGTCTTATTTCAGGAGAGAATCTGTCTACCTCTTTAGGAAAAATTGCTAAAATTATAAATGATTTATAGCCTGCCGCATTTAATGAAATTCCTATTTATATAGGTACAACAGAATATTGGAATAATTAGACGACTTTAATAGGAAAAAGCGGAGCAATTTATATTTATGAGGATTATTCCGAAAAAGATAATATTAAAATTCCTAATATTAAAATTGGAGATGGAAAATCTTATTTAATAGATAATCCTTTTATTACAACTTCTGTTGAAGATTTGCTTGCTGCTCATATTAATGATAATGTTAAACATATTACAGCAAAAGAACGACAATCGTGGAATGAGAAAATAAGATGTTATATAGATGAAGAAGATAATGAAAATATTATCTTTACAACAAATTAAGGAGGGAGATTCATATGCCAGATATTTCTAAAATTACTCTTCCAAGCGGAAATACTTATGATATAAAAGATGCTACTGCAAGAGAACTTATTTCTTCTTTAGGCAGTCCTACTCATTATATAGGCGTAACAACAACAGAAATTTCTGATGGCTCTACTATTTCTTCTGTTTTAATTGGACAAGTTTAGCACACTGCGGCAGCTGGAGATATAGTTGCTTATGGAGATAGCGAATTTGTTTGGTCAAGTACAGAAAGTAAATGGAGAGAATTTGGTTCTACAGGAAGTTTAAAAGCTTTAGCCTTTAAAGATGAGGCATCAGCTTAGTATACTCCAGCAGGAAGCGTTGCCGCACCAACTATAACTGTAACTCCCAATACAGCTTCCATTAAACCTTTCGGAAGTGCTGGAACTTTACCTTCTTGTACTTTGCCCACAATGACAGCAACAGTTTCAGACGAAATTTTAACGCTTGAATGGACAGAAGGCTCTTTTAGTGCGGGAACTTTACCTTCTGCGGGAACTGCTATCACAGTTGCAACTGGTATAAAAGCAGCAACAGCTACCGCTCCCAAATTCACAGGAACAAAAGCAACGATTGCTGTAAAGTGATGGTGATTATATGGCAGATATTTCAAGTATAAAACTTCCTAATAATTCAACATATGACATAAAAGCTAAGAAGATATATTACGCAGAATGTGCAACAGCAAGCACAGATATTGCAAAGGTAGTTGCTTGCGACGGATTTGTTCTGGAAAAAGGAGCTATCATTGCAATAAGATTCACTGACACTGGAACAGCAAATCCTACATCTGGAAATATTTCTCTCAATATTAATAACACAGGCGCTAAAAATATTGTACCAAAAGGAAACAATACCGTATTAGGATACGGCTGGGGCTGGGCATTTAGAACCAATCAAACTTGGATATTTGTATACAATGGTACGTACTTTGTATGGTTAACTCAAGATAATAATACGACTTATAATCCAATGACACTTGGCTTTGGATACGGAACCTGTACAACTGCTGAAGCAACTGCCGCAAAAATAGCAACATTGGCATCATATGCACTTGTCAAAAACGGTATAGTTTCAATCAAGTTCACATATGCTGTTCCAGCGAATGCTACTTTAAATATCAATAACAGAGGGGCAAAAGCAATCTATTATAGAGGTGCGAAGATTACCTCAGATGTTATTGATAAAGGCGATATCGCAACATTTATTTATGATGGAACTAACTATCAATTGCTTACTGTTGATTCTAATAATCCTTCTACAAGGATAGATCTAACTGGTAAAACTGTAGATTTAAATGATTTAACTCTTGCTGATGGTGTCTCTCATGTGAAAAAATATATTGAAAAAACCACTGCTGGAGCAGCTAACATCAGTAATTTACCAACTAAATTGGCAAATCAACCCTTTGTACTTGATGTTGAACTAATTCGATTCGGCGCTGCAAATACAGATTATATTACAGCACAAACCATCAAAGGTGTTGGGGAAATGGCAGTAGAATATTATCGTTGGTGTGTAAACGGAACATGGCAAGCATGGACAAGACGAGTATTCACCGATACAACATATGAAGATGCTACTGAAACTGCTCATGGTCTAATGTCAGTTGAAGATAAGAAAGCTCTTGATATATTGAAGATACCATATGGCATTTGTGATACTCCACGAGCTACTGCCGCCAAAGAAGTCACATTAGATAATTTTGTATTAAATATAGGTTCAACTATTGTAGTTAAATTTACAGATACTGGCACAACGAATCCTACAACAAATTTAACTCTTAATGTAAATAATACTGGCGCAAAGTCAATTGTATATAATAATAATGGTAATAAGGGAGTGTTTGCTGGCGGTTCTTCTGATAGATTTTATAATAATAAAACTTAGGTATTTACTTATGATGGCACATATTGGATATGTATGACTTATAATGTAAATAATACTTATACGAATGCTTCATTGGGACAGGGATATGGCATTTGTACAACAGCTTTAAATACTCTTGCAAAAACAGCTACATTAAGTTCATATGCTTTAGTTGTTGGTGGAATAATAAGTATAAAATTTACTTATGGAGTACCTGCTAATGCAACTTTAAATGTTAATAGTAAAGGTGCAAAAAATATTTTTTATAGAGGAATAAAAATTATTGATGATGTTATTAAAGCTGGAGATATTATAACTTTTATATACGACGGTACTCAATATTAGATAATTTCAATAGATAGACTTAGCGATACAAACATAGTATATACTAATAATATTGGTAGTTTTAGTTCTTTATTTAATATTGTATAAAGGAGGTTGAAAATTAATGCAATATATTGAATATATAGAAGAATCAAAAACTTGGACTTGTCCAAAAACAGGAAAATGGAAAGTTATATGCGTTGGCGGAGGAGGGGCTGGCGATTGTCTCTCGGGGGGAATTCATACGGCTGGAGTGAACGGCTCAGCGACCTCTTTTGGGACTTATTTAATTGCTGCAGGAGGAAAAACAAATTGGGCATCAAATTCTTACAGTTCTTCATACAGTGTAATGATGGGATATACTGGAATAGGAAATAATTATGGTGAATTTTTACCTTAGCATATGTAGAATAATCCTAGTTATGGTTATGGATTAGGATATGGAGTAGCTTGTGGTTCTTGCGGATTTGTGAAGACTTCAATTATTGACTTAACTTTAAATGAGACGGTAGTTTGTACTATTGGAGAAGGGGCATCAAATAAAGCTAGTGGTAATAGTTTTAAAGCAGGAGATGGAGTAATAATTGTTCAATATTTAGGAGAATAAAAATGTATATTAATTTAGATAAAAATACTAATATTGTATTAGAAATAATACCTACTTTTAATCCAGCTTTTCCCGAAGTTCCTATTGAAAATAGGTATCCTGCAAATTTTGTTGCTAATTTAATTGAAATAAGTGATGAAACAGAAGTATCTTCTGGAATGACTTTATTAGAAGATGGAACTTTTGCTTTTGTTGAGCCAGAGATTGAACCTCGATATGAAAACATAGAAGAAGCAAAAGAAGCTAAAATTAAAGAAAGCAAAAATTTATTAAAAATTTGGTTAGAAGAACATCCTTTATTATATACAGATAATAAATATTATTCTGTAACAGAGGAAAAACAAGCTTTATTAAATGGTAATTTAGCTAGCTATGAAAGAGCTGCTAAAATAGGTATAGAATATCCGTTAAAATGGAATAGTACAGGAGAAGAATGTACGGATTGGAATTATACTAATTTATTAACTTTATCTTTAAATATTGCTGAATATGTAGCTCCTCGAGTTAGTTAGCAATAGCTAATTGAATTGAATATAAAAGTTTGTACAACAATAGAAGAAGTAAATAATGTGGAGATAAAATATGAATAAGTTACTTAAATATTTTATTCTTTTTATTATAGGCGGCAGTATATATATAGGTTTAGAAATACTTTGGAGAGGTTATTCTCATTGGACTATGGGAATTTTAGGCGGCATTTGTTTTATTGCTTTAGGATTAATTAATGAAATATTAAGCTGGGAAACGCCACTAATTATATAGATGTTAATAGGAGGAACTTTCATTACTATTGCTGAATTTATAACAGGTTGTATAGTTAATTTATGGTTAGGTTGGAATATTTGGAATTATACAACTTTAGATTTTTTAGGACAAATAAGTATAGGAAGTTCAATTTTATGGTTCTTTTTATCTGGTTTCGGCATTGTACTTGATGATTATATCAGATATTTCTTTTTTGGAGAAGAAAAGCCTAGATACAAAATACTTTAAATTAAGACTAAGCACTTTTGCTTAGTCTTTTTTTCTTTATTTGATTTTTCCCAAAAAATATATTATAATATATATAGAAAATGAAAAAGAAAATACATCTATGGATAAAAGAAAAATTTTAAGATGTACAAATTGCTTTGATTGACTTTTTTAAAAAATTATGATATAATTTATATAAAGAAAGGAGAACGAAAGCATGGAAGAAGAAAAAATCTTTAATAAATTAAAAAGCTATTATGAAATTTTATGCACAAAATATGGAGAAGATTCTATTTTAGGAGTCTATCTTTATGGTTCTCAGAATTATAATTTTTCAGATGAATATAGCGATATAGATGCCAAAGCTATTTACGTTCCTTCTTTATTAGAAATTAGTTATAATAAGCCTATGATTTCAAAAGAACTTCATACAGTTGACGGAGCGCATATTGAAATCAAAGATATTCGTCTTATGGCGGAAATGCTTAAAAAGCAAAATTTAAATTTCTTAGAGATTCTTTTTACCAAATATTATTATGAGAATCCTAAATATTTTGCTATTAATTCTTATTGGCGCTCTATTAGAGAAGATGTCTCTCTTTATAATAGAAAAAGAATGTTAATAAGTATTACTGCACAAGCTTCTAATACTTTAAAGAAGACTTCTGGTAAAAATGTAGCTAAAGTTATGTATTTTTATCAGTTCTTTACTAATTTATTAGATAAAGGAATGTCTTTAGACAAAGCTATAAAATTGACGAACGCGCAAAAGGAAGAACTTCTTTATATTAAAAGAAAAGAAAATTGTAATGTTGATGAAATAAAAAAAGCAACTTTTTATTTGGAAGAATTACAAAAAAAAGTTTCAGAGTTTAAAGAAGATGAAAATTTAAGAGAAAGACAATTAACAGTTGATTCTTTCTTCGCGCATTCAATTAAAAAAGCAATTTTAATTAGAGAGGACTGATGAAAACCTGATATCTCTATCAAAAAATATCTTTATCACAAAAGTAAAAAAAATGGAACAGGCTTTTCTTGCGGGAGAGGAAAATCTTCTTAATCAATGGCTTGAAGAATTTTCATAGGATATTGGAATTAATCTATTCAGAGAAGATATATTGTTATGGTTTTTTGACACTCAAAGGAGCGGCAGCCGCCTAACTGTACATTATAAAGGAAAAAGTTTTTCTTTAAATACCATAGATGATATTTATAATTATATAATCTATTTAGGAGAAAATAAAAATGTGTAGAACTAGGCAAGAGAGAAGAAGCTTAACAAGAAGAGAAATCCAGAGAAAGAAAGAAATTCTCAATCATCATTGTGATTCACAGTCTATTGTAGAAGGTAAGTTAGACAAAGGTAAAGTTCACTGTTCATGCGGCATTTGCAGTCAGAAATCTTCAAAGATTCAGACAAAAACAAATTCTTATTCGTGTAACTCAAAGACTTTATTATCTCATAGAGATTTAAAGAATTTAGAAAAAATGAAAGAGGCGGAAGTAATGTAGCCATAGCCATATCCCCTTATTCCAATTATTTTACTAAGAGAAAATTATATTTCTGATTACGGAAATATCTATCATCTCATAACAAAGACATTTTTAGAAAACTTAAAATCTTTATTTGAAGAGGATTATTTTCCTTATTTCATAGACTTTCCTTATTTAGTCTTTTGTTCAGAAGAATCTAAAATGCTTTCTAACTTTGAGACAGAAGTTTCTTAGAAAATGTTATCTGCTTTAGCAAAGACTTAGGAAGATTTCCATTTATTGAAGAATTATGAAGATGCAATAAAAGCTTCTTTAATAGATTTCTCTGCACATATAGAAGATTATCTAAAGAAGAATAATTTAGAACATAGTTCTTGTATCTGGTTAAAGTAAAATTTTTGATTTTTATAAAATTTTATGTTATAATATATATAGAAAATGAAAAAGAAAAGAGAGTTCTTGTTTAAAAGAATCCTTAAAAAAATTTTTGACAACTTTTAAAAATTATGATATAATATTTATACAATCAAAAAAGAAAAAGAGATATTTAAAATTTTTAAGTATCTCTTATATAGCGGAGTAGAGAAGTTGGTCATCTCGTTACTTTCATAGGGTAAAAATCATGGGTTCGAGTCCCATCTCCGCCACCAATAAAAAATATTTGATTTTTTAAAAAATATATGTTATAATATATATAGAAAATCAAAAAGGAAAAAATAAAATAATGGAGAGTCGCCAAACGGTTAAGGTCTCGGACTCTAACTCCGACATTTGTGGGTTCGAATCCCACCTCTCCAAGAATCGCTAAGTAATCAACCTCCACGTGGTGCGGTTCGGGTAACGCAGATAGATTACAAATTTGTTAGGGTGTCGCCAAGCGGTAAGGCACCGGACTTTGACTCCGTTATTACGAGGGTTCGAATCCCTCCACCCTAACCATATAATATTCTGATAGATGCGAATATAGGCGGAGTATCTCAAAACCAACATAAGAATAGTTGTCCAAATCTTCGTTAGGAAAATACCGCGAGAGCTGCTCCTATGGCTGAAGGCTCTTTATCAGATTTTCAAAAGAAAAGGTCTTCCAATAACCTACTTTCAATGGTTGAAATGATATATACCGAAAGTCGAGCTAATTCGTATTAGATTTCTTTTGAACGTGTTACTTGTTAAGACGATAATAACAAGTGTTTATCTACTTTAGTGCTTCATTGCTCGGCAGTCGGAGTAGGTAATCAAAAGACAATGAAGTTTTATATAGATGCGGATATGGCGGAATGGCAGACGCACTTGTCTTAGAAACAAGTGAGAAATCGTGTGGGTTCGAGTCCCACTATCCGCACCATTCGTTTGAATCCTTAATAATGGGGAGATAGTTTAATAGATAGAATGACGTAAAAAAATGAGTTTTGATAAAAAAACTCTAACAGCATTATTTCTTTAATGCGTTCCAAGCCGTCGATATAGGTGCAATTCCTATTCTCTCCACCAAAACCGCCTGAGGGGTGCCAGCGGTATAAAAGTACGTGTAACCATCCTCTATAAGTAGGAGATATGAAATTTGAATCTGGCTATATAGAGTGAGTCCAATAGCCCATAGCACTAACGGACTATGCGTGATTGCGGCAAAGCTGCTAAAAAGTGCTTGAAACGCTTGGCAAATTATTTAGAGAATGTGGTGTAAAGGTAGCACGCTTTCCTTGGGAGAAAGAGGCGCGGTTCGAATCCGACATTTTCTGCCAATTAAAAATTTTGACAATTTTTAAAAATTATGATATAATATTTATAGAAAATCAAAAAAGAAAGAAATAAAAAACGCGGGGTAGAGAAGTTGGTCATCTCGCAACTCTCATAAAGTTGAAACCGCTGGTTCGAGTCCAGCCCCCGCGACCAATTTGATTTTTTAAAAAATATATGTTATAATATTTATAGAAAATCAAAAAAGAAATAAAAAAATGTGGGTGCGTAGCTCAGTCGGTTAGAGCAGTAGTCTTTTAAACTATTGGTCAAGGGTTCGATTCCCTTTGCGCCCACCAACAAAATCCATATCAGTTTGCTTGCGGTATATCTGAGTGGTTGTAATATCATTAAAATAAGACCGTAGCTTTGCAGAGAGCTATAAAATACTGTATAGGATATTAGCAGGAACAGCTAATAAATGATAATTAATCCGATATCTGACAACTCGGAAAGACGAGTACATATGCCGCAGTGGTGGAATGGCATACACAAGGGACTTAAAATCCCTCGGTAGCAATACTATACGGGTTCGAGTCCCGTTTGCGGCACCAATATTCTCACTTAAATTAAAAACAAAAAACTCCAATTTGTACTTAATATGGCGCCATCGACAAGCGGCAAAGTCACCAGCCTTTCACGTTGGAGTCGAGGGTTCGAGTCCCTCTGGCGTCACCATAATATTCCTCCGTAGCTCAGTCGGTAGTAGCACCTGACTGTTAATCAGGGTGTCACTGGTTCAAGTCCAGTCGGGG